AGCGTGGGAGAGATCCTGCGCGAATTCTGCGGCGTAAGACTGGCGCTGTACCGCGATCGGCTGGCGTACATGCTGAACGAACTGAAGGAAAAGTTGCCGTACCATGAGAATGTGGTCAGATTTATCAGGCAGCAGTGCGAGGACAAGCCGCGACCGGAGTTGCGCAAGAAGACGGGCGAAGAGTGTGACCGTCTGCTGTCGCTGGACAAGTTCGCGAAAATCAAGGACAGTTACGATTACTTGCTGAATCTTCCCATCGCTTCACTGACGCTGAAACACGCGCTGAAACACGAAAAAGATCTGGAGGATCTGAAGACTCAAATTGCGGATCTAGAAAAGAAGAATGGGGCTATGGTGTGGCGCGATGAACTAGAGAAGCTGAAGATTTAATATCGACTAATAATTTCAATTGTCATTGAACCATAAATATATACGTCACTACTACTTGGAGACCCATCACCAGTAGTTTGAAGCCTTATTTGTTGATTAGACGCTGCCTGATAAATTTTTTCAAACACTACTATTCCATAATACTCTTGCGCCGTCTTTAAAATGGTGGTATCTCCAACACCTGGAACAGTACCAGCTGTAGCAAATGTAATATCAACACCGCCGGTTGTAAGAGCCATAATATCGTACCGTAATTTTATATAACAATTATATGGAGAGGTCCAATAACTAGTGTAACCAGGATTTCCTGTGTTAGTAATCACTGAATTCCAATTTAAAGTTGCCCCAGTACTATTCGGGACCCTGTAGCTTGTATTAATCCTATAGTTCCACATCGATATTCCCCCACCAACTCCGGTTGTGGTGACAATTTCGTTGTTTACAGTGTCATATCCTAATCCCAGTGTAATAGCATTGTTTGAGTTTATGGGAGCTACGTAAAATGCGCTTGAACGCTGGGAGTTTAATTGATTTCCACTAGCATTTAAGATTGTAGTATTACCATGCTGGTTAGAATACCCAGCCTGAGCTCCAATAGCTATAGACGTACTCGCTTGACTGTTATAACCAGCTTGATCGCCGATGGCAACTGTATCGGTACCCTGATTGATATATCCAGCCTGAGCTCCAATTGCCGTTGCAAAAGCAAACTGACCGTTTTTTCCCGCTTCTGGTCCAATAGCAATACAATACCCTGTGTCTGCTCCAACACTACCTTGTTGACTATTCCCAGCGTTATATCCAATTGCAATCGAATTTGAAGTTTGGTTTGTAGTTCCTGCACCAATACCGATAGCGATAGGGTCAATTGCCAGAGTCAACGAAGGTCCCGTTGGACCTGTTGCGCCACGCGCGCCAGTAATGCCAGGTCCAGTAGGACCAGTTCCGCCACGAGGTCCTGTGGATCCAGATGGTCCAGCATTACCAGTATTACCCTGCGGTCCCGCAATACCGGGAGCGGCACATACGGTTCGACTTTGAGCTAAGTACTGGCTTACCGATAAGAACGGCATTATTTATGTTAAACTCATATTTTCATATTCCCATGTTATCAGTAAGAATGGAGCAGCAGCCGCAGACGTACCAGGAAATGCTGGCGGAAATTTATGAAGAAAATGCGGCGAATCAGTACGTATTAGACCGGTTTTACGAAGATGAAGATGTGGATGGGTTTGATGAAGATAAGTATTCGGAACTTGCGATTGAGGATAAGAACGAATTCAATAAGTTTCAGGGCGACCGAAATAAGCCCGATAATGTCGTGAAGCCTCCACCGTCCATGAACGAACAAGGTAAGGCGTCGTACGGGTACAACAAGGATATTCGCACAACTGTTGTGAACATTGACGGCAGGTTCCGTGAAACAAGCGTTCCAAACAATAATCGTAATAGTCGATCAGCGTGCGCTGCCGAGGCAGCGATTGTTTCGGCGTTTGGCGCGTCATCAGGAACGGAGTTTGCTATTATGTTGGGGCGGCAGTACAAGAATGTCACGTCTGTAAAGATCACATCTCTTGAACTCGAAAACAGTTTTTATACGTTTACAGCCTTAGATCCCGTGTCGGGTCTGGGGCGGGAAAATACGAACTTTAATATCAAACTAGATGCCGATATCGGATCAGCGGGTGCTACTGGAGCTACAGTTACAATTCCCGACGGAAACTACGATCTGCCTCTTTTGATATCAACAGTTATTTCCACTACATTGAGCTCAGTAGAATCAAAGTACGGACTTACCGGAACAACGGGGTACACTGGAAATACCGGATACTTCTATTTTGGAATTACCCAAGATCCTCGTAACTTGAAGCTGACACTCACATCAAATCACGAATTCAATATTGATTTCCCAGTGACCGCCGACAATTTCACGAAGAATGGGTTAGGATACAATTTAGGGTTTTACAATACGAACGACAATCTGTCCACGTATACTGCTCCGTACACATTAACCGCTGAAACTAGACCCGATGTCATACAGGATTATTACATTTACCTTAAGATCAACGATTGGTATCAAGTTCAGCATCAGTACCCTGACCAAACAAAGTTATCGGCGTTCTTAAAAGTTCCAATCACCGTTCCTAAATTCACAGTTCAGTACGATAATATCCAGCTGGACACGACAACCAAGGAATACTTTTTCCCCCAGCCGACCAACATCCAAAAACTTGAAATCAGTGTGGTGGATACATACGGAGCGGTCCTGGATATGCATGGAGGATCGTTCTCTATGAGTTTGGCTATTAATGAGATCCTCCAGTCAAATATCTATGAAAAAATGTTACAGATCTAATAATGGAAAAGTCGGTTCTAGAACAGATCCAGGACCCGTATGTCCCGAACCGGTACAACATGACGTCCACGTCGCAGCAGTACCCTGCTCCTCAGCACGGTGGTCGTGTACCGAACATTAACGATCCCAGTACACGGGATTTTGCCGCGATGCCGTACAAACTGTATTCCGATGGTCCCGTGCTTTTCGACCAGACCAATCGGTTTGACATGATTGGACACCTTCATCAGGAGACGCCGCTGAATACTGTTTTCTTCAGCAATGCGAATCTTGACAAGCTTCAGGCAGATATTCAGGCTCAGGTTCTGCTTCTGAGTGGAGGAAAGTACCATGTCGACCGCCAGAACGATGATGATCTAAAAATCATTATGCGCAGCTACTACCTCATGTTTTCCGAGAACAATCCCAAGAACGTAGCAGCTGAACTGGCTGATCTGAATTCGCGGGTCGTAGGATACGCTTCGGCTAAAGTATACTCTGAGGTCGACTTCCATATGTTTTATCGCAAGGACATTGAGGACTTTGCTCCAGCCATCGCAAACCCTATGAATCCTCACGTTTATGGCACGCGTACTGGGGAGCTAAAGAGCTTCTTTTAATTAACTAATGGACGTGTGTCAGTTTCACACTCGCACGTACGGAAAACTGAATCAGACGCTTTTTGTGTTTGAGCCCGCGTGGGACTCATTCCGACCTATTAAGAACGTAGGCTGGGATGGTAAGAAGTTTTCGACCGATGAACCTTATAAATCGAATTTGTTCTCACCCCACTACGGATTTGAAAGTCCCGAGCAGAAAGTCGTGTGTCGCGAACTCACCGAAGCCACGGAACTTCCTGGACGGGATATACACGATCCGATCGAGTTCTGGAAGTGGGCGGGATTAACATCAGCTTCATGGTTTCGCGATCGTCCGTGTGTTTTTCTGACCGACTGTGTACCTAAAAACTGGCACGACTACGTGAAATATATTGGTTCGCGTGGAAAAACTTTGAGGCGTCGTATTCCGTCCGGGCGCGTCACAAGGCGTTTAATCAGGAAGTAAGTTTAACATAAAATGAAGGTGAATATCATTTCCAACTTCAAGGCTCGTACCGGATTAATGCATGACGTCAATATTCTGCGAGGAGTGTGGACGTCCGTGTACGAAGACGCCCAGTTCTTTCGCGTTCACTATATGCTTCCTGAATGCCCAGACGCTGACGTAAACATTTTCATGGAAGTGATGTCACCATCCCTATTTCCGTACGCCGGTCGTAATATTTGGATCCCGAATCCCGAGTGGACGTACAAGACATGGATTCCGTATATCTCTCAGGTCGATGAGATCTGGGCGAAGACACAGGAATGCTACGATATCTTCAAAGCGTATACTCCCAACATCAAGTTGATTGGATGGACATCTATGGACAAACACTGGGTTCCGGAGACGGACAAGAAGAATTATTACAAGGCTATTGTACCAGTGGGCAAGAACATTTACCGTCACCCTAAACCCATTCTTCAGGCGTACCAACGTATCTTATCCAAGCCCGAACTGTACCGCAAGCTTCCTACTCTACATATCCCCTATTCAGAAGGGGATTTGACAATCGTTGTACCTGAAGATATTGCCTCAAAGGTTGTTCTGTATAAGAAACTTCTTACTGAGAACGAGTATGACGATCTATTTCGAGAGTGTGGGTTGTGTATTTGCCTGTCGGTAACTGAAGGTTTCTGCCATGCTGTGAACGAATCTCTTTCGGCGGGATGTAATGTTCTGGTCTCACCCATTCGTCCTTTTGTGGAGGATGTCGTTGGACCGCCGCAGTCAGGAGTCTTTTACTCGCGCGAATCTCGTCGTCTAGATCAGCCTAATTGTTTAGGAGTATTTGTAGATTCAGACGTCAAGTCTATTATGGACGCTCTGGAACTGTACTGTGACACTGATTTTAAGTACAAACGCATCGGGTCTCAGATGTGCCGAGAGATTTATGGCAAAAACCATCAGGCGTTTGTCGATCGTATGAAGAGTATGATTCCGACTCTTGATATCCAGCCTTACTCTTTACGCGCAACTCTACCCAAAGAGGACTCACTTCCCGACATTAGTATTGTGATGATCACCAAGGACCGGCGCATTTTTATGCCAGTAGCCAAGTATTCGTACATGATTCAATCGTATCCGGAAGATAAGCTCGAACTCGTGATTGTAGATGACGGTGATGATCCAATTGAGGATACTTTGTTCGGAGTCCCGAATGTTAAGTACGTTCGGTGTGAGAAGATGACGGTGGCTCAAAAGCGTAATTTGGGAGTGAAGGAGGCGATGTACGACATTGTGGCGTTCATGGACGATGACGATGTGTACCCTAATAATTCAGTCCTTCATCGTGTAGCTATGCTCCTGAAAGAACCCAAGAAGGAGTGTGCGTTCTGTACCACAATTCCGTGCTACGATATTTCCAATTACTCGTCGTTCATGAATGTTCCGCCAATGGTACTGGCTCAATCCAAGCGTGTATCGGAAGCCACCCTGATTTTCACAAAAAAGTTCTGGGAGGAGCGTGGGTTTCAGGAGGATATTCAGGTGGGAGAGGCAGACGCATTCATTCACAGCCGTGAGCAAATGTGTCGTGAGTTATCGCCTCAGGACGTTATTGTGAGTTTGGTTCATCCTCTGAACACTTCATCGCGCCGTACACCTACGATGAAGGAACCGAATGGGAACCATTACGGTTTCAATGAAAAACTGTTTGCGATGGTATCGCAAATCGGTGAGGAACTAAAGGCTAAGCCTTCAGCTTAGAAGAGTCCAAACACCTTGCGAGAGCGGCGGTGGCTCTTGCGGTGCTTGCGGGAGCGGCGACGACCACCGGCAGCCGCAGGGGCGGCATCCTTGACGACCTCACCAGTCGTGGCTACAACGCCATCCGTCTTCTCGGGCTCGGCGCTGGCACCGCCACGCATGCGGAGACCCTTCTTGGCGAGCATCTTGCGGACAGTCTTCTTCTTGACTAGGCGCAGTCCAGTCTTTAGTCCCTTGTGGGAGCGGCGGCGACCACCAACGGCAGCGGGGGAGAGAGCAGATGAACCACCAACAGCACCTTCCATTTCTGTTTTATACTCTTTCTAGGAGAAATTGTTTAGGCTGAGCAGGATTGGCATGGCTCGACCGTGAATTTTTGCGCAGAGGCCGCGGCTTTTGTACGCAAGTAATAGCATCCAGTTTTCAGACCCTGCTTCCAGGCGTATATGTGCATGGACGAAATCTTAGCGTACGTCGGTTCGGTCAGGAACAGGTTGAGTGATTGTGATTGGCAAATGTATGGAGCGCGATCTCTAGACATATTAATTAGAGTCTTCTGGGGAATTTCCCACGCAGTCTTATACAGCTCCTTCAGATCATCGGGGATCTCCTCAATGTTCTGAATTGAACCGTTATTATTCATAATCTGTTCGCGCGTCCACGAGTTCCAGAGTCGCAACTTGATCAAATCGGCGACAAGATACTTGTTCACCACCATAAAGTCTCCAGCCAGAACGCGGCGAGTGTACAAATTGGATGTGAACGGCTCAAAGCACTCGTTATTCCCAAGAATCTGAGACGTTGATGCGGTAGGCATCGGAGCGACTAACAGAGAATTCCGAATACCGTACCTCTGCATCTCGCGACGCAGGCTATCCCAATCTAGTGTAGGAGTCACCCCCCACAGATCAAACTGGAACTTTCCATGTGACGTCGGCGAACCAGAATACGAATCGTAATGCCCAGCCTTCTCTACCAATGGCATTCCGCGCCAGTACCCTTCAACCGTATTGGATGCAGCGCTTTCAATACTGGACTGACAGGCGGCATAATAAATGTTCTCAAATATATCACGGTTCAGCTTCTGGGCTTCGGGCGAAGACCAAGGAAGACGCATGAGGGCAAACACGTCCGCCAGTCCCTGAACGCCAATTCCGATGGGGCGATTGCGCGTATTGGACGCGCAGGTTTCGGGAGTAGGATAGAAGTTCTTATCAATCACAATATCCAAGTTCCGAGCAAGGATTCGAGTATACATTTGAAGCTTCTTGAAATTGAAGGCTCCATCTTCCACGAATTTGGGCAGAGCCAGTGACCCAAGATTACATACAGCCGTCTCTGTAGGCGATGTGAACTCCATGATCTCGGTACACAGATTGGACGACTTGATCGTGCCCAAATTTTGTTGATTTGATTTGGAGTTTGCGGCGTCTTTGTAGCACAGGTAAGGATTGCCCGTCTGGATCTGGCAATCCAGAATCATCTGCCAGATCTTTTGGGCGGGAACAGTCTTGCGTCCGTATGCCCGCCTCTCATAATGAATATACAAACTATCAAATTCCTTACCCCAAACTTCGTCCAAACCAGGACATTCAGAAGGACACATGAGCGTCCACTCCAAATTGTGTTCTACGCGATACATGAACAGATCAGGGATCCACAGACCATAGAACAGATCACGCGCCCTGTCCTCCTCGGCACCCTGATTGAGCCGTAGTTTGAGGAAGTCTTCAATGTCCGCGTGCCATGGCTCTAGGTAGATAGCGAACGACCCATTACGCTTTCCGCCCTGATTCACGTACTTTGCAGTATCGTTGAACACTTTGAGCATGGGAACCAAGCCGGTCGACTCGCCGTTGGTGCCGTGGATCTTGGAGCCACGAGCACGGATATTGTGGACCGACAACCCAATACCTCCAGCCCACTTGGAGATCTGGGCACAGTCACTGAGAGTCTTGTAAATACCCTGAATGGAATCGTCGGACATTTGGACGAGGAAACAGGACGACAGCTGGGGCGTACGAGTTCCTGAGTTGAAGAGCGTAGGAGTTGCGTGAATGAAGTATCCCTGGGACAGCGCGTCGTACGTCTCTTTCACACGATCGAAGTTCGCACCGTGAAGCTGGATAGCTACACGCATCCACATATGTTGGGGTCGCTCCACAACTTCACCGTTTACCTTCAGAAGGTATCCCCGCTCCAGAGTCTTAAAGCCGAAGTAATCAAACATGAAGTCACAGTCGTAACAGATCATTTCCTGATACTTGAGGGCATTCTTGCATACCAGATCATGATATTCATCTGAAACGGTTTGCGTTGTACCATGGTATAGTGCTTCTACACACTCTAGGAGTGTGGATGGAGTCGTCTTGTGATGATTATCAATGACGATACGAGAGGCTAGCGTACCATAATTTGGATGGTACCGCGCCTGCATCATTGCACACGTTTCCGCGGCAAACTCATCAAGCTTGGATGTTGGCATACCATCTGTCAGCTGATTACAGACTTTCTGGGCGACCAAATCTGGATTGACATGCTCTAGACCGTCCGATAGTTTTCGGACACGCTGGAGAATCTCGTCAAATGAGACCGGGACAAGGTCACCATTACGCTTTGTTACGTACATATGGTCTGTCATGTTGTTGTTCATCTGTAAACTTAAGTCAACAAAATCCGTTTCAGGGGGCGGCGAGTTTAACGGAAATATGCATGGATTCAAGTTCGCGCAAGAAAAGACCCGCAGAATACGGTATCTCAATCTTAGTTCCCTGTTGGTTCGCAGACGAATCTAAGTGCCCCGTTTCTTCCTGCAATAACGTTTCGGATTTATCGGAACGCTCCATCATACTTTCGTTAAGGAACTTGGACATTCCGTGGGAAATAATCGAGTCACGCTCCATTTCACCAATACGTAACCCACCATCATTTGCTCGTCCTTCTACTGGTTGGTGAGTGAGTAGTGTTTTGGGTCCGCGAGTACGATAATTGATCTTGTCGTCCACCATAAGCTTCAGACGCAAGTAGTACGTTGGTCCAATAAAGATTTCAGCATCCATCATTTCTCCGGTTTCTCCGTTGTACATGATTTCGTGACCGTAGGGGTGCATTCCCAACTTAAGTAGCATATCTTTCATATCGGAAATACGGTTCTGAGTCGAAAACGATGTAGAATCAACCAGTCGTCCTACTTCAATCCCGGCTTTAACGGACATTGTTTCAATGAATTGCCCGATAGTCATTCGCGAAGGAAATGCGTGGGGGTTGACGATCATATCGGGACGTAACCCGGAAGCGGTAAATGGTAGATCTTCTTCGACCATACGAATTCCGACAGTTCCCTTCTGTCCGTGACGAGAACAGAACTTATCTCCAAGAACTGGACTGCGCTTTTCGGCTACACGGATCTTGACTCCACGTAATCCCTCTTTGGTAATATAGCGATACACCCCGTCAACAACACCATTCTGTCCTCGCTTGGGCTTGCTGCTCTTATCGCGATAATTCACAACTTCATGTTCGGTATTTGAGATCGGTGTCACAACTCCAACGAGAACTGTATCCTCTCTAACCTCGGATCCGACCTTAATAATTCCGTCGCCATCCAGTTTTGTGTAATCCATTCCTTCTTTCGGAACGACAGTTTCACGGTATCTCGAATCTGTCACGATATTTCCGAACAGTGTATGTGTTTGCGTCATGGGATTCACCATCTCTTCTGTGATGTTGTACGAATGGTAATAAATCGTATCAAATAGACCGCGTTTGAGAGCAGAATCATTGATAATAACCGAATCTTCCTGGTTGTATCCGGAATAAATACCCAAAGCCACAATAATATTGTCTCCGTACCCTAAGCATCCATCTTTACCCAGAATGTGTCGTGTCGTCCACGTTTGAGATAATGGAAGTTGGGGAGTGTTCATCCATACTGCCATCGTATCGAACCGTTTATTGAACGCGGTATTGTTCCATCCACACGCATGTTTCGACTGCTGGCACGAGAACATGTTGCGTGGCGCCTGATTATGATCGGCGTTGGGGATAACACTTCCGGAGGCTGAAAATATCGTAGATCCGTGGATTTCCGATAACTGAGTTTCTGAAAACGGTTCCATCCGAATACGTAGACATTCCATTTCCTGAGGATCAATATAGTCCATAATTTTGTTGTCGAACTCTGACCACTTAGAAACACGTTTCACGACTTCGGCTTTAGTTCCTTCGCGATACAGCGGACGAGTTGCCCGACCGGCATCTGTCCAAATCAAGTACTCGTTATCTCCGCGGTTCCAGCAGAGCGAAATAAACTTCGAGATTTCCCGGTTTCGACGCTTCTGTAATGTATCGTAATGAAAGTCTTCCGTATTATCGGTAAACACCCCGATCATATCGGCGTTCACGAACACTTTGGTCCACATTGGACTGAACTTTCCTGGATGAATAAGATGGGCGTGTTTAAAAGTTTTGAAAGCAGTCACAATATCGTACATCACTTTAGCGGGAGTTGTGGTTGTGATCGTTGATAGAAGAGTCATGGACTTGATCATACCTACATTTCCTCCGTCCGGGTTGTCTGAGGGACACATGTATCCCCACGAACTTCCGTGTAAGCGACGAGCAGCGTACGCTTTCGTGTTCTTGTCCATATCTAAATTTACGCGACGTAGCATAGCTATCGTTCCAATATAAGAAACCCGCGTAAGCTCTTGGCAGATACCGTCCTTTCCTCCCCACTTTCCTTTGTAAGACTTCTCGATTTCATTCAACATAGTGTACGATTTCCAGTACTGATTAGGACCATCGCGAGTTAAGTTTATTATTTTCTTACCTGCAAACGTATTCCGCTCGAACTCTATGCGCTCGTCCATTCGCAGAAGCATATTCGTAGCAATAAGCTTGTATATCCGACGGAACTCTTCAAAGCACAGGTCTCCAGAAGCGTACAGACGCTTGTACCGATAATGATCACGATCGCTTTTTGGGTTAATATCTAGCGCTACATCTATCGTCATTTTCAGCATTTGCCCTAAAAGGTAAGCTTTGCGGCGGTACAGAGATGCTGCGCTTTCACCTTCACGAGGTTCACAGTGTGAGAACAGGTCGTTATACAAGTTGACGTAGACAGCCGCCTGGGTCGGGGTACGGCATACGCGCTTGAGGAGTAGAAGGTTAGCATCTTGAGTCTGATCTTCTTCCTTCTTCATTTCTTGATTCAAGAACTTTTGGTGGGACAACATGATTTCCGCAAACGTTTCGTCGTATATAGATCTCTCCTCCTCCGGAACTCCGGCAAAAATTGTGTCGTAAATGTCCTTATCTGTTGTAACTCCCAGGGCATAAAAAACGCTAATGATCGGTACGGGTTTGCTGAACCCATGTAGCTGGATTATACACAGGCGTTTGTTGTAAAATTCTGAGAAGTTGTCGGTTTTATTTATAGTTTCATAATCATTGGGTCGGACATTCTTTGGAGGAAGAATGAGGAAGTGGCGGTAAGGACCATTGGTTCCGGATTCGTTAATTGTTGTTATACTTGCAACATACTCATCGGGTTCTTCTTTCGTAGCACCCTCCACTTTGGTGGCTACTTCTTCTGCTTCCACACGCCCAACAACTGGAGGACGAGACGCTGAAGTCTGTGGGCGCTTAGATGCGTACATCATGTTTTGGGCTAAGCGTTCTTGTGCGAGCAACACCTTTTCAGAACCGCCGACAATAAAGTACCCCCCAAGCTCAAACTTACACTCTCCGGCGTCCGACAGCTGTTCAGACCCCATAGACGTAAGGTAACAAAGAGGACTTTTCAGCATCAGTGGAAGTTGACCAACCAATACATCTTCGAACGACTGCGTCACAGACTCATCGGAAAGGACATACTCAATATCAATATCGGCTTTGATTTCAAAAAAATAGGTTGTGTTATCAAGACGACAAGCATGGGGAAGCACAGCCGCTCCTGAATCATCCGTTCGGGGATAATATCGGATTTTATCTCCGTTCTTTCCACCCACATAGACACGAATCTCGCGCCCATCTGATAGAATCAGACCAATTTTGGAATTCCAACCACGAATGAAGGTAGGAATCTTTGTACTCAGCAAGTCTGAGAAGGAGTCCAGGTGATGACGAACTAAAGGATTTGGAGTATCCTTGAAATACGTTTCTATGACGTGCCTCGCAACTTCCATTACTTTCTCAGCAGAAAAACAAGAATGGTCCTTAGCGAAATCCTTGTTGCGGTTGTTGTGACTTTGGTGTTATTAGCTTTGTACAAGTATGCCATAAACCCTCAGATGGTCATACCAGCCGGAAAAGGTTCTCCGTGTCCTGACCAGTGGTCATTTAATGTAGGAAGTGGACTATGTGAGCCTCAGTACACGACCCAATGTGGACCGTTTGACCCTAAGACCCCGACTCTTCAGACCCCAGAAGCCAAGTGCAATTTTGCACATACGTGTGGAACCGACTGGCCAGCCAACTGCCCTTAATTTAGACATATCAATTCTAGCACTATAAATGAAGATTATTGATGGTTTTAGTTTTTATAACGAGATAGACCTTCTAACATATCGTTTGAATATTTTAAACGATGTGGTGGATTATTTTGTTATTGTTGAATCTACACATACACATGTAGGTAATCCCAAACCTTTATTTTTTGAGGAAAATAAGCAGAAGTTTTTACAGTTCAGTCATAAAATTATCCATGTTGTTGTAGATGATTTTCCATTCAAGGCTCCGAATATTGATTATCAAAAGAGTGAACAGTGGACAAATGAAAAATTTCAACGAAACGCTATTCGGCGAGGACTTGATAAGATTCAGTTTGAAGATGAAGATTGTCTAACGATTACAGACCTTGACGAGATTCCAGATCCGAATGTACTGAAGAGTATTAAGGATGGAAATAAACCAATTTCCGTTGTAAAGATTGGTATGGATCTTTATTACTATAATTTAGTTTCAAAGTTTGAAGATTTAATATGGACTCATCCAATTATTCTAACATATAAATCCTTCAAAGAACTTGGTCTGACTTGTGATCAACTTCGATTTCATTACTGCGACCGTTTATATCCTGCTGGATGGCACTTATCATACTTTGGAGATGTCAAGTTCATTAAAAACAAGATTGAGCAGTTTGCACATACCGAACTGAACAGGTCAGAACTAACTACCACCGAAAATATTGAAAATAATGTTAAAGACTCAACAGATGTATTTCATCGTGGAAATAAAATTATAAAGGTTCCTATCTCTGAAAACAAGTATCTGCCTCCTGAGTATGAAATATATTTGTCAAAGTTTCTAGGTTAATGCGCATACCGAGAATCGAACTCGGGTACAGGCCTTATAAGAGCCTGGGACTAACCACTATCTTATATGCGCATTCTTAGTACTCGTAACACGTTTAGATTGTTTCAAAATAGACAAGTAATGTATGCCGAAGTATATCGTCCTACGACGTTGGATGACGTTATAGGGTACCGTGAAGAAAAAGAGGCTCTCAAGAAGTACCTGGAATCGGGGACTTTTCGAAAGTCGATCATGTTATCTGGTCCTCCGGGAATAGGTAAAACGACATTGGCTTTAGCTGCGGCTCGGACTTACGGATTCGATCCCCTGGAAATCAATGCTTCTAGATCAATCCGGAGCTTTGAAGACGTAGAGAAAATTAAAGATGCTTGTCGTTCGGCTGTGAATATACATTCATTTATTCGCGGCGAAACGAGTCGTAAGACGTGTGTTATTTTGGACGAAGTTGACGGATCAGATCCCCACGCCCAAAACAAAATTGTGGAATGGATTCGCGATCCTACCCGAAAGGTCCCAATTCTGTGTACGGGCAATGAACTACCTACCATTTTTAAAAGGAATACCGACGATATTGAAACACTGAGGTGTTTTCCACCGAGAGCTCTGGATTTACAATCATTCTTTCCTCAACACGATGTCTCCACCTTAATGAAAGATTGTAATCATGATGTACGCCGAATGCTTCATCGTATACAGTATGGTGAATCTGACACTATTCCTCGGTTTGTGGCGCCTCCGACTGGGTTGGCAGTGGAGCGGCAGTTCGTAATGCGTCAGTCGATGTTCGGGTTGCCTGACCCGTTTCACGGATATCGTGCCGACAGACTGGACACCTCACACTCATTGAAAACCAGTTCACGATACAAGACCGATGGTACTCATGCTGACAAACCCGAATCCGTGCCCCACCCGAAGAAATCGTCTCCTGGCAAATTGCGCAAGGAGACGTAGCTATGGTAATTGTTTCTAGTGCAGCATTGATCTGGTTTGTGCTAGCTGTCACATGAACTGGGTCGGAAAAATTACGAGCCACACTACCAGCTCCACCAGGAAGAGTTACCGTAAGCAGAGCTTGGGTGAAATCTCCGTAAATCCGAGTAGAATGAATACGATTGAGAGTTTCCAGAATTAGCTGTTCGGTATTTAAAAAGCGACCAATCAGTGTAGTCCTAGCAGGAAAATTGATTGACCGAATAGTATCGTTTGTGAGGAACTCGTTACGCGCCCTCATCATTTCGCGAAGGATATCAAGTACACATTCATCCATTTCCATTTATTACTTAAATCTTTGAAAACCACTTAGCGTTTCATGAAGGCATCCATTGGACCTCTAACAAGTGAGTGTCCAATTTTTTTAACTATTTTAGAAAGTTCCGGAGACTTCAGGAATAGAAGTTCGTCCAAATCCTTCTCTTTCAGTTTCAGGACTTTTAGAGTAGCTTCTTCTTCATCCAATGTTTCAAGATACTCTTTGTAAAACTTATCGTAATCTCTTTTCTTGTACCCGTCCAAATCTTCAATAGCTAGCGCAAACAATTGAGAGACTGGGTTTTGTATTTGATTAGAGATGTAGAATGACGTATCAACGTGAAGTTTATTCGCCTTAACATAATCAACTGCCTCGATTCTATCTCCTTGCTTTCCTTTAGCCGCATTTTCAGCCACATACACATACGCTAACCGATCACCGACCTGCGGCTTATTCCCTGCATCTCGTTCTTCCATCCGGTCCGCTAGAACTCGATGGGCAATTTGTCCAGGGTTCTTATAATCGTCCCGCAGCTGCTTGGATAAGATAAACTTTTCTAGAGGGTACTCGTTCTTAATAACCTTTAGCAGCATATCTTTAACTAACTTTTCAGCTGTCTTAATGTTACGATGTTCCATGAGAGAATCCAGCGCTCCACCAAACACATCCTTGACGATAGGAGCATTATCGCGCCGCTTTAGCGCGACACCCATGGTCTTGCGCTTACATTTTGTGACATCATCCTCGTACATCATGCCTACGTACCGTTTTCGACAGAAGAGAATGAATGGGTAGAATGTCTTCTCGTACTCGATACGGTACGGCTTGCGACACAGAGATGTAATACGGTCAGCGGCTTTCTTGCCAAGTTCAATACTTTCAGCCAGATCTTTCGTCTGAAACTTAATGAAGATAGAATCTGTATCCCCATAAATAACCTCGCCGCCAAACTCGGTTTCTACTACACGCTTCGCATCTTGAATACGCTGCCGTCCGGCTGCTGTCGTACATGCAGCCACTTCCAATTTACGAATCGGAGATGTGCGTGAACCGCATTGTCCGTATACAGAATTGGCTACCGTCTTGTAAGCTAACTGTAATCCATTAAGAACAGCTTTTTGACTATCGTCATCAACGGTTTCCATTAACTTACGTGTTTCCTTACGCTTTTTCAGCAATATGTCCAATGTCAGCGGAACGACACCAACGGTTCGTGGGTCAGAGTTAGGTTGGATAAATCCACACGTAATACGTCCAATGGGGTTCTTAGCCTCGTCGAACGTATCATACGACACTTCATCAATTTTGTATCCGGTAGTATCCGGCAAAGTGACTGGATCCTGTTTCATCAACTTACCGGACGCCGAATATGTCTTAACGTATACAAGTGTGTCCGGAGATAAATTGAAGGCAATCATGTTGGACGGATACAGTGAATTGAAATCAAGAACTGGGATCGGTTGGTCGAGATACATTCCAATCTTCGGAGGCAGAACGATCGCACCTTCATACGACGCGTTTCCTTCTAACCCTTCTTGTGTCATAATGATCTGGTTACGTTTGGACGCGTTGTACACTACAGCTGAATAAATCTTGATTCCTTGTCCCCGCAGAAAGATATACTGAATCGGTACTCGACACACATCTGACATACCGCGAGCGTTAACAAGAGTATCAAGTTTCGCCATGAGCGTCAGTACCAGATCACAGTCTTGTATACAGTACTTGGCAATAACGGCTCGGTCGTCCGCTGAACCGCGATGAGACGCAAACATATCCTGAGCGGTCGTGTCATCCTTACCAAACGACCATTCAAGCTTCGACATCTCGTCAGGACTCAAATCTCCAAGAATATTTCCCTTAACCACAAACCACTTCTCGTCCTTTTCCACAACTTCAAACTTCTCGCCGTCACGATACGGATTTGTGGTATTGGTCATCACATCAAACCGAACTTGGTTACCCTTAAATAGTCCTCGGGTACCTTTCGTCCAAACTTTAAGATGTCCGTCCAATGCTTCAATTTTTGTCACTTTGTCGCGCAAGAACACGGAAGCTACATTATCCAGCTTGTACGAATCCAAATTCTGTTCACGCCGAACTGACAGTAGAAGATCTACGGCTAATCGTCCATCCACCTCCAAATACCGCACTGCAAACTTACCCGAAGCTAGCTCGAACGTCTTCTTCACGGTCGGAGCACACTCGGAATTCTTCCACTTGTTTTCTACCCTACCTAGACGCAGAGTCATGTTACGATACTCTGCCCGGTCAGCAATATATCCATCGTCAAAGCCAAACGTATTGTACCCCGACAGAATATCAGGATTCTCGAACTTCACACATTTCTGGAACTCTTCGAGCAAATGCTTTTCGTTCCGACAGCTCACAAAGGTTACAGACTCGTCCTTGGATGGTGAACATGTTCCGGATACGAAGACGAAGCGCTTGTAAGATGTGAGCATATCGTCCGTGTACCGGAAAGACAGTCCAATTTGGATAATCTCGTCCTCAGGGTTTGACGAGACGGGGAAATTTCCGGACGCCGAATATGTCTCAATATCGTAAGCCGCGACGTACAGAGCAATTTTGGCGTTCGGGGATGGCTCAATGTCCTTATAATCAACCGTAAACGAAACATCTACATTCTCATCGTCATCTGGTTCCTCTTCGTCCGCTTCAAACGATATCGGTGAAGCGGGACAAATATCAAGTTCGTGAAATAACCGAATGAACGGAGGAAGATTAGCTTCATAAATATCTTCAAGCCAAATTCGTCTGTCTCCAATCTTCATACCATCTTTCAGTGTTTTCAGAGCCGTCTTGAACATCCAGATAGCCGGAAACGTGAGCTTCCAGACCTTGATTGGTTTCAGTCCACTGAACCCCCGCATCGCGTCTAACTTCAATTCCTGAGTGATCTTCAAACCACGCATAGACTTACCCCAAGCAGCTTCAATAGCTGAATGAATGATCTGCGATGTTTCGCCGTCCGCTGATCTTAAGTAGAAGTATGGTTGGAATCCAGTAAGCCGGACTTTCGCGACGCGATCGTCATCCAGTCTACCAAACACATCAACAACGTACTTGAAGTTCGCATCGTTCTCCAGCCAATCACAGGGTTGGAGCAACATAGTTACTCAAATTAAGTTCGGACGAGTTAAATTCGTTTTATAGTAATAAGATGTCGTCTAACTATGGACTACCATTCATGTACGCCAATACTCGTCAGGGTGAGGCGTCTCGAGATGTAGCCCAGAATGAAGCCAATACTGCTGGTCTAAAATCAGCAGCTCCGTCCGGATGTGGTAATGACTGGGCAGTCGCAGCGTCTATCCCGGGTCTGATTCCTATGGGAAACTACGGAAACTCCCCCGAGGGTGGATGCGGTATTGACACCCACTCTGAGCTTCTCTTCGGTGCACCCGGTACTGTGCGTATGAAGGGACCGAAGCAGGTCTTTGCCCGACCCTTTGCCACGACTCCCAATTTAGGTATGGGAAGTCTGGAAGGAATTGACGATCAGAGCCGTGTTATGTTCGGTCATTCGACGGCGAACCGGAAGAGCATTCAGACGGTAACTGACAAACAGTTTCCGGTATTTGAGCCTCTGATTGAAGAGCGGGTAGCTGACATTCCTGATCATAATTATTTTGTAGAGCCATTCCTTCGCGGAGGGTATTCGGCGCGCTTGGTGCCACGAAGCCGCGTGGATTTAACGAAGTGAGACGCTGATCGTCCATCTTCTTCAATATATCGCGTAAGGTTTTGATCTGCTTTTCTTCTTCGGTGTACACCTTCACAGGTTTGATCGCCTCGTAATATGTACGAGCCAAGTTCTTGACCGGAGGAAGTATCTTATCAACGGCATCCTCTACGTCATTTGTTTCCGCATATACGCGCATCGCGTCATCTTCGGAACATCCAGTCAATTCCACAATTGTCTCGATGTGCTTGTTCATTTTTGTTGTATCAATGTAAATAACCTGAAGATGCGTTTCATCGATGCACTCTGCCCTCCTGCGCTTCTGTACCTCCTGTACATTGCGATCCACGTAGGACTGGATCTGACCCTGAGCCTCTACGCTACGGCAGCGGCGAAGGTTGTGATGGGCGTGGCTGGTGTAGTCATTCTGGACGCCCTGTGCTCGGTTGATCTAGGAGTCGTATCATGGGCGATTGTTGCGACGCCGTTCATCATGGTCGCACTCGCTACGTCAATTTCCTTAGGATTGGGCATTGATCGTCAAGTTGGTCTTGCTATGCGCGAGGGATTTGCCTCTCTCACCGGAGACAACCTAAAAAATCGCGATCGCCTTGTCAGCACCCTGAAGGACGAGGTTGGTGCTCTACCGCTTTCACAGGATTCTACTTACTAAAGTAAATGCTGTTTATCGCTTGGCTCTATCATCAAGTTTTTCACTGCTGTCGCCGCATTGACAACTTCCTGTTTTCACCGGTAAAACCCACAGATAACTTTGTTCCTGTTAGTATACTTCCGTGGCTTTGGGTAGGTTCAAAGAATGAGAACGGTACCGTGTTTGACCATACGAATGATGTGAATGAACTCGTAGAGTTTGGTCTTCGTGTTACTCCCAAGTGGCTAAATACTGTGTTTGATACGTCGAATGTCACTTGGCGGTACCTTGATTCCAAGACGTTAGAAGAGAAAGATTTTCCTTCGGCTGGGTTTGTAATAGATGATCCCGAACCAACAGACGCTAGAATCAAGGGTGACCCCACAGATCCTTTCCAGTTTTATTCTGAATAAACCAACCTATTTTGAAGATGCCGAAGAGTTGGTTGAATTGAACAAGGTTTTCGTAAAAGAAACTTTATTCGATCGTATCATGCTTTGGTTTGATATGGTCATAAGTCCGTTAATAACTCTGATTTCTGCAGTATATTATGGTGAAGCACCATCGGTATTGAGTGTCCTGGGGTTGTACAAGACGATTAGTATGTGGAACGATTGGATTTATTATCAGATCTTGAAATCTGAGGTTCACGAATGGACAGGTATTGTCAAATCCATTGGTGGTCCTTTTATTTCTACGAATGATCCAGTGTATCATACCTACGTTTACGCTGATGGGATGCAACGCCTACATTACGCTTGCATGGGTGGCGCACCATCCTTTCCGAAAAACTGACTGAACGTCTTGAGCAGTTCGGCTCCCTGCTCAATTGCCGGCTTCATCTCAGATAAAGAACCCATTAACTCCTTCTGAAGTCCCATGAGCTCCTTGGTGTCGCGGCGCATACCACCAATCTGCTCGGGGCTTAAATTACGATATGCATGTAGGATGGTTGTACCTACATCTACATGCGGATCATTCGTCTTCGGTGGGGCGGGCTGAGGATCGCTGTCCTTAGACTTTCCCTTTCCCTTCTCATGCTTCTCTTCCTTCTCGTCCTTATCCTCAAAGCCCTCAAATGATCGTTTGGTGACCATTGATATTAGGTAGACGAGGACTAAGCCTACCAGTACAGATACCGTGTGGCTCAGCTTACCTACATGGTGAGCAAGGATGTATCCCAAAATCACCCAAGCAATTGTTGCTGCAAGGTGGCGCTGGTATAAATAAACGGCTACGACGGCAAAAAGTAGACCGGCGATTAACGTGTCCATTATTTATACAGCCTTGACAAAACTTCCAAAGCCCGAACTGGGTCCAGCGCCGTGGTCGTTGAACTTTCCGCCCGTGGGAACGCCGGGGTTATCGCGAGACGTTACGCCATGGTAATTCGCCATACCAGCTACGCCCTCACCTCCAAATGAGGCTGAAACGCCACCATACTTGCCACCGCCGCGCATCTTGCGATGACGGGTCTTACGGGACTTCTTAGTTCCACGTCGCTTACGACCCGCTCCTACAATCGCATTATTTCCGCCGCGGCTGGAATTTGCAGCAAAGTCGCCCATCTCAGAGCTGCGGCTCCAGTTCGCCGCACCGGTCGCCAGAGCACCATCAAAGCCATAGTATCCTCCGCGCATCTTGCGACGGCGAGTCACGCGTTTCTTAAGAGAACCCTTACGAGTCATTTAATCTATAGAAGGAATGTTTTCCAAAACTGTCCAGGATCCATCGTCGTTCTTTGAACACTTCAGTTTGAATGTGGAACCTTTCGAACGCAAGAACACCGAAGTTTTCAAGTCAGGGACTTTGAGGTATCCCCCACCCGTAACTTCGTAACAATCGGAAATGGGAAGCTTGGTGATTTCCTGACGGTCATCTGAATCCGTAAAATACCCATGCTTACCAGGTTCGTCCAGATGCTCTTCGTACCCGCGTATCTTATGAGTCTTATTCAGATCTTTCTTGTGAATGAACTGAGCGGTGAATTTTGAAGGGTAAATGAACGTGTCCATCAAATCTTTCAACCAATGGTACCGCTGTTCAAATGTAGAGCAGGCAAACACGCAGTTAGAATTGAACATGAAAATATCGGAGATAACAAACTCGTAAGGACCCATTTTTTCAGCGCGTAAGAACGTGTCGCCGCAAATACGCTCGTCCACAATACATGGAATACGACGACACTCCTGTGCGGTCATCCAAAGACACACGGGAATAGCGTTTTCGTATGTGAATATTATCCATCCAGAAGAACCGGTTGTTTGAGGGACTTTAAATGTCTTACAGTCCGTCGGGACGGGTTTCCTGAAGACCAGCCGGGAGCTCGGCGTCCAGGCGTAAAGAGTCTGAAGCTGGCTTGCGCGGTTCATACTCGGGTAATTTTACTTCTTGAGACTGCTGGGTGAAAGCCGGTTCGTTTTTCGGGAGCTGAGGCGGTCCCTGTTGGAGGTAAGGTGAGTGAACCGGTGGTGGGGGTGGCTGCATCGGTACCGGGACGTTGCGATAAATAATCTGGGGCTCCGGCGGATACAGAACACGCGTAGCTACGTAAGCAAAAATCTGTAGGATTGCTAGCACACAGACAGTGGCTAACGCTATATACAGAATATCTAATGCGAGCATTTGTTGTTCAAATAGGTTATTCATCAAGCCTCTACAACGTAGAGCTCTGAATACTGGTGTCCTACTTCCATCCACATTTTCTTATGAATGTACACTGAGTACGTAATTGATTCGTTATACAGAACCTTAGCAGGAACTACTCCCTCCCATGTTTGCTCGGTATAGTCTAGAATGTCCGTATCACTCGTTACAAATTGACGGCGGATGTTCATTTGGGGAATGTACGCCCATCCGTCATCACACCATAGGACCTGTACTTCCTTTGTTTCCCGTATTGCTGGGAGCTTGAATGGTACCTTGCGTCCGTTGTACCGCTTGATTCGCATTCTTTGTATGTACTGGTGATAGACCCATTTGAATCCGTATTTCCGCAGATGTCTGGATGATTTCACAAAGATAAAGGGTGTCGAATAAAGCATTGTGCAGCTGTTCAGTTTTTGGTGGGTGACCCATAACCTTCTCATACAGTTCCTTAAGTTTTGGGTACTTGTATCCGTACCGACCTGGAATCTTACACATAGGTGTACCAATGTTCATCGTACAGAACTTGCGTTTCGGGAATCCTTTGAAACCTGACATCCTCAAATCCCAAAGAATAGCATTCAATACAACATTCATATCAAACTTTAAATTATGAGCGACCATAATATCACACTGTTCCCCATTGAATGATTCCATAACATCCCGAAGCGGAATACCAAATTCCAGAGCTTGAGATTGAGTAATTCCGTGGATACGGGACGACTCGTCTGAAATAGTCCACTTTTCAGGTCTTACGATATAACAATGGCTTTTTACGACAGTGTTTGTTATGGAATCCAGAACAGCCCAAGAAATGGACACAATGTGTGGCCAGTTGTTAGGAGATTGGGACGCTGATAAACTTGAATCTACGGGAAGACCCGTAGTTTCGGTATCAAAGACTAAGATCTTCATTCTTAATTTTGGGTCTCCGGATTTAAACGATTTCGTTTTACGCACTGTGGAGGAGGTAATACGCCACCGCACCAAAGACTACGGAGTGTACGAATAGACCATATGTCGTCGGGCATCCGCCGCTGGATACACGCAGCACCTCAACGTAATGAGGGGCGACTGCTCCAACAACTGTACCCACCAGACGGTCAACGAGGCTGTACGTCGTAGGTGAGCTTAGAACAAAGAAGAGGACAGCGAGCGTGAAGCAGTGAACGAACTTCTTGCTGAACATTTGTGTCTTACGTAGAAAATGTCTTCTGGGTTTGAATAATTGATTTGAGCCATTCGGGGATATTTTCCACGATTCCCTTGACGGTCATAATATCTTGAGGGACGGGGTAGTGAATGTCCAAAGTATTGCTTTCGCAAATAAACAGACACGCGCACGTCAAAAAGCATATGCGTTGTTTTAAGAGACTAGGGGTCCAACGTAAGCAGTGAAGTTTGTACAGCGCGTCAATATATGGAGCCAGAACTCCTGCTTGCGGCGATGACCGCGCTGCATTCTGGACAATATCCCAAAATACCCACACTACATGTCTAGAATGGTCGTGAGAAATGTACGGGTTAGGACGGTAAGCACAAAACAGATGTTCTTTACGCGTCTGTTTGTACAGACTGGCAAACTTAAGAATCCACGAGATCCAGTACAATGCCCGAGTAAAATCCCTTGATTCGGGACGTAAGCAGTATGCCAACTCATTTAGCGAGACGTACAAGTCCAGAGGATCTTCTTCCTTTATTAGATGACGAACGTAATTGGACGATGGAGCCTTTAAGTTTTCGGTAACCGTTACTTGCTGGAAGTCATGTTCGGGTTTAATAGATGGAAGAGATGGAAGTTTATTTTTACGAGTCAGAGCGACTGTGGCGGCAGTTTCACATACCAAGTTTCTAACCGCATTATTGTTACGCATATCGGTCATAGCTAGAACAGAGTACTGTCCCTCATACGGCGCAAACTTCTCGTATGCCTGAACTAAATACAAAAATACATTTGGGGCTGCGCGATTAATATGTTTGGCTGATGATTCAAACAGAGTCGTCCACAAAGAATGAACCAGTCCGGAACACAGAAGTTCCAGAGTCCAGTAACAAGCGTAATCTGCGTGACCTAGTTTGACGTTCTCGTCCAGAACTTTGTAGACGTGTGTCCGCAAATGTCCAGAGAAAGTAAATTTTTGAAAATCCAAAACTGTTCGTCCGTCGCTCACAACGACGTTCATTACTTCGTGAAATATACGAGATATTGATATTCCTTACCGCATCGTACTAAATCTACGCTTTCAACGTGAGTGAATCCCGACGTACGAATAATGTTGATCATGCGCTCTTTAGAGGGCATGTGAAGTGAAAGCTTATTCTCACGATACTTAACACCGTTATTGTTGGAAGGATCGTAGTATGAGAACACTTCATCGTACGAAGCATCATCTTCATCGGCTTTCTTCTTGAGTTTGCCAGTGTACTTGAACTTATCGAAGTATACGACCGATTCCGTCTGGCGTTCAATATTGTATTTCTGTAACGAAAAGGCGGCGAAAGGCGAGGACAGATCATGTAGAGGATCGAACTTATCGGGATCTACAAGGTGGACTACAAAGTATCCTCCAGGTTCAAGCCACTGGTAAGCGTTGTCTGAAATAATGCGGGGGTTCTGGAACATGTAGATGGAGAATCCCAACAGCAAACAATGACTGAACGATTTGGGAGAGTAGAGTTGAGGTAGTGTTACGTCACCCTTATTGAACTTGGCAGAAGGACATCGTTCGCGAGCCTTTGTCATCATGGCGTCGGATGTATCTACGCCAATATACGAAACTCCCAAATCACGGAAGAACTGGGCGTGAGTTCCGGTTCCACAACACATATCCAGAACTCGAACGGAAGACGTTTCACGATCGGCTAAGGAAATGTCTTGTATCGATACTTCTTCGTATTTGATGCGCTCATTGGAGTTCCAGAGCGAATCGTAGATAGAAGCATACATCTCGTCATAAATTTCGCTATCGTGAAGCTCTTCACTCTTTCCATCCTCAAATCCTTCAATGGATGAGTACCATACGGTGAGACCATACATTAAGAATATAAGAACAGCTAGGAAGATATACGCTGTCTCCATTAGTTTTACTTGAGACGATTTCCTCCTATAATTGAAGGCGGCGGAGATGTGTACTTACGATACTTTGAATATGCCAAAAACAAAGCTGCAGCTCCTAGAACTGCTACGATGATGTACAAAAAAATACCAAGTACATCAATCTCTGTTTCTGGGGTACCTGATAGCTTCCACTGGCGATCCAAAGTATCAGCTTTAGATTTCTCAGCCTCGTAATCTTTCTTTAAATACGGCATTCCGCCATCTGAAGCTAAAGATTTCGCCAAGTCTGCAAACTGAGACTGTGAATTCAGTTGAGCCGTCAACGTATCAAACTGCTGACGGTATCCTGATAACAAAGGTTCGATCGTGTGTTTCGCCATACTCTCTTTATGATCGGCTAACCAGTCTGGACCATTCAGAAGAGTATAGTAATCTATTGTTGCTTGTTTATCAGCCGGATTCGCGTCCATCGCAGCCTTCAAAGCGGCAAGTTTCTTCTCTTTAAGGCAGTCTGGACCACAACCCGGAAAGAGTGACGTCATTATTTAAAGTGAGGTAAATTCCGATAACCAATACGACCAAGGCAATTACATGTACATACCATCCAAAGGGCGAAAATACAGCATACACTAAGGCTGTAACAGCTAAGGTCACAACAAACTTTTGAATAGTTGGTTGAATAGTGTTCAGTTGATCCAGACTTTTTTTCTTATTTTCTACATCTGTTTCAACTTCACTGATCCGCGTATTAGCATCGTTCTGGGCTTTAGTGGCATCGCCGAATAACTGGGTAAATAGAGACTTGAACATAGACAGTTCTTGGTTGACCGACATAACCTGGGTCTGCTGAGTGTAATTCTTCGTCACATCGGTCACAATACCGTCACGATTCTTGTCTAACGGAGCAATTGAACCGGTGATTGAAGAATAATCGGGGTTCGCAATACGGTTAAAGATATTGCCCGCAATCCCAGGTGTAGATGAGGTCATCCACAACTGCTTTGTTGACGGATCACCGGTTAAGTAAAGAGGCATATATCCCTGGGTATTCAAAGGAGTTAGTTTAGGTGCAGAACAGTCGCCAACACACTCGGTAACACCAGCCCCATTAATTGCAAATAACCCCGTCTGATCCAAATCACCAACCAATGAACTTATGGGTTTACCCTGTAGTCCAGCTACCGGTGCCCATCCGGTCTGTAAGGTCTCATCAGTCTTCATGGCGTTTCCAGATGCATCAATGCCGTATAAGGCACTCGAACTGGCTGACGTAATTTTCACTGACGTGTCTCCTACTGGCATAGAATTTGACATGGTGATGGGTTTAGGGATTTTGACCTTCTGGTTAGAAGCTCCCTGTAACCAAATATACGTGTGGGTCGAAAAAAGAGTTGTTGGAGTAAATTGAGGTGTACTGGCTTGAATCACCGACCATTCGGTCTGGTTATTTGCAGTCTTTGATGCTATTGACGTCGAAGATCCGCTAGTGAACAGCAAATACACATTTGTCTCATCAGTTGCAATGTCCAGCATCGTGACAGCTGGAGAATTCTGGGCAGGGTTTAAAGTTAGCTTGTATGCACCGCTTGGTGTTGAAGAATACGTAGCCCACTTAGCAGACGAATAATTGGAGATTGGTCCTACGTAATACTTTGATACTCCATCTGAACGAATCATTTTCGTGTAAGGACTTTCAAACGAAATGTAAACTGGAGATCCTTGATCATCTACATCCGTATTTGTAATAGGGATATTGCCAGAAATCCATGGTCCCGACATGTATCCTAACGAAGACGGCTGCGGCGGAGCAAGTTGTTTAATATCCACCATCTGCCATTGACCAGTACACGGCTGTTGACATACATACACTAAGTTAGACGAATTAAACCCCCAAGCATAACCGGCAGATGAAGATGAAGCTTTGACTAAAGCACCAGGTATATTCGCCCATTGTTGGACCGAAGATAGCTGAGTTGATAGTGTGGTATTAATACCACTTGTGTTCGTATCAAAAGCGGACTGAAAATCCGTCATTATTCAATTGGCAGCATAAAGTTCTGGTCATTTTAGAACTTGACGAAGTTCTTGGCAGCTCCCAATAAGTGAAGACGAGCAGTCACTGGTCCCTCTTCAAATCCACGAGTCATCGGGCGATCGCTGATAGCAACGCCCTGCTTTACCATTTGACCCTTTACGATAATAGAACGGCGCTTCATCTCCAGAAGCATAGAGTAATCAGTGGCGGGTCCCTTTCCACCCTTAGCAGGTGTAGTTCCCTTGTTAACTCCTATCGTAGTTGGCATTTATTTAGTGTCGGAGAAAAGTAATGCAAGCGTTCGAAGATTCGCGAAAGACTGATCTTCAAAATTTTCAGACGCAATACGCGTCTTTGAAAACTCAGTATTCTACGGCTATTTCCGCCGCGATCCAAGAGACAGATCCCGCAGCTCAGAATAATCTTATCCAGCAAGTTCTAACAGTAAATCAGAACTTGACAGAGGCTATTCGTGGTATTATAACAAAACTCAAACAGGGAACTGATCAGATTGACACAGCTACGCTCGACACTTTAACAGCTGATTTGATTAAGTACCAGCAGGATTACCAGAATTTGAAGACGTCGATTGATAAGCTTAAGACACTAAAAATGATCCAAGCGACTACGACAAAAAAGTTAGATGCGGCTATTTGGTCCTACAATATGTACCTAGGAGCTCTATGTATTTTGTGCCTAGTCATCATCATGTTAGCCATTCGAGCATCATGGACGACGAGTGTGGTCAAACAGGTGACGGGTGGATTCAAAACACTTGTAGGAGGACGATAGTTACGAGTAACACTCCGATTAAGTTATACTGGGTCTGATGCGAAAAAGGTACTGGGGGTGGCGGCTGACGCATATGAGCCGCAGTCACTCGATCTTTCTGGTTATGTATTCCAATACCAATATTGTTCAGGGCATCCTGCTTTTCAGTCAGGACAGATTTGGCGTTGGATCCTAGTGTATCGTTTATAGCAGTTGTATTATCGTGAACCTGTTTGTTGAGAGAGTCCAGAATTGACTGTAGTCCCTGTTCGGCTGACTCATATGCTGTCTTATAAGACTCCTTTCCAGTTGTAGCGTACTGCAGATAGTTATCGTGATAACTTCGGGATAAAGTATTGAACTGATTATCCATTTGTTGTTTCCGCGACACAAAATCGCCACCTTTTATTTTCAGCCGAAGTATCGCACATTCCAGTGACTTCAACAACATCTCCAGGTCTCGCACCTAGATACTTTGCCATCGCGTCCTGACTTAGAATATGGGGGAGATTCATCAAATTGGCATAAGACTTTGAAAGTTCAGCCTTCTCCTTATCATCCAGCAGCCGATGCTTCGGAACTAGATGATGCTTCGAAATATTGAAATACAAGCTTGCCAGCAGGAATACCTGGACAAACGAATTCTCGCGATTCGCGTTGTGGTTGACAAGAGATGCGAATACCTTCTCACTGAGAGACGTCTCGGTGATAATAATCATACCGGACGTATGCCCATTGTCCTTGGCAAAATCTACAAATGGAGTAATACTGGCAATACGGTTCTTCGTGCTGTACACGACCAAAATCCCACCAAACTTGTACATGTGCGTCTCGTCCATAGGTGGAGTCACAGGATCCATAACCTCTCCCTTGATTCCACGGTCAAGGAGCATCTCCTTGAGTGTCTTCATTGCTCGATCGTCCATTCTCTTTATTCTTTGGGTACTACGAAAACGGCATTCCATTTTTACGCCGTAGATATGTAAATGAAGAACTGGGCATTCGTAGCGCTTCTGGCTGGATTAGCCGTTGTTGGATACGTTATCTACAAATCCCGCGAAGGATTTGAGCTTTCGTTCGTAGATAAGGCAAATGATAAGAAGACCGAGGAGACACGCGTTTCGTCATACACCCAGCAGACGAACAATTACAAGCCTACGGAATCGGCTCCTAAGCCGCCGTCTGGCGTAGAGACACCATATCGCGTAAATGCCTGGAACTCATATGTCCCCTTTTAAAACCCGCTTAAGCACTCGAAACATGAATAATCAAATGAGCACATTATGCCTCAATATGATCGTAAAAGACGAAGAACACGTAATTGGTCAAACTTTAGAGAATCTGGTAAAACATATCACCTTTTCGTACTGGGTTATATGTGACACAGGATCCACCGACAAGACACGCGAAATTATTACAGATTTCTTTAAGGCAAAAAGCATTCCAGGAGAACTTCTACAACATGAGTGGCGCGATTTTGGTCATAATCGTACCCTTGCGCTTCAGGGAGCATACAAGAAAGCTGACTATATCTTTATTTTCGATGCCGACGACACAATCCATGGAGACTTGAAGATTCCAGCTAAACTGACCCACGATTTTTACAAACTTATTTTTGGATCTGGGTTTACGTACTATCGCCCACTGATCTTGACTGCACATAAGAAGACCAAGTTCGTAGGAGTTCTTCACGAGTTTCTAGCACTTGAAGAAGGACATCCATCTGAGGGTACGATTGAAGGAAATTACTACGTTGATTCCGGTAAGACTGGATCGCGTAGTCGTGATAAGGATAAGTATTTGAAGGATGCCATGATCCTAAAAGCCGCATATAAAAAGGAAGTTGATACTGGGGGTGGTCTTGCCAGTCGGTATGCGTTCTATTGTGCCCAGAGTTTCAAGGATTGTGGTCGTACGGACGATGCAATCGAATGGTATACTCTCGTAGCTGATACGTTGAATAACTGGGTTCAGGAGAAGTATTATGCGTGTCTTATGGCGGGGTTTCAGTATAAGGGGAAGGGAAATTTTGTGAAAGCACTTGAATACTTCCTAAAAGCTGAAATGTTTGATTCTGATCGTACGGAAGGGGTGTTTTTCGCCGCAGAAATGTTGAAAGACGCTGGATTACATTCGCTGGTTGTTCTGCTGTATGAAAAATACAAGAACTACAACAAGAACCCACAAGATAAACTATTTTTATTTCAGGACTTCTATAACGATTTTTTTGAGTTTAATGTCGGTGTTTGTGCATACCTATGCAACAACAAAAAACTGTCATATGAATGTTGTAAGAAGGTTATCTTGAATAACGTTGCCCAGCCCGGAGTTCGTGATCGTACGTTCAAGAATATGCGATTCCATGTTTCGGAAATGAACGATGATCCTGATACGTTAGCACTGTTTTATCATCTGACAAACTATATTCAAACCTGCGATGAACATCGTGAAATGGTTGTATTGTGGAACATGCTGTTTAAGAAAAACCGTGCGCTTCTAACAAAACCGTCAAAATTCAAGTTCACAAAGCCTATACAGAATAAGGTATTCATCTCATTCACGTCTTGTAAACGTCTTGATTTGTTCACGGAAACCGTGAATTCTATCCTGAATCATTGGGACGCAACCCAAATTGATTATTGGTTCTGTGTTGACGATAATTCATCAAAGGATGATCGTGTAGCGATGCGGAAATTGTATCCTTGGTTTAACTTTTACATGAAGACGCAAGAAGAGAAAGGACACCGTGAAAGCATGAACATCATTTGGAATAAGCTGAAGGAACTGAAGCCCAAGTACTGGATTCATATGGAAGATGACTTCCTTTTTCATGTCAAGAATAATTACGTGGAGAAGGCTGTTGCGTTTCTGGAGTCGCAGACGGATATCAAGCAGGTTCTGTTCAACCGATCATATGCCGAAACAATTGATGACGTTGATATGCGAGGGTTTGTGCCAGTAGCGCCGGAGTTTGTTGTTCACGAGTATAAACAGGGACAGTTTCCCTATAAGAACTGTCATTATTGGCCTCATTACAGTTTCCGTCCAAGTATGATTGATGTAGAAACTATTTTAAAACTTGGGAATTACGATAGTCCTAACACGTTCTTCGAGAGAGATTATGCCAATAAATGGGTGGATGCTGGGTTCAAGTCAGCGTTCTTTGATATGGTTTGCTGTCGCCACACTGGTCGTCTTACAACAGAAATTAAAGATAGCAAAGTCAAGAACGCGTATGACTTAAATAACGAGAAACAGTTCAACAAACGAAAAGCAATGAAGGTTATCAATCTCAAGCGCCGCCCAGACAGACGTGAAACTATGACAAAAATGTTTGCCAATATTAAGTTTACCGATTACGAGTTTATTGATGCAGTTGATGGAAAACAAATCAAGCCAACATTTGAATTGAAGAAACTATTTGAAGGTAACGATTTTGGATCACGCGCTGGAGTTATTGGGTGTGCACTTACACATTACAACCTCTGGACGTCTCTTCTGAATAGCGACGATGATTACTACGTTATCTTTGAAGATGACGTAACCCTGTCACCAAGCTTCAGTAAAGTTTACCACGCACTTGAAAAGAAGGAATTATTCAAGAAGTGCGATTATCTGTTTCTAGGTTACCATATGTTCAGTGCGAATCGTGAAGCAACAAAGGATGTTTACGTAAAAGAGTCTGACAGTATAGCGATTGGAGATATGCAAAATGATCTGAATATCGGGGCTGGATTCGCCTACTCTATAAATAAGAAGGGTGCTCGTATTCTTATCGATTACATTAAGAAAAACGGTATTAAGCACGGTATTGATTACGTGGTAAAGATCTGTAAGGAACTAAAATGCATGGAACTGCGTCCACAAATTGTGTTTTCGGAGTGGTATGAACGCACCGATCAGAATGTAGACACCGATATTCAGAAAGATTTCACATCCTTGGATTTCGATAATATTGTTGAAGATTTCACGTTCGTACAAGGACTTGATCATATGGGTGATGACCTATTTTTTAACAAAGTGGACGTAGAAGAAGCCAAGCGCCTAGCGCTTGAAAATCCTAACTGTATGGGATTCAATACTCTCGGGTTTTTTAAGAGTAACGTCAACGCTAATACATTACAACGGTCTCAGTATTTTGGAGCAAACGATGGAATTTATATAAAGAATGTGAATAAGCCAGTGAGTACACGTCCAAAACTTAAGCTAATTGGAAACTGGCAGTCATCTCAAAAAATGGCGGACGAGTTTGGAGTCATGTCTCATGACGCATTTGAACTTACGTGGAAAGACGAAGCCGATTACTATGCGATCGTAAATTTGCCAAACGCCGATGAATATTACGATTCAAAAAAAAGCATGATTTTCCAGATGGAACCTTGGGTATATGATGACACAAAGCCTTGGGGCGTGAAAACGTGGGGAGCATGGGCGAACCCGGACCCTTCCAAGTTTCTCCACGTGAACTGTCATCGCAGGTTCCTGAATCCGGCTCAATGGTCTCTAAATGGAGACCTCGCAAATCTTCCACCAAAGAAAGATGAAGCTGCTATTGTTCTAAGTAACAAGACGAATGATACAGGTCATAAACTACGTATTGGATTCGTTCGTGATATGGAGACCATCGATGTGTACGGAAAAGAAAATTATCACAATCTTACCTCGTATATTAGCCCCGTTCCCGATGACAATCGGTACAATGTGTATTCCAAGTACAAGTACGTTCTGGCGGTAGAGAACAATTCGGAAATCAATTATGCTAGTGAAAAGATCTGGGAACCTTTGATGTGTGAATGCTTACCCTTTTACTGGGGGTGTCCGAATCTTGAAACCTATATTGATCCCCAGGCATTTGTTCGTCTACCATTGGATGACGTAGCTGAGTCTATGCGTATCGTTGAACAGGCTATTCGTGAAGACTGGTGGTCTCAGCGTATCGATGCGATTCGGGCTGCTAAACAGAAGATCATAACTGAACTTGGATTTTTTCCACGAATTCAGAAAATCATTGAGAAACGTACTCTTTACATTGCCGGATGCGTAAAGAATTGCGGTAAGTATTTGAACACCGTCTTCCAAAATATCCGAAAGATCGTGACTTTATTCGATAGTTACCAAGTTTTAATCGCGTACGATGATTCAGACGACAATTCTCTATTTGAACTCAACCGCCTGAGCAAGGAGTTTGATATACAAATTATTCGGGCGAATGGGAGATCGTCGATTCGGTGCGAGAACATCTGTGATGCTCGTAATCTAATTTTGAAGTACTTGAAGGGGCGTGAATATAAGTATTTGATGATGATGGATATGGATGATGTGTGTTCAGCCCCTATCAACATACCGGTTCTCAAAGAAACGCTCGAGCGCAACGATTGGGATTCGGTCTCGTTCAATTGTAATCCTTATTATGATATTTGGGCACTGTCAATTGATAAATATAGATTCAGTTGTTGGCACTTTGTAGAGGAACATAATGGTATGAAAGTACGCGAAATGGAGAAGTATATTGCTGATAAGCTGAATAATACAAAGAAGTCTGACCTAATTGAATGTGAGTCTGCGTTTAATGGGTTCGCAATATACCGTCCTGAAAAGTTTGTGGACTGTGAGTACAGCGCAAAGATTAGTGATTCCATCCAGTACATGCGTCCAGAAGATATGGTGGGAACATACACAACAAAAAAAGAAGAGTGTGAGCATCGCCCATTTCACCTAAAAGCGGTACATAAGAACGGAGCACGTATCCGCATTTCTCCGCTTTACTTATTTGATACTAATGCCGAAGCTCAGTGCCAGCTCGTATCCTCTCGCGGAATTCTAGGATCGTGTAAAGTAAAATCCTCCAATCCTATATCAAGTATCCAAACGCTTATCAGTTATAACTGGAGCGACCTGAAAGACGGGACAACCTTATACGTATGTTCAAATGCAATTAAACATTTCGTCACGTGTCTAGACAGTATTCCGGTAAAGTTCGTTCTTGTATCGGGAGATTGTGATGAGTTAGTACCTAATGACTGTTTTGAAAATAATGCTAACTTCCTGAAGTTTATTGAATCAGATAAAATCATTCATTGGTACGCTCAGAATTGTGTCGGTACTCATCCAAAGTTATCTGGAATTCCAATTGGTCTAGACTATCATACCGTCAAAACCCAAGATCATCCTTGGAGTCCTATGATGAGTCCTCTTACGCAGGAAAGTCAAATTGTAAGCCTGAATAAGATTCCATTTACCGAGAGGACCATTAAGTGTTACTCCAATTTTCATTTCACGATACACGGACGAAAGTTTGGAAGTGATCGTGTGGACGCTATGAATAATGTTCCAAAGGAACTTGTATTTTACGAACCAACCACTCTTCCTCGCATTGAGTCGTGGATGAACCAAGCTAAGTATGCGTTTGTATTGTCGCCCCAAGGAGGCGGTCTTGATTGTCACCGTACGTGGGAAGCTCTTTGCCTTGGGTGTATTCCCATAGTAAAGACGTCTCAGATTAATTATTTGTTTGATGATCTACCTGTTCTAATTGTGAACGAATGGAAAGATGTTACGAAAAACCTACTCGAACAAACAGTAGCGGACTTTTCAACCAAAAAATTTGACTATTCGAAGATTACGTTGAAGTATTGGATGGATAAGATTAGATCGTAAGAATTGTCTTTTCTTTCGGATGTTCGGGCAGCGTTCCAGCCGCCCGATGAGTTTGAACAGTGTTCCAGATCTCGTGGAAGCTCTCCAAATTAGATGAGAGCCACGTAGGATCGCGAGGGACCAGTTTAGATCGGTATTTATCAAATACCCAGTACACAGTTGTCCACCACTCGGTTTCCAGAGTTGGCATCATTTCGCGACGCCACGTTGCAACATCGCGCTGGTCTTCGATTTCACGATACACAACCTTTCCACTCTCGTCAATCGCAAACCAAGATTTGTACTGAGCGGACGATTCGAGCCATTCAGTATACGTCACCTCTTGAAACTTCATTTCGATATAGTCACATTCAGCCATATCCGTGCACTCTAATTGCAACTGCATTTGGTGATAATATGAAGGAGGAATTGGGGTATCGTCAGAGAAATCTCGAGAGATCGGGCACTTGAATTCTACCAGACGTCCATATCGTGTATCAGTCTTGTCGGCAGTCAGGATAATACCGTCAGGTGATGCTCCTAGAAACGGATGGTCGCGATGAGGAATACATGTCGTGTCTTCAATATGAACTCCTGGTTGAATGTATGTCATGTAAATATGCTTGGCAATCGGTTCAAATCTTGTTCCCCACATAAGAGCCTTAGGTCCAAATCCCGACTGCTGTTGCTGCCTTGGAGTAAGTTTGGACATCACAATTTCATGTTTCAAAGCAGGTGAAGCGTCATGAACCGCCTTGTAAATTTCTGATGCTGTAAGCATTTCGCCACGTTTAGTATGCCATGCGTCGGTGCGCTGGTCGTTCTGACCATACAAAAGCAGGATCTGCTCAACTTTATCTAAGTCCATTTGACTTTATAGGTTTAGTTTAACTAAACCCGTTTTCATGATAGGTAAGAAGATTATTAAATGGAAATCCAAAGCCAGGAACAATGGGTACTGTATCGGCTCGAACGGTTTTATACGTCCAAGAATACGGAAAGAGTTCGCGATATTTTGACCGGAAAGTCTGATCTTTCTCTTCGTTTAATTGATTGGTTCGTGACTAATTACGCAAAGAAGTACAATATTTCGTACATGACAAAATCCAATAAACATGTCATCGTGTACTTGTCCTACAAGTCACACCTCAAAGCTTACAGCAAGAAGATGTTTGATCCTTTCTGTCGTTGGAAGCGTATCAAGTTTCACGATATGGATACGACGGTCGGTCAGCTGAATTTCTTTGAGTGGGCAATTTCCGATGAAGTGCTAGATTACCTTGAAAAGAACCGCGACACGATTCATACTGACATGGAAACAAGGCTACACGATGCGAAGGAGACTGATGGTCCAAAGAAGAAGCGTCACGAACTTTCGCATTCGGCTACTAAGTCTATGACCCGTCACGATGTGCGTGTAACTGTAAAGTTTGATTAACTTGTTACTGAATAATGTACTCAATTCTAAAACCCAACTACGTCTACCGAGATACCTCGGAAGATATAGCTGATCACGATGATGACTATGATGCTGAAGAGTGGCATTATAATGGTAGAGATGTGTACCGAGGATCCCTGGACCGGTCGTTAGATTGGAATGTGTACTGTCTCTATGATGAAAACTCAAAACGAGTAGGTATTGCCGAACATCATCCTGAGCATCCTGAGATCTTTTTTGCGTTATGGTTTCGAGACAACGTCTTCTCAACTCTGTTTCAGGAGACGTGGGAGTGTAAAGACGCAACCATTTGGTCTACCTTATCCAATGAAGCATACCAGGACTGTTTAGACGACGAGTTTAAAACTGTGTTTGATAAGACTTTGAACACAAACATCCGGCTTATGACTCCTGAAATGATTATCAATATGCCAGAGATCCATGAATGTCCCAAGTGTGGAAAAAAGTCGCTCTTATCTCTGAGCGGTTGCTCGGAAATAAAAAGACCTTATGTTGGTCCCGATTGCTCGGTACTGTTTGTCGATGAGTCTTTTGTTATGTATACTGCTCCCGCAGATTCACGTGTTTGGTCTAAGGTGCACCCGCGCCTGCAGCCGGGCGACGGCGAGGCTGGCGACCAGTCGGAGCTGACGTCGGAACATCCGCCGACTGTTCAGCCGGTACCTGAGACTGAGCTCCAGCACCATACTCCGAATCCTCATTCGGAACCTCAACATTCTCCTGATGAGGAGACGACTCCTCATCCTCTACAATCGTAGGAGGCGCTCCAGACTCGTCATCGAACATCTGCGCAGCCGTACGACGCAACTGAGGGAATACCTGAGCGGCAGTCAGACGCCACGTAACACCAAAGCCGCCGCCAGCAATCACGTAGACGCTGCCGCTGACTACGAGGTTCGCCTCAACACCCTTAGGGAAGACAGAGGTCAGAGACTCGGGCGTAACATACGTCACAGGGTTGCGCGATGCGTCCACAATCTCTGTCGACACACGACCGTCGTAGACGGGAATCTTCACGCGGAAGCTGGGAGGATACTTGCCATTCGGCACGTACTCGCCATCAACCTTGTCTACTGAGAAACTCAGAATGCGCTTGAAGCTATCGCGGATCGCCTCCTCAGAACGCTTCTTGCCGAACCACTTGGTACTGTTCTCCACAGCAACCTTGATAATGTGATTCTCGAGATCCGCCAGGAGATTGTACAGCTTGCCGAGATCATCGGTACCTGCCGAACGCTCCTTGCCATACGGATCAGCGCCCTTCAGGGAACCGATTAGAGTGTACGTCTTCATACCATTGTCGCCCTCGCGAACCAGGCACCCACCAGGGTATCCAGTGCGAGGTAGCCGAATAAGCAGACTGTTACCATTGTACTTCATCGTGATCGATGGATTGCGACCTGCCTTAGCCTGACCTACCTGGAACGTTACGTTGTTGACATCGATAGAGCTCGAGTGAATAGGACCGTTCATCTTTCTTGTTGTTGTGATCTTTATAGGTTAGAAAGGTGTAAATCCGTTTTCGGGGAAACAAATCCAAATTTATGTTTTACAGGAAAGGAAACGAGAACATTAAATAATGGTTCTGTGTGCATCGTGTAGGAACAAGGTTAGTACGGACCAGTGTCCATCACAGGCAATGAAAGGGTTGTTGTTCTGTGGCAGACACGCGAAGTCAAAGATCAAGCGCTTATGGGCAGACGCAAATAATGGGAACCAGAAAGCCATCATAGTCCAAAAAATATGGAGAGGGTATTTTCTGAGACACAGATTGAAGTTAGCTGGTGAAGGGGCTTTGAAACGTTCGGAATGTCATAATACGGAAGAATTAGTTACGATGGATGAGAAGGGAAAGCTACATCCGCTCGACTATTTTTCGTTTCGGGAAGCGGATAAACTTTGGTGGTTCGATGTTCGAAGCTTGTACCATATTCTGAAACGGTCAGCTAGACCAGAAAATCCGTATACTCGTCAATTGTTAACTATTGAGACGCGACGACGATTACGGGATGTTTGCCGGATACGAAAGAAGTTGGGGCTACCGAATTACCACGATGCTCCTAAACCCGAACACTTTTCCGAATTAGTGAATGAGAAGTGGTTAACTGTGTGCCAAATTATTGAAGAGAATGGGTTCTTCGATATGAACCATTTGATGTTTTCTTCGTTGAATAGGTCTCAATTATACGTTCTAATAAACCTCATTCAGATGGATATGGTGGCATTTGCGACCGAGCATTCTATAAAGTCTAAGAGATATCAGTACTTGCAATGGTTGAGAGCATGTTTAACAAACTTCGAAAAAAATCGAACCAACCGAGTTCAGTGTTCTTGGGCTGTTTCCAAGGTACTTTTGTCAATTTTGTACGACTGTCCCGAAAATTACCCTGTGTGTTTCATAATTGTGAGCGCCATTTGTAGATTGTGATTTAAACAGGTAAGGACTACTAGTAGTATAACAACCGCGTTAGAAATGTCATCTACTAAGTCTGTCGTTAAGTCAAACACGATGCCCGCTGCCAAGAAGACCGCTGTACCCGCTGCTTCCTCTACCCCCGCCCCTGCTGCTACGCCCAAGGTGGCGAAGGCACCTGCCAAGAAGTCGGCTGCGAAGGCTGAGGTTACTGTCCCCGTCGTAGAGGCTGCCGCCGCGGCGCCCGCTGTAGCTGCCGATGCCGCTGAGACCCGTTCCGCTGCGACGATCCTCTCCTCCCTCCAGGATAGCCTGAAGGCGCTCGGCACCGAGACGCAGACGCGTGTTCGCGCGCTGGTCGCTGAGGCGACGGAGGCTGTCAAGGCGCTCAAGCGTGATGTCCGCAACTCTCGCCGCCGTGTGAAGAAGGACCCGGCGACGATGACGACGGAGGAGAAGGCTGCATGGGAGGCTCGTCGCGCCAACAACGCCTTCCTGAAGCTCCGCCCGATCACGGACGAGCTGGCGTCTTTCATGGGTCTGCCCGCCAAGTCCCAGCGCTCCCAGACGGATGTCACCAAGTTCATCTCGACCTACGTAAAGGAGCACAAGTGCTTTGACCCCAACTTCAAGCGCCGCATCATCCCTGATGCCAAGCTCGGCAAGCTGCTCCGCGTCAAGGACGGTCAGGAGGTCACCTACCTCAACCTCCAGTCGTTCCTGAAGGTCCACTTCATCAAGACGGCGTAAAGGTCTCGCTTCCTTAAAGCGAGTGGTGGACACTGATGTACAAAACTAACAGTTGAAAAACTATTTTATGAGCCAAACGGTCTTATAAAATAGATAGTAATAATAAATGATTATTGGACTTTTATTTGTTGTTTGGGGAGTCTATGTGTTTGGCTACGGTATTTATATGACAGCTAAGAACAGCCCGGGAAGTGACGGTATGGGCTGGTTTCTGTCGTTCATAAATATCTTCGGTGGCGTGATGTTTACGGTCGCGGGAATTATGCTGTTCAATATCCAGACTCAGCCGGTCGTCGCACTCGCTGGTGGAGCTAAGAAACTCCTTGGATGGTAAATCTTTCAATACATATAAATAAATAGATGGACTGGCTCGGCGTATTCCTTCTAGTTGTCGGTGGATGGATTGTTGTAAGCACAATCTCGGGCATTGTCGCGAACCATAACCGCAGCGCGACCGGCTGGTTCTGGCAGATTGTTTGGTTAATTGGCGGAGGATACGCTCTGTATGTCGGATACCAAAAGGTGATGGCACCCCCTCCGTCTGTAGGCATCGGCATTCCCATAACCGGCGGTCGTCGGCGGTAGTAAAACGGATTTAAGAAATGCAGATTAAGAAAGACTAGTAAAATGCCGCGTCATTCTGGAGATTCTTCTAAGCGTAAGAGCGATGGCATTGTTTCGGATTATATCTACGATTTGAAGCACAAGAAGAAGGGCGATGAGCCTGAAGATGAAGTCTACGTTGCGCGGGTCATTAAGACGCTGGGCAACGCTCGGATTGAGGTCGTGTATTCGCACGACGACAAGGTCTTTGTAGGACAAGCTAAGATTCCTGGTCGGTTTACCGGTCGGGCTAAGAAGACCATGATGGTATCTCCGGGAACATTTATTCTGGTCGCCAAGACCGGAGTGACCGGTGCTTTAGCCCTGGAAATGATGGCGATTGTGTCCCGCGAGGACGTCGCCAGGATTCAGGATATGATTCCTATTCATGCTAATGTGACGTCTGTCGTAACTGACACGTCCGAACTCCAAACTCGTACGACTGCAAAGGATGACGGGTTTGTGTTTGAAGGGCAAGATGAAATAGATATTGATAATGTCTAAAGCTGTTTATCAGTGAGTATAACCTCATGTGGTAACTTGAAATACAAAATACTACTAAAAAATGGGGTTGTTCGTCCGTCAAGGACTACAGCTCTAATTTTTGAATTATCAAACATGGATGAGAAGAGCCGGTTAAATAACCTGTCTTCTTTGATAGATTTCTTGATTTGGATGCGGCACACTTTACCGTCCCATCCACACAGGTTTCCTTTACAATCCTTCTTTTTAAATTGACCACAAGGAGCCCTGATTTTTGAAACAAATTCGCGAGATTCCTTGACGTCCACAAACTGCGTGACTCTATCGAACCATTTTTTCAAGGAGTTTTCTACCTCCTTGCGCTTTAGGGGGTGAGAAGTTAGTGTCGTGCGTAAATCATGATACTCTTCATTCTCTAGATCTTTCGATAACTGGAAAATTAGGAACTCGTACACTTCGCCATCATACGAAATGTCCGAATACATTTCTTTCAGTTCAGAGTTTGGTTCTCCGATCATTAACTCGGTTTCTCCAACTTCACTCACCGTATGAATAATCTCTTTTGGAACACCGGTTCCTGCCTTTTCGGGAATTACCGGAATACGTAATCCGCTGGCTGATAGAATTTCCGAACGACGACCCTGTGAGTCATACAGCCCTTCTTGAAACTCGTACCCTTTCGTAACAGTTTGGGCTTTGGATAGTACGTCTTTCATTGTGTCGTACGTCGGTAAATGAAGATTCGAGAATCCCCATATCTTTGGATCTTCCGTATCCGGAAGAACCGTGCTTTGGAAAGGCAGTACAAGTTTATTGGGAATATAAAGAGCTTGACCTCTTCCTAATGGATCTAAGATGACCGAATATGGTTCCGTAAATAACTTTTGATGAACTTTTCGAGCTTCTGTATAGTTTGGAACTTCGGTTGCACATGCCCTATCGCGTTCACGCATAACAGTCTTACTTACAAATGTCGCAAAGGGCTGTTCAAAGATGTTCGACGCGTACACAAAAGCATTTTTTGTTCGTTTAGCATTTGCTAAGATATCTATGTCTTCATCACGTTGCAGTACGATAATACCGCGAGACCTGGGACTTACCAGAGACGAGTGTAATAAACACCCAATGGTGTGTGTTTTCACATTCAAACGAAATACGTCACAGTTTAAAGCCAGAGCTGAATACTCAAGTTCCTGAATAGGTGATAACTCTTTTCTGACAAACGCGTCGTCAATCCCTGAAATGAGTCGGGCAACGTTTTCCCTAATCGCTGTTTCCTTGAAATCTCCTAGGTTATCATATATTTCCTTGAAATGTGTATCGGATGGAGTTTCCCATAAACGCATAAACGAACATTTTAAAACGGTTTTGATCGATTCACGCGGTAGAGGGATCGTTTGTGACATTCCCAGTAAGGTGGGTAATGTTGTTGACGCATGACCTAACCCTATCCTAAAAAACCCGTATCCGTTCTCTGATATGCGCTGATTATCCAGTTTCGTGTACTGTTCATTCAAATCCAGCAGCTCAATTGTTTTCTTATCAATCTTCGCTAGACGAAATTCAGGTAGAGGGCTTTTGCTCTCCAAGAACACATAGTACTTATCTTTAAGTTCTGTCTTTTGGATCTTTTTCGTTCGATTCGTTGTGTAACAACATGGAATATCTTTGCCATTACCTGGAGATTTGTATTTTGGTCTCGGGAAAACGAACCCTTCTTTACGTTTAATGAGGGGAAACTCACGGGGATCTGACGTTGTGGATGTTTCTAATTTTCCGTGGCATATTGGGCATTTCAAAGTTCCGTCTTCCGACACTAATTGATCTGCTCGAAGGGGTATTTCGTCTTTCGTACACCAGTACTCTGGACAAACCATTGTTCCATCGGGATCTGAAACATCTAATAACTTTCCGGGGTCAGATTTCTTTATGGGATCGTATTTCCCATCTTCAAATCCAGCTAATCTGGACTTATCGGCTGATGTAAGAACAACTGGCTGAATAGTCTTTTCACATTGGCGAGCAAAGTCTGCTTCCGGAACATATGTCGCCGGATCAAATGAACGTAAGCGCGACGCGAAATAATTGTACGTAGTCTTACGCTGATTAGCTACATCCAAACTTGTTTTAGGCGCAGGTTCGCTTGTGTCGGTAAAGACTGGCTCTTCCTTTCCAACATCAAACTCGTCCAGTAAATCGGCGAATGCGTCGTCAACTAATGCATCTTCATCAACAACGTTCGTATGAATTGTGGCGGCTTCGGCGGCTATAGTCTGTAAACGAGCCGGACATATTTTGTCCAGATCACTGGATTCTGGGTTGGATAAAATATACCTTAAAATATCAGCGTACTTGGTGGATAAATGCGTTTCTTTCACGGCTGAAATCCGAATGAAGTCAGTTCCAATAATCATCGTAGGATACCCACGAAAGATCCGGTCTCCCAATTTATTGTTATCTTCGCGCCGAGACATAATATCATTAATAAGTTTTGAAGCGTGATCTGGTGTAATCGATAGTTCCTGTGCTACGTCTTTCACGTTCAATGGACCTTCCTGCGACATTTGAATCAATTTAGCATCAATAGATGTGACACCAAAATTCTCGTGATCTGTGCGCATCATCGTGAATGAAGATTTGGATTTGTCGGCAATCGAATAGAACGGGGAAATACAATTGAAACGCAGAATACTTAGGTCATCTACAGGTTTTGGGTACGTCAACATAATTTTCATTTCTTGTAAATCCCAGCGATCAGGGTGAATGTCCTTTTCGTCCAAGAACGGTATAATCGCATCAAACGTTCGGAGCCACTTGTCACACGAGTTTTTCAGCTCTTCAAGGGTATCGTTATTCTTTTCGGGGCGATTCGTAGATACAATCATATCATCGGACGTAATCAGAATACGATCAAAATGATGCTTGGATTTGCCGCGGTACAAAATAAGGGTTGGGCGATTGCGGGCGGGTTTTGTGATTGACCACCATGTCTTCCAATCAGTCATATTCAGGTAAGGTTCTTCTGTCTTTGGATTCTCGGTGAAAAACTTATGACGGTTAATTTCGTCTTTGGATGTGAATAGACCAATATATGGTACCGTAGATGACACCGTCAAACCGTAAAATATCTGTTCAAATCTCGTACGTACCGCACTTCCGAAATCGGTACCGACCCAAGGAATGTAGAATCGAGTATGCAAAATATGAGTTCCCGAATGCTGGTGATCTTTCGGGATTTTTAAGTCCAGCAAATCCGTTAATAATTTGGCGTTTTTTTCGAGTAATCTTACCGCTTCGTCTGAGAGAACATTTGGAGTGTCTGGGCGTAGATAAGGATAGTAATATAAAGCAGTTTCATCTTCTTGGTAGATCTTGTACGCAAAATGATCTATGGTTCCAATATCGTAATACGACGTCATGATCTTCGTATTGTCGGGTCTCGGCAAACTTTTCGCCGGAATGCGAGACATGAACGCGTTTTCTTTTTCAATGGGTAATACGAACGCTTTATCGTCCGGCACACCAAAAACGCGATACTCTGAAAATTCTCCCGAAAATAGAGGCTTCAGTTCGGCAGGGTATGACATCCACTCTCCTCGATCGTAGTTCGTGTAATTCACTTGAGTGTTTGGAAATCGGTACCTTGTTTGATACTCGTCAAACACAGATTTTTCTATCACTCGTCCATTGTACGACAATCTCTCAAACAGGGTCTCCCAATTCCGAGGATCTGACGTATAGTAGTCTTTTGGTAACTTCAGACAGACTAACACGAACATTCGGTCAGGATGACTATTCGCTGACGTCGCAAGTTGTTCCCTGACAGTTTCAATACTATCATCTTCAAAAAAGGAAACTGTATGTTTCTCTTTTGAAAGAACGTTTACGAGTTCCTTCCTCAACATTATTCATTAGAGCGCATTTTTGTACAGGTTTATATCGGCGTCGACGAAATCGTCATTCCGCAATATTGAGTAGGACTCCGATCGTAATTGACAGAATTATAAATACCAACTCCCACGGCATCTTGGAGAATACGTTTGAAATTGGTCCAGAATTCAGGAGTGTGTCCGATTGTTGTTGTCATCAAATGAGACATTTCATGCAGCACTACGAACATCACCGTATTACTATCCACTAACTTGTACGGCGGAGCTTTATCGCGAAGACAAACTACGATCTTTTCGCCTTTGTTTTCCGAATACGATGTGGAATCAGCATGAATATCGTTCTCGCATAAATGATCAGGATCGTACCGTTCTAACAGAACTTTGACGCGAGGATCAGCGGACGAAGCAGGATCATCGCGATACTTCTGCATCAGCTTATCTAATTTACCACGTAACTCGGCTAGCTTCTCACACGCCTCCTGCTTATCTGGCAAATCTTGAACATCGTACACCCGACCATCCAATTTGCTCTTGACTTCCTTTAAGTTAGGTACTCCGCGCGAAGTAACGTACGCTAGAGCCAGTCCAGCGCCAAGTAACGCTACTGGCAGCATTATTACTTATTCAGTTTCAATTTAAGCGTCGAGTCCACGCTTGAACGGGTTCGGGGCGATCGTGGTGTTGAGGAACGGACCGACCTTCGCCTGAGGGTTCGGGTTCTCGGAGCGGATATCCCATGAGGCATTCCGGTTCGTCTGGGAGACACCGGCAATGGCTGTGTTGGTGTGGTAACCAGCCTCCAGGAAGTTCTGTCCCTTCAGGTCACCGACCGCCGCGGGGTTTACAGCCGCCCATGAAGCCCCAATCTCGCCCTTAGGGAGCAGCTCTCCCGCGCTCAGAGTGTTCTCGGAGTACGAGGACTGGGACGCCGGGTGACGCCCCTGAACCTGCTCAGTGGGCTGGACATTACCGCCCGCAGGGACATTAGGCTGACCATGGGGTCCGGAGTCAGAGAGGGGTCCCTGGACACCGAGCGAACCCGCCAGCTTGTCCATCTCAAGACCCTCACCAACCGCCGCCTTTCCAGATGAATAGCTGCTAATTAACCATGCGACAACGACTACACCTCCAAGCGCAAGAAGTAACTTGGTCGTCTGTCCCTTCATTTCTTTGATATGAAGTGAATAAAAAAATCGGTAGTTTTCCGGCTATAAAAGCGAATGTGGAAATAAGATGGGCTCTGACCCCCTGCAGTATTTCAGCACCCCTGAATTCCAAGCTTACTTCGAAAAAAACATACTGGTTCCCATTCTTTCGAAGGTATTCCAGTACTTGTATCCGTACATTGTAGCACTGACCTTATTGTGGGTAATCATGTTTCTTTCAATCATCATTATCCTAGTCCTCCTCTTCCGAGCTAAAACCTAACTTGTCTCCACCATCATAATGGAATGACATCACGTACGTCTTGCCTAGGATCTCGAACTTCATGTCCGGCGGACACTCGATCCGCGTCGGCAGCCAGAATTCCAGCAGCCCGTCCATCTCGTCGCCTCCAAAGCCAGACTGCCAACGGTACTTCTTACTGTCCACATCGCCAATGTGCGTTTGCAAATGGCGATCTAGCTTGTCGTTGATGATGTCCCAGGCTTCCTTACCGTTGTCTACCACCTCAAAGAAGTAGTCGCTGGCATATTTCAAAGTAGAACCGTCCTCATTGCTGACGGAGCCCCAAAACATACCACTGTATGCCTTGGGAGTGATCTGGGACTTCAACACACGACCATTCTCCAGAATCTTCTCTGGGTAATAGCGAGCCTTATTGAAATTGCCGTACATCTCTCTATACCTTCTTCTCATCTGGGCTTTTTGATTCCGTTTTTGTTGGGTACAGGATCTCCATGAGTTCATGGCGTCTCAAGCTCCATACCTTAGGAATACCCTTTTCCTTTGCTTCTGCTTGTAGTGTCTTCAAAGTCTTCTTCTCAAGAATCATCTTTTCGGGAAGCTTGTCCATCAGCAGGATCTGAATAAGTTCTGCCCGTTTCTTCATGTAGTAGTGCTTGATCTTCGGTGTACGTTCCTTGGCAATCGCTTTTAGCTCTGGGAGCTCCATAGAATGATAGTCCATCTTTGTTGATGTTCAGATTATGGACCACGCCAAATCCGTTTTGTGTTTTTGACCCTTAAGAGTAATGGATACTGCGATTGTAGTGGTATCTACACTTGTAGCCGTAGGAGCTAGTTTGTACATGTTCGCACTGAACAATATCAAAGATCTGAAGGATAATTGGGCAGAGTATCGGTGTAATCCTGCATATATGCCGTTAGCCGGGTTGGTAGGACAAGACCCTTTTAAGAACTTTAACGATTGCACGATGAAGAGCTTTCAGGATTACACTGGATTTGTCGTTGATCCTATTATGAGTCAGTTTTCCACAATGACATCCATCGTTACCCAAATCGGTGATTCAATGGACAGTATGCGTAAAATGATGGCGGATACCCGTAACGGGTTCTTGGGTATTGTAGGAACCGTATTTGGAAAGATTCATAATTTGATGTCCCAGTTCCAGTACATTATTATTCGGATGCGTACACTCATGGCTCGTTTAGTTGGTATAATGATGTCGTTTGTCTACATTTTCACGACTGGATCAAATACGGGTTCATCAATTCTAAATGGACCTATTGGTAAGACCATGAACTTCTTGTGCTTTGATGAACATACTCGTATTACAACAGGATCAGACGACGTTGTTTATATGTGTGATCTCAAACTCGGAGATATCCTGCCTCTTAATAATACGGTAACATCCATCTACACGATTGATGGTACAAATGTCCCAATGTACATGTTAGGAACCACCAAGGTGTCTGGAGGACATAAGGTGTGGTACAAGGATGCTTTTATTCCCGTCGCCGAACATCCGGATGCTGTACGTACATCTGATAGTAAGAAGTTAGTATGTATCAATACTCACTTACGATCATTCGGTATTGGAAACTATATTTTCATGGACTTCACGGAAGTTGGTCGGGTATCTGGCGTGGTAGATACAACAATCGTGTACGGTTCTCGTCCGATATCTGATGTGCGGGTCGGCGATGTACTGAATGGTGACGTTGTGCGTGGTACTGTAATGCACGCAGTTAAAGGTAGCCCGGTACTGTACAACTTGATTACTGACACATCAATGGTTTCGCCAAAGGTAGAAAAATACTGAATAAAAATAGGACTATAACATCAGTAGGATGATTGTTGTGCTTTTAGCTACACTAGCATCAATCCTTGGAATTCTAGTTGCTCACGGAATGGGTAATTGGGAAAAGGTCAAGCAGAACTGGGATGAATATCGTTGTAACCCCATGTATATTCCGGTCGCTGGATTTATTCGTCCTGACGTCAGCGCTTCGGAGAATTTTGTTCACTGTACGAATGCTTTAGCAGCCAGTATTTGGGGAATCGTTCAAGCTCAACTGAATAGTTATTTTGGAGTATTGGGTGAGTCGTTGGGACAACTTACTGGTCCTCTTGATTTATTCCGTTACGTGATCTCGCGGATCCGTAAGTTCCTGTTTTCGTTCATGGCTCAGACGATGTCAAAAGCTGCAAGTTCTACGAGCGTATTCCTTCATTATTTGGCTAAGATTCAAGATGTGATGAAACGGTTTGTAGCTCAGGGATACATTGGAGCATTTTTGGTTCAGGTTCTCGTGGATTTCGTATGGTCCTTCGTGACACTCTTTATCTCAATCGTAAAAACGTTCGTGTTCATTTTGCTGGCGATTTCATTCATTCTGGCACTGTTCAATCCTGCGCTTCTTGTTTTGGCGATCGTACTCGCATCCCTAATTGCCGCGTCCGGTTTTTAATCGCTCCTCATAGTAATAAATGAACAAAACTGCGCTCGTTCTAGCCTTTTTCGTCGCAGCCGTTCTGGCTGGACTGTTTGTCCGCTTCGGACCTCACGTAGCCCCAACGTCAAAGGAGAGCTTCATGCAGCAGCCGGTTGGCAAGCCTCTGAACTCTGCGGGCATGGGTCCTTACGATCAGGTTGATATGGGTGGAGGCGTGTCCGGATGGGCTGCGAACGAGGCGGCACCAGTCAATGCCGCGGGCGCTCTACCGTCCCAGGCAGATGACTCGAACAAACTCATGTTGATGGTAGGTAACAAGGTAGATACCGAGTGCTGCCCTTCCACGTTCAACACTGACTCAGGTTGCGTCTGCCTAACACCTGATAACAAGACCCTGATGGCATCTCGTGGCGGAAATCGGGCTTAAACAATTGTTCAGCATAAAATCTAAATGGACACATCTAAAATCTTTCAAAGTTTCATAGATGAAATCCGAAAAGCGTGTTCGGATGTTTCGCCAGTCCTTACGTTTGAGGACGATCTAAAGACTATTGAGACGTTCTACCCAGACGCTCTCAAGATTCTTCAGCGCGACGACAGCTTCTTTTCTGAGAAAGTCCGTACGTTATTTGGCGTAAATTTGAGCGCTATCTGGGCTCGTGATGGAATTCCGAAGGATGATTTATGGAAGGGTTTCCAGCTGTGTGTTCTAGGAGCGTTCCTTCATGGAGACATCAAGGACAAGATTGGATCTATGATTGACATTTTCAAGTCGTATTGGACCAAGACTGGAACTGATAATGACGAGATCAATAAGATCTTGAACGATAAGGCAAGTGAAGATCATTTCAAGGAAATTTTAGAGTTCATTATGAATACTCGTATTGCCAAACTGTTCACAGACATCGTAGAGAAGATTGATATCAAGGAACTCAATTTGAATATTGAAAACCCAGACGAACTTTTGGAGATCATTAAGAATCCTGATCATCCCACGATCAAGAAGGTCGTAAACAAAATTCAGAACTTACTGAAGGACAAGATGAAGCGTGGTGAACTCACGCAGCAGCAGATCACGACAGAAGTTGAAGCGATTAAAGCCAAGGTTACGTCCATCTTCGGAAACATCTTCAACGAAGCATTGGGTTTGAATCGAGGTGAAACTCCAGCCGCTGTTCTGGTCGGGAACTCGCCAGAGGCACGTCGGCAAAGAATGTTGGCGCGACTACAGAAGAAACAGCGCGATAAAACCTCAAGCTAGAAATAAGATGACCGAACAAATTTGGTTCCGAGATCCAGCAATTTTATTTGCGCCCGATAAGTGGAGCCAGTTTGTTCCAACAAAGACTATGACGACTGTACAGGCTCTGAATGCTGTCGTTCGCTTTTCAGTGTACTTCTCGGTCATCCTGTTTTTGGCTACGCAAGTCAGTGGGTACCTTTTGGCGATTCCGGCTGTCATGGCAGCTACAGTCATACTGTTCACTCTGTTCCCTCATGGTCGTGTTCTGGAAACGTTCAAGGCTGCTGTGAGTGGAAAAGAGTATACTATGCCCACTCCCGAAAACCCTTTTATGAATCCTCTTCTAACTGATATTTTGGACAATCCAGATCGTAAAGACGCTGCGCCGGTGACGCGCCGCGATGTCCAAAAAGAGATCATGAAGTCATTCCAGCACACGAGTGACATATACATGGACACGTCAGACCTATTTGACCAGGCGACGGCTATCATGCCGTTCTTTACCCTCCAGTCAGCCACTATCCCGAACGACCAGGATGCATTCCTGAAATGGTTAGCGAAAGGTCTGGATTCTCCCGATTACTCGAGTGCTCCTCCAGCTCGGTACGGTAAGATTATAGCTGAAGGGTACATCCCTGCGCGTGGATCAGAGCTTACTCTTTCGAACACGACGAGTAAGCCGAAGGGTACGTCGCCGAGTGCGCCGGCGCCCAGTCGCACGACTACCTCCCTTTCCAAATAACTTCTTCTTCAGCTCTTCTTTAGACGATGACCCATCCACCTTGTTCTTCGTTTTTCCATGAACTTCGAAGTGCGGGAATCCGGTAATGCCCATTTCCGAAGGCACTTTAGAGCTCTCAATCTTGCAAAAATCCGTGTGAGGAACCTCCTTTTCTAGGTCATCCCACGGCTTCATCATCTTGTCGCAGTGTGGGCATCCGTCCATATAAAAGAAGATCGCTACTGGCTTTCCCGACTTAATCTCCTTTTTCAAGCTATTGCCGTCTAACTCCTTCATTTAATTCTTTAGAACAATAAAATGGACAAGCATTGGTCTGGTTACTTGAACGCAGTTGGCGCAAACCCGATTCCTCAAACATCTATGCCCAATGTAGCTCCCTACCTTACCTCCGACCCTTCAACGGGAACATCGGGATTCTTGGATTTGCCAGTAAAGAAGCCTGAGATTCAGGCGCGGTATGACGCAATGTCCGGATCATGGGCAGGTGTTGAGGCAAGTACTGCAGCTATTTCCAATGACGTATTCAAAACTGAGTCACTTCCGATCGATAAAACGCTTCCGTCATACTACGGTAATAATTCAAAGCCCTAACGGCGCCTAGTATTACGACGAGTCTTTCGCCGCTTATTGTTCTTGCCACCTACCACCCGAAATTCAGGAGGATTATCTATGAAAGTTGGTCCGATCACATCTGGTAAAAACCATAATGCAGGTCTGGGTGTCATAAGTTTCCACCCTAATAATGGTAGATCGTAAATATAAGCCTTTACATAGCTCACATCTTCATTTATCGCCTCAAATTCATTAAGATACCGATCATATGTAGTACCTAGTTTTACTCCTAATCCGATTCGAGATTCTTCAGTAGATATAATATCATTATTAAAAAATTCTGCAAACCTAGCAATTAGTTCCAGATCACTCCGAATTATAGACAATGTTTTACGTAAACACGCCTGGGTATTATTCGCAAGAATTGTAAAGTTAGTTACATCGATCTTACGGGACTGGTCTGCGTCTTGAAATCCAGTTACATTATCGGTAGCCAGAAAAAACGCAAACATTTGACAGAATCCTTGGCTATTCTTGACCTGTAACTTCTCATACGGATTTCTTACAGTACCATTAACCATCGCTTGGTAATGTGTCGTATCAGCTCCATCATAAAAAATGAACCTTGGGTGGTGTGTGATTGGATCTGGAACACTACCTATTTCGACTGGAACTAATTCAATTTTATTTTTATAACATAGCAATTCATACGGACTTGGGTTTGCCGGTTTAATCAGTTTTTTTCGTAATATTTTCCTTTTCTTTATTGTTTTATCATCATATTTAGCCGACATGATTTTAGCAAAAATTGCCTGAAATGCCTCATACTGTGATTCTCCATCATTCGGAATAACGCACAATTGTGGATTAAATGTCTGGGGAAACGGATACCACGTCACAGCCTGCATTATTAATTTAAAATAAATTAAATGCTTATCTGGTATAGCTTTTCTTTACTATTTCTCCCGATAGAGTACAAATGAGCGGAGAAATTGTGAATTTGATGCTGACCCTTCGTAACCAAGTCAAAATTTATCACTGGGAAACTATGCAGTTTTCCCGTCATAAGTCTACCGATAAGCTGGTTGATAGTTTAGACGAGTCTATCGATAAGTTCATGGAAGTGTATTTTGGTAAATACGGTCGTCTGAATTTGACGTCTAAGACGGGCACGATTCGCTTACGCAATTACACGGACGACGAAGGACCCGAACTTCTGAAACAAGCCATAGAATGGCTCAATACTCGTTTACCGACACTACTCAGCAAGCAGGATACCGATCTGCTGAATATTCGTGATGAGATTTTAGCTGATTTGAATCAGACTTTGTATTTATTTACGTTTCAGTGAGCGGCGACGAGTCTTCTTACCTCCGCGCCGACGCTTTCCACCCTTCTTTGGCTCAAACTCTAAATTGTCCGCATTCAGTGGGGACCCTACAAACCTACCGAACGCAGAATTATCCGGAGCCCAGCTGGCGGACGTAGACCCCAGTCCTCCGCCGCGACGCTTACGAGTTATAGTACGGCGATGCGTCTTTGCCATTTCTTATATTCTAACAAAGACAATGTGGTTGTGGATACTCTTAGGTCTTGCGATCCTCGTAATTCTGTTTTATCGCCCTCGCGAGAACATGACAAACGATCAGCTGATTGGTACGCTAAAAACGTTTGGAGAACAGGGAAGTACTCCTTCAACCTCTAAGACGTCGGGACCATCTACGAAAGAGATTTACGGTCCCGGAGGAGTTCCCCCACCAGTTCCCACAAATACCGGGGCAGGAGGTGGTAAAACTGTCGGTGGACCGTACCCTCACATTTTCGGTCCAGACACAAAAAACGCTCCAGGAACTACATCTGGGTCTGTGAACTCGGGTAACCCAGTACCTCCCGGACAGGTAGCGTCGGATAAGGCGGTATCGACAGGATCTCAAGGTCCAGCTGACCAGTTTCATGAATTTAATCCTGAGCTAGCTAAAGCCTTTCCTGTCGATGGACCCCCACAACCCTTTTTAACCGATTTCTCTAAGATACAGCATTAAGTAAAGAGATGTTCGGACTCATGAACTTCTCTGGTAGTTGCTGGGTGAACGCATGTTTACAATCAGTTCTTCGCATACCGGATGTTCAAGCACGGTATACCGACGGAACACATGATCCAGAAAATCCGGTAGATCTAGCGTTATATAAAATCTGGTCATCAAACGGCGACGGATTAAGGGAATTCTTCGAGGCGGTACGGACGGAAATGATGCCGGCTGGTCAAGGTATTGGGGACAGTCATGAATTGTTTGTATACCTGTGTGACAAGCTCCCCTTTCTGGATAAACTGTGTAGATTCAAAGTCGCCGATTCCATTCTTTGTTCTTCCTGTAAGAAACGTGAACTGAAAGAGGATATGGTAACCGAATTCTCGCTATCGTCTACCGGTCCTTCCGCTCCTATTTCTCAGTGTATTACCAATACTATGACGCCACACGAAATTCCAGATTGGACGTGTGAAACATGTAAAGAGAAAGGGTGTACAAAACAACAACTGATTGGATCCTTTCCACAAGTGATGGTGTTTCATATGGTGAGTACGCAAGCGTCTGTTAATTACTCAAGTATTCTTATGCTGAACAAGATTCATTATGCTTTGCTCGCAGTATGTTGCTACAACGGTTCACATTGGTGGACGTATGGTCGCAATAAAGTTGGAGACTCATGGTATACATTGGATGATACGCGGGTCGAAGAACATGGACCAAAGGAGTTTCCGTTATCAAATAAAATGCGTTTGCTGATTTATTATCGCCTGAACAATTAATGAGCGATTCGACATTTGATCCCATAGCGGAGTTCCAGAGTTTATGGACTGGTACGGCTGAAAGTACCAGACCAGCCGATACTCCATCAGCTACGACTTCCACTCAATCTAAAGCCGAGACGATTTTAAATAGTGGCGGTCTACTTATTCTTATCTGCGTTGTTCTCGTACTTCTGTCTGTTATAACCTTTGTTTCTACCGGAAGTTTCCTTGCAACTCTGGTCGTGATTGCTATTCTCATTGGGGTTATCCTTCTACTTGGTAAACTAGGAGTCCTGAAGATTTATTTCGCTGACGGAATGTTACATGTAGAGTATCATCAGATGGATACGGCTCCCAGTAACGCCGGTGTCACGGGTCCAGCATCTTCAACTGCTCCAGCTCCATCAACGTCAGATCAGACGGTTTCCGCTCCTAAGCCTGTCGTTCAGAGCGAAGTGTTCCATATTGGTGGAAATGAGTACACGTACGAAGAAGCCCCTGCGGTTTGTGCAGCATACGATTCGGAGCTGGCGACGTATGAACAGCTGAGTACTGCTCTCACTCTAGGTGCTGAGTGGTGTGCGTACGGCTGGTCCCAGGGCGGGATGGCTCTGTACCCTACTCAGCAGACTACGTGGGCACAATTACAGAACGATCCGAACACCAGTAAATCGTGTGGTCATCCGGGAATCAACGGAGGATACTTTGATCCCGCTACGAAATTTGGAGTGAACTGTTATGGTCCTAAACCCACCGATAACACAAACGCAAAGTATCCTCTACCATTACCTGGCTCAGACCCCAATGCTTTCAACCAGTTAGTCAATAAGTTCAAGAGCCAGCTGAATACGATGCAAGTGAACGCTTTCAATCGGTCCGCTTGGTCCGGATGGAATCTTTCTGCTCACAAATAAGCAAATGAGCAATTACGCTTTAGACAGTCCTATTAATCGCAAAATGTATGTCCCAGGAGTTGACGATTTGCCAGTAGCTCCTGTGACATTCCCGAAACCGTCTACGGAGACGGACCAGACGCATCGTCGAATGGACTGGTTACATCATAAACCACAGGACCATGCTATTTTCCCTCAGAAACCGGAGGCTGTAAAAATAGAAAAGAAAAAGCGGTCAGATTAACAAAGAAGATGATTGAAGTTGCTCTTCTCCTCGGGTTAGGAGCCGTAGGGTACCTACTCGCGGTCGACCAGCCCAAAAAGCAGGATGGACAGACGTCTTCCAGTGGTGGACCAATTGAAAACTTCACGCCTCGTCCTACCCAGAACATTGATGACGGAATGGAAGCTGATATGACGAACAAAGGTCATAATAACGAAGTGCCGTACTTTGGTGCGAACAAGACGCAGAGCATGTACTCTGGAGCCACCAACGGTATTTTGGACTCACACACTGGAGCTGGAAAGGAGTACTTCCAGAAGACGGAAGTTAAGTCGTTCTTTGACGCTAAACCCGCAACCGGAAACCCTTACGGAAACCAAAACGAGTCGGATTTTTACCAGTCACGTATGGTTACGGGTCAGCACATGAACAACACGTTCCCAATTGATCAGGTTCATGTCGGTCCCGGTGCCAATGACGGGTACACGAACATCCCGAAGGGTGGATTCCAGCAGGATCAGTACCGAGAGTACGCTCTACCGCCTACGACCGACGAAATTCGTGTTGTAACGAAACCCAAGCTGTCATACGAGCCTCCAGTCATTCCCGGCTCAAGCGTTGTGACCCAGCCGGGCATTCAGGCTGATGTCAACAAGAACCGCCCTGACCGATTTGCAGTATACGGAATGGATCGTGTGAATACTGCGGTGGGCGCGCAGACAGCGTCGCGGTACTACCCTGAGCAGATCATGAAGACGCAGGCGCGCGAGTCAACGTCCAAGGAATACTACAGTGCTGGCGGAAATATGGCGGGCGTTGTGGCGTCGTACGTCCGGGCATTCACAGAGCCTTACCAGGAGTTCATGAAACTAACGACCGAGGGACGCCCTGGACCGGCTGGTGCGGCGTCTGGAACTGGTCAGTCGATTGGCGCGGACATGTACTCTGCCCAGACGAATAAGGACGAGACAGTCCTGTCGGATGCCGCGCGCTTCAACTCTGGAATGGTCAGCACGAACGCCACGGCTCAGCATATGGGATCGTACACGTTCAACGCCCCGCTCAAGCAGGATGTGTACACTGAGCGCAACGGATCCGACATCCTCAAGGCGTTCCACGACAACCCGTATTCACAGAGTCTCAATTCAATCTAATAATGGATCTGATACGAGAACATTTAATTTATAAAAACGTGCCTCTCGATATCACGATCGACGCACTGAAAACCCAGGAACAGTACGAAGTCATACGTCTTCTTCTGGCGTGTCGCAAAGAAGACGTGTGTGTTTTAGTTTCTGATAAGTCCAATAAATATATTTTAGAGCTTCTTAAAGAGTTAAAAATCAGTACCCGTGAAACCGCCGCGGCTGCCGCATCGTGAACCTGTGACGACGAATACTACCACCGGTCGTTGGAAGTGTTGAAATATGAGTTTTTATCTTGGCTATACGTTCACGAGCCTGTTTGATTGGATCAACACCTTCTTTCTTACCATTTTGTTTCCAACCTTCTATTCTTTTGTTTAAAAATTCAATCTCTTTATTCGCTTCCTCGAGTGTCATTAGTTCAATCTTCTTATTCTGCTGCCCTTGCTGTCCCTGCTGTTGTTTCTGGACTTCGAACGTCTTGGTAGTCATAATATCCTTCTTTTGTTTCTGTAATTCTTCGAGTTCTTTGTCGTACTGCTCAATAGCCGAAGCTTTGCGCGTGTTCATACACGTCTTAACCTTCGCCATCTCTGTTTCGTAAATATCTACCGCTCCTCCAACCTTGACATCAACGTCATTGAGTTTCGATAACTTGAATTGGAGGTCCATGCGCTGATCTGAAATAAGCTGGACAGACTGATCAGCGTCCGCAGTCACATCTTGAGCTAACTGTAAAATCACGTTGCGCCCAGACGTACGCGATTTCAGGCGCAGAATCTGGTCTTTGGCTAACTTTTCACCCAAATCTTTGAGTCTCTTTACGGTCTTCTCAGACATAATTGACTTGGGTTTGCCTTGGCGTTTTAGGGTTGTGACGGGTTTCGGGGCTTCCACAAGTTGACGAGATGCTTCGCCGTGCGTTAATCTTGACGGAGATACTGATACTGATTCAGGTTCGGGTAACGTTACCGGTTCTTCCTGTTCATCAGGTTCAGTGGGAGGCTGCATAGGATTATTAGGGTTATAAGCACCAAGAGACTTCAATACTTTGCTGTTTAATGCGCGTTTTAGTCTAGGAGTCGTTCGTCCCGTGGTAGCTGGTGAAATGCGAAGATCTCTAGAGGCAGGAGGAACTGGAGCGTTGGGTCCAATGAGGGGATTTCGAGCTTTATATCGTCTTACAGTTGGCAATGGATTATCAACTGGAGTACGTTGTGGCGTAACATTCGTGCTCGCATACTTAAGTGCATCAATTCTTGCCTTTGCTTGTGCCTCTTCTTCTGGGGTAATTGCTCCTCCCGTAATTGCCTCCCCGTCGCCAGAAATAAACGCTTTTACTTCATCTAGGATATTGTCGCCACTGTACTTTCCACACAAATCCACCAGTTTCTGGAGGTTCGCGATTGTCGGGTTATTGTTCAAAGCCTCCAAAGCCGCATTAATTGAATCAATACGCCCAGCATAATCTCCGCCCACCGAATTCTCAAATTGAGCGTTTTCGGGGTCAGCCATTGTCGGGTCAACAGCAATACGCGCAGCTAAGAACGCCCGCTGACGCTTTTCAACTAACTTATCGATGTCCTCAATAACAGTATCCGCTGTTCCCAATATATTGCATTTGTCTTTAACCGCATTTTCAACCTTCTTCTGCATTTCGTCAATCGCCTCCTGCGAAATCAGTAAACACGCAACTTCTGAGCTCTTAATTGCTTCTTTCTTTCGCGCCGTAACAGTATCCATCTTAGCATTTAAATACTTCTTCAGTTCAGTAATTGAATTTTCTAGTAAAGTTTTCGGATCACTTCCAACTGGTCCAGTTTGCCCGGTTCCTTTCCTAAAGGCTGCTTCGTACCTTTCTTTATTTATACGATATGCGTGCTGCGCAACCGCTTCCGCTTTGAACGCTTCAAAATAAGTGTTTGTCAAATTCTTAAGTTCATCAGTAGCATCCTTGAACTTTTTATCCGTATCAGTTTTTAGAGTATTAATACGTTTCAGTAATTTCTCGGTAGATGTATCGCCAGAAAAGGCATTCGTAGCAATGTCCGATGCTATCTCTTCAAGTTTACGAACGTCGCGATCTACAGTATCCAAATCCGATTTGTAAGGACTAGTAGGAGTCGCTTCATATGCTACTTTAGCTTGAGATAGAACACGTAAAGCATCATCTAACCCAATAAAGTTACCCTCGGAAGTAGGATCGGATAGTTCAAGGAATGATTTCAGCTCTTTCTGTGCTTTCAGTACCTTTTTAAATGCCGCTTCAGTCGGACCGTCTGTATTAGACAGATTCGAAAAGTGATCATATACAGTCCTCCACGCAGTCTTGAACTTCTCGCTTCCCTGAATAGGAATTAGTCCAGTAAAATCAGGTTCTGGTATATTCATATTCAAATACCATCCATACACAATAGTTCTCGCTTTGGTGCGATACGCATCGGCTCTTCCCGGATTCTGTCCGCACGTTGTTTCCTTAGAAGCTTTGAGGCGCATAGCTTCCACATCGCGCTTGAGTTTCAGAGCAGATTCCAGTTTCTCTTTAGTGTTCTTGAACACTTCCGTGGCTTTCGTGGTATCTACCGACTGTCCAGTTAACTCGTCAACCTTTGCCTGAGCCGCTTTTACTTCGGTTTCAGCTCGGGACTCCGCTGCAATTGATTCGGTATTAGGATTTGTGATTCGTCGAGATTTGGCGTCGTTCAGTTTACGCTGAGCTTCCAGTAACTTCGACTGAGCTTGGGCTAGTGGCGTTCCAGCCTCCTCGGTCGCGAAAAACAGTTCTAAGTCACGAGGATCGTACCATTCGCTCTGCTTCGCATTCATCGAGCGTCCGCACGACACATTGATCTTCAAGTTCTCGTTCGCGTTCGGGTCAATGCCCTTGACTGCTCCTACATCTCCCACCTCAATCGTTCCCAGACACTTCTTTCCACGCGCTGACTGACGTACCCGAACCAACGATCCTACCGTAACCCGACCTCCAAACACCGGCTCGCCATCCGTATCGTCCGGCTCGGAAATTTCCAGATCTTCGGGCTCGTACCATTCCTTTGTGAGTTCTTCGGGGTTCTTGCCGTTGCACACAACTAGAATTTGTAAGTTATCCTTATCTTCCGGCTGGATATCTACGACTGTACCTTCATCTCCAAACGCTGGACGACCAAGAGGTTTTGTTGATACAGCTTCCTTGCGCTCAGCGCGAAGTCGAACTTTAACATCGTTATTCGCCATTCCTCCAAAAATAGGGATTCCGGGACGAGGAACGGAACGAGCTGGAACAGCTTCAAGTTCTTCTAAATCGTAATCTTCTTCTACGACCGACTTTACAGCGTCCTTTGAAACACACCGTACCGTCGCAAAATCCTTCGACGTTTTCGGATCAGCCAGAACTCGCGTGACAGTTCCGAACGTTTCCCAATCGCGAGAAATACCCATGGCATCATAATGCTTTTGCCCCGTAAGACGGTATGATCCACTTGCTTTGCCAAACATAGGATTTGAATGCTTCTTCAAAACTTCCGGATCAATCTTTCCGTCGGGTGCACGCTTTAACTGTACTGTCGTTCCAATCCCGATCAGTCCTCCCTTAATTCCGCGCTTACCCGGTTCACTCGGTCCACTCACAAACTCCAAATCTTCAACCTGATAAATCTCCTCATAACTTCCTTTCGAGTTGTCTATACGCTCTGTACGCACCATCACTTCTGTCTTTCGTTTAGGGTTCAAGTGGGTCACCGTACCTACAGAATTCGCAAACGGACTTGCTAATCCCTTTCCGCGATTCTTAGAACGAGCTGACTGGAGTAACCGAACTCGCGAACCCTCCATCAAGTACCCTCCTGGAATAGAAATGCCTACCGCATTAATTCCCGAAGCCACAACGTCCAGCGCGTCGGCGGGAAGCTCTTCCTCTACCGATTTTCCTCCCTTACGACACCGGAATGTCACAGTTTTCTTCTCCACATTCACTTGAGTTACAATACCGTTTCCCATCGTATTCAAACGCGAGTCGGGATACTTGTCTTTCGTGGATTGGTTAAGGCGTACTTCCGAGCCTTTGTAGACGCGCTGACCGGATAAAAGTTTGATACTATCCTTGTCTTCCGTGTCAATTAGACCAACGTATATTCCAGCCGCCCCCAATGCGGTGGCAGCAAGCATAGCCACCGGTAAAACGATGGACATTTCTCCTTATCTATTGAGTAGAGATGTTTCATTTAGTGAAAGACAACGTATCCGGAATTGAGAACAATCTTATCTGGGCACGATCTGTACGAGACTCTATTGTCTCATGGTGGTTCAATGTGATCTTGCTTGTTTTGGTGGTTGGGTCATTTGTGTACTTCTTGTGGTCCAGTCACGGAACTGCTCCACCGGAAGAACTGAAAAAGATTCCGTTTGAGCCGAATATGTGGCACAACGCTGTGAGAAATGTTCCCATAACAGATTATGGACAAATTCCTCAAGTTGAAGCTGGAGATGGTTTACCGGGACATGCCAGTCGAACAGGCGCGTCAGAGTTTTGACAAATTGAAAGACGAGAAGCCGGTTTTAGGTGAAGATAAAGTCCCTGTACCGGTAAAACGTAAATTAAGAATCGTTACCAAAGACAAATGAGTGCCGCAAGGTACACGAATAAAATCAGAACGAACTCTGAAGCCAGAGTTCGGAAAGTTCAGTACCGATACAACGATGCTCAAAATTACAATCCTCTAGGAGCTGCATGTGCGGTCAGTCCAGATTTCAGTGTTTTGTCGTACACGAAAGGCGACTGCTGTTCAGCTCCAAATCCTATCGTAATTATCGTTTATTTTTTAGATGGCGGAAACGCCTTTTCGAACGTGTACGACGAAGGATACCCTCCTCCAAATTACCCAACTGTCCTACAAGACATATACATTCCATCAAATATAGCTTACGACGGTGGAACTGCGGACATTGTTGTGTCTGCACCAGACTACGATTCAGGAACTGCATTCGACAATTTCCCCGATATCTTACAGGATATTCTGGTGCTTTCATCCGGGATTATTTTGGACTCGGGGACGTTATTAACTCTGAAAAACCCAGATTATAATGGTGGTTCGGCTTCGTATGTTTCTAGCGTGATTTTAGATGGCGGAAATTCTGTACCACTATAATAACAATAAATGAGTACCGTTACAAATGTTCGGTTTCAGCTTCGGCGTGATACCGATGTAAATTGGGCAGCCGCAGGTAATCCTCCGTTATTACTTGGCGAGCCGGGATACGATACGATCAACAAGATCTTGAAAATTGGTGATGGTAGTAGTTCGTGGAGCAATTTACCATCAATCAGTGGTGGCGGCGGCGGTGGTGGAGGAACAACTCTTCCTTCCGGAACAACGAACGGTGATTACTTGACATGGAATGGCGCAAATTGGGTAACGGGTGGGGAAGGCGATGTGAAGCTAGGTGGATCAACGACTATTTCCGGAACGACGAGTAATAGCGTTGTAGTTGGCAGCGGAGCGAGTGCTGTTCAACAAGATGTCATTATTGGAAATGCGTCAGCATCAAGTGTTGGTGGCAATGTGATTGTTGGCGCAGGTTCATCGTCAAGTGGCGGAACGGCTGTGGTTGTTGGTATTAAATCTACAGGTGCGGCATACAGCACCTCGGTTGGTGCTAACACATCTACTGGTTCGAATGGCGTTTCAATTGGAAATGCTGCAAATGGAACCGGGTCGGGCATCAGTATTGGTAACAACGCATACTCAGAAGCTAATGCGGTAACTGTGGGATCGAATGCAGTTGGATCATCAACGTCTGTCACGATTGGAAGTCCGTCGTTCACGAATGGATCGAATAACGTAGCAATTGGACAGAACGCAACGACCGGAAATGCGTCGAATGCAATTGCAATTGGAGGCGCATCTGTTCTGGCTAACAATTCTATTGGGATCGGAGGGAGTTCTGTGAGCGCGAACTCAACATCTGATAAATCTGTCGTTATCGGATCAAACACATTGATTCAAAATTCTGATAATTCTGTTAATGTAGGGTATGGTTGCCGTTCAGATTCTTGTGCAAACTCTGTCGTAATTGGTTCTGGCGCAACTACAGCATCGGGAAGTAGTGCTGCAGTCATAATTGGGTATAAGGCAAATACAACCACATCTTGTGCAAATTCGATTGTAATAGGATACGGGGCAACTTCAAGTTTTGCGAACACGATTGTTATTAACGCAGCTGATACGTCCGGACCTACTACAACGAATACAAACGCATGTTATATTGCACCTATCCGCCAAGCAACGAATCCCAATGGAGGTGCTGCAGGGTCTTTATGGTATGACACTAGAACTGGCGAAGTGTGTTACAATTAGCATGTGTGTTTCATGTTAGAAATTCTACATCATAATAATAACAGATGGCTACAACCAACGTACGATTCAAGCTTCTTCGTGACACATTTCAAAACTGGTCAAATACAAATCCAGTTTTGTTAGTTGGAGAACCGAGTTACGACACCACAAACAACCAATTGCGAATTGGTGATGGTGTTTCGCCATGGTTAAATTTGAATCCGTTCGGGGGTGTTACTGGTGCGAGAGGGTACACCGGTGCGATCGGATACACTGGGTACACGGGGTACACTGGCGTTACAGGATCTAAAGGTTCAACTGGTTCAACGGGACCAACAGGACCCGGATTAACAGGTAGAGACGGTCCGACTGGTGTGACTGGGTACACTGGATACACAGGTCCAACTGGAGCTGGATTAACTGGACCTACCGGTGCGATTGGACCTACTGGAAAAACAGGTCCCCGCGGCTTTACTGGTGCAACGGGGTATACTGGGTGCACGGGGTATACCGGACCTACAGGTCCAGTTGGATCTGGGTTTACGATGAAAGGAAATTGGAGGGATTCAAGTTATAGTCAAAATGATGTGGTGTACTACAACGGAAACACGTACGTCGCTAAAATCGACGTTCCGCAGTTGAGTGGACCACCCCTGTCAAACATAAACGTGTACTGGCTGTACTTTACAACTGGATCAACTGGCACTACTGGACCAGGATCGACTGGGTCTACGGGATATACTGGACCTACTGGACCAGGACTGACTGGACCCACTGGACCTACTGGACCAGGATCGGTTGGGTCTACGGGATACACGGGCTATACTGGACCCATAGGTCCTACAGGACCAGGACTGACCGGATCCACGGGGTATACGGGGTATACTGGACCCACTGGACCTGGTAAAACTGGACCTACAGGACCTGGAATGACTGGATCTACAGGGTATACGGGGTATACTGGACCCATAGGTCCTACAGGACCAGGACTGACTGGATCTACGGGGTATACTGGAACTACAGGGTACACCGGACCCATAGGTCCTACAGGACCAGGACTGACTGGATCTACGGGGTATACTGGACCTACTGGACCAGGATTGACTGGACCCATAGGTCCTACAGGACCAGGACTGACTGGGTCTACGGGGTATACTGGACCTACTGGACCAGGATTGACTGGACCTACTGGACCTACTGGACCAGGACTGACTGGATCTACGGGGTATACGGGGTATACTGGACCCATAGGTCCTACAGGACCAGGACTGACCGGATCTACAGGGTATACGGGGACTACGGGGTATACTGGACCCGTAGGTCCTACTGGACCAGGACTGACTGGGACTACGGGGTATACGGGGTATACGGGGACTACGGGGTATACCGGACCCATAGGTCCTACGGGACCAGGACTAACTGGGACTACGGGGTATACGGGGTATACGGGGTATACTGGACCCATAGGTCCTACGGGACCTGGTAAAACTGGACCTACTGGACCTGGAATGACTGGACCTACGGGATACACGGGATACACGGGTCCTCAAGGTGCGACAGGGTACACTGGTCCACTCCCCACCATTTTGAACGCTTTGAATGTGACGGACACGAGTCTCACAGTGTCGACAGCGACAGCCGGAACGTATTACTACATTGCGAACTCCGGATTCAATTCGCTGACATTACCGACACCACTTCCGACCACGGCGGGCACATTTTGGACATTGCGCAACTCTACTGGGTCATACTTGAGCGTAGCACTCACCGCTAACGCGAATCTCAGTACTCCACTAACAATGGCGCCGAGCACGAACACCACAATTGTCACAACTGTGAACGGAACGAACGGAATGAGCGTGTCGGGTTATATTTTGTTCTAATTTCGTCCAATAAGATAACACGTCACGATGGCGCTCGTGACATCGGTCGCCGCGTCGCGCGCAAACACCTGGTCATTTTCTCCCCAATCCATTCCCGGTTTGGCTTTGTGGTTGGATGGAGCAGATACAACTACGATCACGGGAACGTCGCCAGTGACTGCTTGGAGGGATAAGTCGGGGAAGGGTAATAATGCGAGTCGTATTTCAGGGGCAACACCCTCAATATCAAACATAAACGGTGTTCCCGCAATCGTTCCCAATGGTGGGTTGACTGGATCAATTACGAATACGACCGCTACACTAACATGTTTCGCCGTTGCGGTATTCGACTCTGCATCCTATGGCGGACTGGTTTCGCTGGGTGGGGCAGGATATAACGATTTTAACTCAAGTTCAGGGTGTTCTGTATTTAATCGTACGGGTTCAGAGGCAAGTAGTATTTATGGTACTCGCAATGGTACCAGTCTACCGAGTCTCGCCGTTACTGGTGGGGCGGTGTTTCTTATTGATGTAGTGTACGACAATACGAACGCGAATATGTTTCTGTATCAGAACAGTGGGACGAGTACATCAACTGTAGCAAGCAATTCGGGGAATTTTGGGTACGATACCTACGATATTGGGCAAAGACTACTGAATCCAACAACAACCGCATATCCTTGGTACGGAGCGATTGGCGAAATTATTATTTACAATGCCGCTCTCTCCACCGCTCAACGCAACCAAGTGGAAGGGTACCTGGCGTCCAAGTGGGGACTCCACGGCCAGCTCCCCGCCTCCCACCCCTACTCGTCAAAAGTCCCCTTTCTCCCGACCCAGATTTCGGGGTGTCAGTTGTGGTTGGACGCGGCAGACTTTTCGTCGTTCGTATTTAGTTCAGGAACAACCGTATCGGCATGGAACGACAAGAGCGGAAATGGACTTGTCTTCGCTCAGCCAACGGCTGGTAACCGACCGACCTACTCGTCCAACGGATTCAACGGCGGATACCCTGGTATATCCAATGGACTTCTAGTCTCAACCACAAATATTGCGATAAATCCGACGTTTTTTGCGAATGGAACAGATACAACGGCTTTTGCTGTAGTAAATCGTGCACCTCCTGGTCCTAAATACCCCCGCCTATTCACAGCATCAGACTATAATGATTACGCGTTTATGGATCCGTTTAACGATGCAACGAATGGCTATGTGGGGTTAGGCGACTGGACAAATAATTTGAATATAACTAGTTCTGTATACGGACCTAAGGTCTATTCTATGTGGCGTTCATCCTCATCTATGTTTTTGAATTCATTTGAGACCGGTGGACTTCAGTCATACTCACGAACCGGAGTAAATCGTACGGCGTCAACCACGGCTCAGGTATTTTGTATAGGAGGAGACACGTCTGGAGCCTCAGATGCCTACTATGGATCATTTATTTCAGAAGTCATCATCTTCAACAACGCTCTCTCCACCGCCCAACGCAACCAAGTGGAGCAGTATTTGGGACAGAAATGGGCGATCTCGGCGTTCAACCAGCCCTCCCCTGGCGGGTACTTGATCCCGTACAACCGCCCTTTCTACCCCGTCGATATTCCTGGATGTCAGTTGTGGTTGGATGCGGCAGATACAACTACAATCACGGGAACGTCGCCAGTGACCGCTTGGGCGGATAAGTCGGGAACTGGGAACAATATGACAATTACAGGGGGAAATGTATCGTATAGCACGAATCCTCTCGCCTTATCCTTTAATCAACAAGTGACATGTACGTCAGCACTCTCGACAAACGTAATCACCGCCGGTTCAAGCCGTATTTTTATTGTAACTCAATGTACAGGTCTCGTACGTGGAACATTTGCTCACGTATTTACATTTCCGGGTATAGTGGAGACTACTTTTAATACATACAATCCTTGTATACGATTTCAGGATAATACAACACAACTACGAATAAATACTGAAACTGATATTGGTGCAAACTATTTTGTGAATGGAACTCTTGGCGTGCCATCCGGCACTTCTATATTCATTCCAACTGGATTTAATGTAATTGATGGAATATCTAGCGTTAGCGGAACAACATCGTTCGCATTATCTTCTGTTCCTGGTAATCCTCTTGGTGATCGTTACTTTATTGGATATATACAGGAAGTCATTGTGTATTCAGGACCAATTACAACCGTTCAGCAACAGCAAGTGGAGCAGTACCTCGCACAAAAATGGGGACTGGTCGCGAAACTTCCCGCGGGACACCCTGGAAATCTCCTGCCCGCCTTCTCCACCAAGTTCACGGTCAAATCGATTTCGGGGTGTCAGTTGTGGTTGGATGCGGCAGACTCATCAACAATTACGGGAACGTCGTCGGTCACAGCTTGGAGGGATAAGTCGGGGGTGGGGAACAATATGACCCTGTCAAGTGGCACCGTCTCATATACAAGCAATCCGAGTTCCGTAGCATTCGCAAGTGGCGGAATGTTGGTAACGACCACTTATATAAACGTCACCAGAAATACAACCGCTTTTATTGTAGTTAATGTAACATCTATTCAATCAGGAACAAGTTTTGGTGATGTTTTAGAATTTAGAGACTTGCTCGATGGTCCAGGTTATTTTTCTATACGGTTTTATCCAAATCCAACTTCACTCGATAACGCAACTGTTAATGACTTTACAGGAGGAAGTCCCAATGGATATTATGTGAATGGAACACTGTATACGTCCACTCAAATAACAGTTCCATCAACGTATAATTTAATTGTCGGAACAAATACATCACAATCTGGCAATACCCGAGTATCGCTGTCTACTGATTTTTTAACTCGTTACCTCATTGGAAATGTCCAAGAAGTTATAATATATACATCAGCCATCACCACTCAGCAACGCCAGCAAGTGGAAGGGTACCTTGCTTGGAAATGGGGTCTGCAGAGTTCTCTGCCGTCCACACACGCATACGCAAAGTTTGCGCCTTAGTCTAATCCCGAGTCACGCACAGCTTGAGCACGTTTCCTTGGAGAGTGTACCCCACAGTAATTCCGAGAAACAGGTCGTTCAGTGCGGACGTAGAGAATCCAAGTTCGGTTCCCAAAAGGTAACATGCGTACTCGTACGCTGTCCGAAACGTACCATCTGAGCACGGAGACGGGGGAGATAGGGTGATTGTTACAATAGGGTACCGCGGAGAAAAACCGGCAGATGCCCACTGCTGTAACGGTTGAGTGAAATCAAACGATCTAGGTGCAATGAGCGCCCGCAGTGCCTCGCGATCCGATGTTTCCTGCTCTACTGCCAGCATATGCTGCGTCAGCAACTGGTCAATTGTGGCAATGTATACGGGTCCCGTGGGTCCTGTGGGTCCAGTGGGTCCCGTGGGTCCTGTGGGTCCTGTGGGTCCTGTGGGTTCCATTTATGACTCTGCCATATAAAAATGAGTATTGTTTGTGGTTGTAAGCCCGAACGAGTTCACGCAACCGCGAACTTCTGGACGATTTTGTGAATGCTGAGCGCAGATACGCCAGACGCGTCAGACACAAGTTTCATTTGCGTTTTAGTTTTGAACCCCATAATATGAGCAACCACTCCAGCTACAATGGTCTTGGGTGTATGCTCAAACTCGTCCTCCGACTTCGTGGAAATTTCAACCAGCAAATCCAGAATCTTCTGGCGCTGTTCATCGTTCAGTGATAGAGACGCGCACAACCGCTCGGCAATTCCGATCTCGGTTTGAAGTACGGTATTGTTGGTGTCCTCAAAGTGTGTGATCGCCTTGCACAGCGACCGAATGTTCACGAGAAACATCTTGGCAATTTCCTCGTGGCTCCGCGGCGCCCCGTTATTGCGGCACGCGACAAACACCGCTCCGCCCATCATTGCTCGACGGGTTTCCCCCCGAACTTTTTGGGCATCTTCCAGTTTCTTGTACAGTCCACACGCGTCCATGACAATCGATTTCGGCAGACCTGCGTGTGTGCACGACAACTGAATCGCATCAAAGATGCTCATCCACGACCGCTGGGAATTAGAGGAAAGCGACCAGCAGCTCAAACGCTGAATAGCTTTCAGTTTCACGTCCTTTGACGTCATTCCTTTGAATGACATCACAGATCCATATGACGATTCAGGGAGAAGATCGGATGTTGTAAAGCCTGTGCGACCTTCATCTTTTCCCTGATCGTAGTTCCGCCATTCGGCGCCTTCATCTATAATTCGACCCATCATTGTTCCACATTTCGTACATACATGCTCACCTTCATCAATTTCAAGTTCGTGTTTACAGTTCATTTTAGTGTGTTTGAGCACTATCCTTTTTCGGATTCGTTTTACGCGACGCAAACACCGATTTCATCACCGACCAGTTGGGAGGAATGTATCGCACAATGTGTTTGTGGACATGTTCGTTGTACAGGAACTTCACTTTCTCGCTCAGCTGTTCCAGGAACAAAAACATGGCGTAGGCGAAAAACAGTCCTGAGACGTACGTATCAATCTTCAAATCCAACGATTTGGCGATTGGAAAGATGGGCGCCCATCCCCGCGTGATCTCGGTCGTCCAGAACGCCATTGCTCCAATAATGCCCAACTCTAACCCGATATCGCCAACCTGGTATGCTAAGTGCTCGGACTTCCATTCCTTGTCACAGTCGTCGAACAAATGGTACAGCACCACCGAAATCACAATGCCCACCATCGTATAAAACACCGCCAGAATCACAATATTCATCGTTCCTCCAAGTATTTCGCCCAAATCCATTATCTATTCTGGGGCATAAAAGTCTCGCCGTAAATCTGTGGACGATAATTCGTCGCCAGGATCTGTTTGTTCCCGTCGCGCGTCTTCACGGGCTTGATCCATGAAATCAGGAGATTCTTTTGTTCCACAACCCAGACCCAGTACCCGGCTTTAGAAAACTCCGAAACCAAATGATCCAGCGCTTCCTTCAAGGAAAAAAGGGGGTATCCAAACACGTACGTTGGGACCGGATAAATGATGTACGGAGCATCGGAATTGTGAACTGCTTGACGTCGAATGAGCGCTTGGATTTGGGAAATGATGGGTGTCATGGCTGCCATGCGGTTCGCCCTTCTTTCTTCTTGTTCGTCCCATACGTCACGCGCACGCAACATCTCTGCTTACTCTTACTATAAGAATGTCTCCGCCATTCCGCACTCTTGGATTGGGTGGTGGAGGTATGAAAGGTATACTGTACGTCGGTGCCTTGCGCGAACTTTCGCGGCATCAAGATTTAGTGTTTCCCGATGGAGTGTACGGTGTTTCCGTCGGAGCGATTGTTGGAACGTACATTGCGTTCGGGTTGCCGCTAGATCTAGGAATCGAAGGAGCATTCAAATTAAGTTCATTTATTCCCGAGCCAGATTACTCCAAATTACCCGAAATGATATCGCTGAAAGGCGTGTTTTCCATGGACATTCTGGAAAAGTCGCTCATAAACATGTTTCTGGCTAAAGGCGTGGATCTGCGCACGAAAGTTATCGGCGACGCGAAAATGCCGTTGTATATTCTGGCTTCAAACGTCACAAAAGGTAAACCTACCATATTTTCCAAAAACGTTCCAGTCTTAGACGCTCTGAAATGTTCGTGCTGTATTCCTGGCGTCTTCCGCCCTCAAACTCTGTACAATCAAGTATATGTCGACGGAGACCTGTTTGTGCCTTCGGTTGACAGATATATTCCTGATACGTCTAACGCTTTATGTTTGTCCCTGAAATTCCGGACGTCTGACCGTACGTTCACACCCGCGTCCATTGAAACTATGTCACCTATATCGTACGTCCACGATATATATACTATGGTGACGTACAACTTCTACCAACAGGTGAAAACGCCGTGCACTTTACAACTTCACTATCCGAATTTACACAGCACGTCGGATATATCGGGCTTCAATGTTCCCGATATCCTGGAAAAAGCCGCCAAGGATTTATCCCGATTTCTCGGGACCTAGTGCAGCGACCATGAAGGCGCGGAAGTTTGCGACAGTAGGTTTGCCGGACATTTCGTACATCTTGTCGGCGGTTTCCACTTTGATTGTGGGGTACGCCTTGATCTTGTACAGTGCAGCCTTACCTTTGTCAGCGTACGCATTCACGTCCTCAAATATGACGCGATGTCCTCCGTACGTATAATTCTTGGTCTCCACCAACTGCTTGAACGATGCGACTTCCGGCTCGGCGTCTTTACAGTGAGGACACCACGACGCAAAGAAAAACACGAATTTCACAATTCCAGGTTCAATCGGTGTGTCGGGAGTAGGTTTATCCTGCGCGACTGGTTTCTGCTGGATAATCTTCGCTCCGGGCCAGATTCCAGTGTACGCTCGAAGTCCTAATATAGTTATTAGAACAACCAGAGTTGAAACAATCACGGCTGTGACTATGTCACTCATCTTGTCTAAATGATGGGCATAAAAGTTTTGACTCTTTTCTCAGTGCTTCAAAGTACTTGCGATACGCTTCGGCTGCTGTAATGCCTGTCGTAATTTGCAGCCACGCTACTTGATAGGTTTGTCGTTCAGGTTCGTATGGTTTTGGGATGATGGTGTACCATTGTCCGTTATAGCGTACGGATGGTGGCATGTTATACCTCCACAGAAACAAAGAAGCCAAGATTTCCGTTTTTCGCCTTTTTGGACCCATTGTTCGAACGTGTACACGTTGCTCATAGACATATTGCATCTGGCACAAATAGGGTACAAGTTAGATAAGATTGTGGGACCGCCCTTTGATTCGGGTATATCGTGTCCACACTGGAAATCAAACACCGTGATTCGGTTCTGGCACCAGGGAGTATAGCATTTCGCGTCGTACTTTTTCCCGAATTTGGAGAGCCAAACTTGTTCTCTCAAAGCTTTAGGAATCTTGGCTTTGTGATGATGAGACATTAGTGTTTTACGACGAATCTTTGAAAACGGAAATAGTTTAGTGTACCAATTGTGGGCGTAATAAGATGAGGAATATTTATAACGTTGTTACGGATGTCCAGGAGAAGGTCACGGCTGATCACTTCCCAGTGGTTGGCAATCTTCCCGATGGAGTTCACTTTTGGACGATTGTAGAATTTACGGCTGGTGACAGCATTCTCCAATTTGAAGTTCATCTTGAACATCAGGTATCGGGTATCCTCCTTCAGCGAGGTTTCACGAACGCTCAGCGCGATACGATTATGGAGATCTTTACCAGTAGGATGTTCGATTGAATGCATATAAACTAGACATAGCCTGAAAATGGCAACTTTTTAGCTGCTAGTTTCAGTGTTTGTTTACGGTGCGCGGTGTGTGTTAGATGTTCAAGGAAAACCTACTAAATGGGCGCCAATACCGAAGCCGGCACCCGTGCGCGCCGACGAGCCGACCGAGGGGGCGTAGATATCGAGGATGGCAAAGGTGGCGAGTGCAACGAGGGCAATCATGCCGATCTCCGAGAGCTTGAGTCCCTTACCCGGGAGGAGGTAAGCGGCAATGGCTACCGCCAGACCCTCCAGACCGTACTTCACGGCGCGAGATACTAGATCGCCGAAATCAACACCAGCAGGGGCGGCAACAGACTTCTGCTCGGGCATTTTTATAGAAAAGGACAGAGAAAAAACCTGCCAACTCATCTAATAATGGTAAAAGTTTGTTTAGTTGCGGTGGCCATAGGACAAAGGTATTTAGAAGAGTACACGCGTCTCTTTATGCCAAGTCATACAAATTACGCTAAAAAACATGGCTATGATTTTAGAGTTATTGATGATTTTTTAGATAAGAAACATACCGGTTACAAAACTATTTCGCTGAATAAGATTTTAGTATGCAGTCAACCTTGGTCAGAGCAGTATGATTTTGTGGTATTCGTGGATGCTGATGTTCTGATTAATATTAGGGCTCCTCCTATTCACGCGTGCACAGATTTCGGCGATAAAATTGGAATCGCAGACGAATACGGACAAACAGATAAAGATACCCTACAAGACGTCCAATACAAGTTGAACTGGGGTAACGGAGCTTCAGACTATTATGCCAAGTCCGATTTCAATATCCAAACTGATAAGATGTTGAATACTGGAGTTCTGGTTTTTCAGCCACGAAAACACAGATCGTTTCTAGATTCCATTTACGAAAAGTACATTGATATCGCAGTGGATCATTCGCTAGGGTTTCATTTCGAGCAGGCGATGATAGGGTACGAATTACAGACACAGAACAAATTTGTTCTTCTTCCTAAACAATTCAATTCTATTTGGGTAGTCCAGAAATCTATTAACACTTTCAAAGTGAGAAAGGCGCCGTTCTTCAATGGTAGGTTCATTTTGTCGAAGGTTATCGACATACACGAGTACTTTAGAAACTCGTACTTCATGCATTTAGCCGCCCATCAAGATTTTCATAAAGTTCCAGAATTACAGAAAAACAACGTACTTTAAGTAATGATAGTAAAAGTCAAGGTTGTCGTTGACCCGGACGTTCAAAAAAAGTACAGTATCCCTCCAGGACAAATTGAGTTTTATGTTGTTACATACTTGAACGATCCCGAAGGATGGTCGACGAAAGGATACTTTTTTGAGCCGGTGCATTTCAACCAAGACGTCACTATTCACTTGTCGTCTCAGTCCACTATTGATAAGAATTGTGGTCTTGAAGGTAAGCTTTCGTGTGCCGAACTAGGTGGGAAAACTGTATGGCTGAACGCTGAGCGATGGTACCATGGCGCTTCTAAAAGCAAACTCAGTTTAGATGATTATCGTCAATATATGGTCTCACACGAGATCGGACATGTTTTGGGATACGATCATACACAGTGTCCGTGCAAGAACTGTCCTGCTCCAATCATGATGCAGCAGACGAAAGGGATTGGACAGTGCAAACCGAACACGAAAGTTTAAACTCGTTAGAATTAACAACTTTAACACGTCGTGAATACAGTAAACAAATGCCTCGCGAGACACTTCCTGCACGTGATGAGAATGGACAGATTGTAGACTTTTTGGAGGAGGACCCCGAGATTCCTACCCAGCGATACTGCATCATCTCCTTCATCTCGCCCGAGAAGGTCATCAAGCAGAAGAACGAGTTTTACAACGAGAAGTTCATTGAGTGGATGGCGTACGACTGGAAGGTCAAGGGACTCGAGCACTTGATGGCTTTTATTTCCAAGAAGTACTCCATCAAGATCGACGACCTGTTCAAGGATATGGAGGAGTTCAAGAAGGTTCATGAAGACGAGGTGAAGAAGACCGACGTTCACGAGCAGTACCAGGTCTTTCTCCTCAAGAACGAGAAGGAGGTTGAGGCGCAGTTTAATGAGAAGGTCGAGTTTCAGACCAATGTTCGTGGCGTCAAGCTCCGTCGCGTGTTTGCGAATCTCGAGGAGTGCCAGACGTACGCCAAGGTTCTTCAGCGCCGGTACCCGAACGACAACCTTTATATCGGCAAGGTTGGGGCTTGGCTGCCATGGGACCCGTCTGAGAACATGATGCCCGAGGTCGAGTACGCCGAGAAGGAGCTCAACGAGATGATGCGTCGGTACAAGGAGAACGAGGTGAATCGCGAGATCTTTTTCGAGGAAGAGAAGGCTCAGCGCATTGAGCAGCAGAAGAAGGAGAACGCTGAGCGCCGCCGTAAGAATCTCGAGGATGCCAAGACTGATGCGGGTGTGGCGGATACCTCGGATATCGGTCGGGCGATCGAGGATAACGTTCATCCGGCAGAGGGCGGAGCGCCCCGTGATCTCTAAGTAGTATATAATGAGCTGCCCGTACGCTTTTATTTTTGGAAAGCCCAAACAGGGAGCACACAGCACTCGCTTTATGGGATTTGCGGTCGTTGACAGTGCCGCAACAGTTTTGTTGGCGATACTGTTAGCTTACGTTTTTAACACAGAGTTCTGGTTAACTCTGTTTTTAACTTTTGTGACGGGCGAGATCCTGCATTACATTATGGGCGCCCAAACCCAATTTCTAACGACGCTTGGTCTGACGGCGGCGACTTGTTGAACGCTTTCCTCCGCGACCGAATATACCCTTTGCCTTGGACAACAGATTTGACGCCGCTGCTTTTGCGGATGCGAGTCCTGGGCGAGCTGTAGTAGGGGCGGTGGTCGCACCAGAAGGGGGTATCTTTATGGTTGCATATTTACGTATGAGTTCTTTGATAAATTCTGCGTCAGACATGAAGTTGTCTGATACCTTCTCAACTGTCACGTCTCCAGTTTGAGGGTCCATAGAGAGCATTATATGACTAAGACTCTTGTCAGTGCCGTACATATCCAAGGCTCTATCGGGAAATCCGCGCCACCAGCCCACTCCTATAAGAACTGATTTAGCAGGAACCTCCGGACCTATCTGCTTAGGGACAAGTACGTATTTGTGATACGTACGAAGAAGTTCAATTACACCCTTATCAATACCAAATGTCGCCATTATTTTTACGCAGGATTAATGTTTATCCTTGCCCTGCTGATTAACTTTCACCCACGGATTCGAGCTTTTCTTTCTCAGGGCGTCAGGCGAATACTCGTCTTGAGCCAACATCGCACTCGAAAAGGGTTTGTTGTCTGTCCATAGCGAGTTATCACATAAATGAAATGGTGGGTGATCGGACGCTTTGTACCAGAACACCTGGTCTTCTAATTTATTTGACTGGACGCCGTTACAGATCACTAAGCACTCGAAATTCTCCGTGCACTGGTCCATGAACTGACAGAACATCTCAAAGGTGGGAAACATACCGGCATAATTGTCGTATATACGACGGCGATTATTCACGATACTCTCTCGCAGAATAAACACGAAGTCCACGTTGGTACGAAGGTTGGGCGTAATACCCAGAGGGTACTGCATCGTAATAATCGTCATCACATCAATGTGTCGACCGTTCATGAAAATGTAGCGCGTAGACTCCTCTTTGATCCATGAAGCATCATACAAACAGTCGTCCAGAATCAAGAACGCTCTAGGATCTGTGGACGAGTTTCCGCCAGACCTCTTCTTCTCTTCGTTACGCGCAGTTTTCACACCCAGTTGCCGCTTAATCACGTTCATCACGATCGAAGGGTTGTACTTGTCGTGAATCAGTTTGGACGGAACCATGTGCTGGAAAAACTCGTTCGCCACTTCTGTTCCCGAAATCACCGTTCCGATCGGGAAACAGTGTTGGGTATTGAAGAGAATATCGCGCACCAAGAACGATTTTCCGGTATCCTTTTTACCAATCACTACAATCATTGGAGACTTTCTAGAATCTATCTCGCATCTGTCTTTCAGCATATCTATATTGAACTTCTTGATTTGGAAGTTCATCTACTTGCTTTAGTGCGTGTACTTTTTAGTTTATGTTTGGGACGCCATAATAATATGGTCAAACGCAAGCCTTCGGTAGGAAGCGATTTACGGACAAATGCTGTCGCCCTCTCGCTCCAGCGATACGACACGAAAAACCTGAAAGCCCAGCAGTACTGGGGTCTGAGTCATCCTCAAGCTTTCTTTCCTCCTATCCAGAAACTATTCAAAACTGAAGTCCGAGATTCGCCGCAAGAGTTCGGGTTCAAGGTCAGCGACGGGATTGCTTCTATTCAGGACGCGGATACGATTCGTACTGTAAAAGGCAGTGTTGTTCCTGTACACCGTAAAACCACTATGCTGCTTTCACCGTTCAAGTGGATGCAGGGAGATTACGGGACAGCTTTAGGTCTGCCTACGACCGAAGATGAGTCAGCTGAGATCTGGCGAAAGATCCAGGATCCGAATAATGCCGCATACGTCGGCGCTCTTCTTTCGACTGTTCTAGCCCAGTCGGGCTGCCCCCACTTTCCGAAAGTGTATGGCGTGTTCACGGGAGTCGCAGATAAACACACCATAGACATCTCTGACGACTATGCCGATTTGTCGGAAAGATCATGGTTTTCTTCCAATATCGGAAAAACGTTTGAGATCAAGCTGACAGACGACGTGCATCAGGGAGATTTCAAGCATACCCGCGGCGCTCGCGTCAACGTTCTTCTCGGCGAAGATGTTGTTCTTGACGGCGTTGAGGAACTTGACGTTCAGCACGTCGATGCCGAGCCAGCCGAGATGAACCAGATGATGCGCGATGGAGACGATGATGAAGATATAGAGTCTGATAGTTCGTCCGTATCTACATCTTACGTATTCGGTCTGAAATCGTGCGATTGTGATTCAGATGATGAAGAAGACGATGATGAGGACGAGGACGACGAGCCGTTCGCGTGGGCATCGTTCACGAACGTTCCAGTTCAGGTGACAGTCATGGAAAAGTGTACTGGTACATTCCACGAACTGTGTAGTCAGTACCCCGATACGAACAGGCATTTGGCATGGCTATCCCAAGTTATATTTGCTTTAGCGTACGCTCAGCGCAATTACGGGTTCACTCATAACGACTTGCACTCGAACAATGTGATGTACGTTCCGACCGATCGCGAGTTTTTATATTACAACTGTGCTGGATCGTTCTACAAGCTTCCGACGTATGGATATTTAATTAAGATCATTGATTTCGAGCGTGGAATTGGATCGGTCCGAGTTCTGGGGATGAAGGAGCCAAAACTGTTTATGAGCGACCATTTTTCTGTTGACGAAGAAGCCGGTGGGCAATTCAATTTTGAGCCATGGTATCTTCCGAAGTACCCTGAAATCAAGCCGAGTCCGTCATTTGATTTAGTGCGTCTAGCCACGTCCATGTTCTGGGACCTGTTTCCCGAAGGTCCTCGGTGTCTAGACTATCGCGATAACCAGGTGTTCAAGTTTTTCATGAAATGGTTGACGTTAGACGACGATAATTCGGTGTTATTTGGAAAGAAAGACGATAAGCATGATCGGTATCATGGCTTCTATCTTTACAAGGCGATTACTCGGCTCTGTAAAAATGCAGTTCCACGAACTGAAATTTTATCGTTAAAACCTTACTTTGGTACGGATTCACTCCCCGCTGGCGAGGAGTGTTGTGTCATTGAGGCTTAAAATGACGGGCGGCCTACGAACATATCCTGAACGCTCGGGATCTCCATCGTTTTTACAGCATCCGTAACAACATCCGTTGTGGTCGCAAATACCACACCGGCTGAAATAATACCTCCGAACATTGAGAGTTTACCTGCATCTACCCAGTCAATTGGTTCGCCCTTAGACCGACGTTCCAGAGCGTATACTATGAAACACACTAGGGCTACCGAAACTGCTGCAATCGGGATGATCATTTATTTTGCGCTCAATCTAAATTTCATAAATTTAGAACGAGAGTATCCGCCGCCTTTCCCTCAATCTCCTTCAGTGGATCATCATCCTCCTTGTCTTCAGTCTTGGGCGCGGGTGCCGGGGTGTCCATATCCTCAAAATCAATTTCAGCAACCTCATCGCTCACCTTTAACTCCGACCGACCATCATCGCCACTCTCCGATCCCGAGTCGGAATCAGACTCCGAAACTTCATCCTCAAACTTGACCTGAGTAGGTGGCGCCGCACCAGCCTTCTTTACTGGCTCTTCGGGTGCATGCTCTACGTGAACAGGTAAAGACGCAGACTGCGGCACATCATCGTCTTCCGCGAAATACTTCTTGGCGATCGCTTCCCAAGGCAAGAACGAACGAATCACGTGCTCCATACACTCCGTCACGATCTTCTCGATCTCTTGACGATTACGTGCCTGCTGCTCGGACGACACTCCTACCGTCTTGAAGTAATAAGCCATCTGCCAAATCTTACGTGCAGAATGTTTGTACAGTTCGTGTATAAACTTCGCAAAGCTTGGACGCTCAAACTCAATTTTTAGTTCAGACTGTGATCCACGATAATGTAGAGAGGCAAACGATTTCATGTAGGCAATGAAAACTCCCATCAGAAGATCGTCCATATACTTACAGTTGGTGACCTTAAGGATACGTTCAACTTCGGTGGATAGAGTATTGTCCGACCACTCGGGGATGCGCGTGAGCATGTTCTGGAACGTGCGCAGGATCTGATCGGGCTGACCGTTACGCTCACACAGTTCCTTCGCCGAATCGTGGATAGACCAGAACCCGTCAGATACCGGGCTCACCAGAAGACCCACAAGATGTTCGCGCAGATGCTCCTTGGCGAACTCGGTAGACATTTGTTAGATTTATGTACTATAAAACACTCCAAGAAACGCAATTATCAAAAACGGATTTATTGTTATGAAGGATAGGTATTTCACACCAAACCAAGACAAGAACAAACACTCAACAACATGAGCACGTTTATCAATCGTTCCGAGATCAAGACTGCGGAGGACATCAAGGCGGCTCGCGATGAGCTGACCAAGATCCTCGCAGAGATGAAGAAGGGCGGTGATGCTGTCAAGGTTACCGAGCCTGTCGCCAATGCTGGCGCAGGTACGGCAGAGGAGCCCAAGACGCCTGTGAAGGCTAAGCGCGCTCCCGCCAAGAAGGCTGACGCTCCGTCGGCGCCCGTGAAGGGCAAGAAGCCGGTTGCCAAGGTGGCAGCGGTTGAAGAGGAGAAGCCCGTAGCCGTCAAGGCTGCGGCGAAGAACACTGATGGCAAGCGTGAGTTCACGTTTACCGCCGGTGCGAGTCACACCAAGATGCTGAAGGAGGCATTTGGCGAGGACAAGAAGGCGTTTGAGAACGCCAAGAAGGTGATGAAGAAGCATCTGGAGGGTCTGTCGGACGAGGAGTTTGACGCGAAGACCAAGGACGAGCACGTCCAAGCTTGGCTAGCTGCCAAGAACGCAGCCAAGGTCGTCGAGCCGGTGGTGCCCGAGGTACTCTCTTACGAGAACCTGAAGGCGCTGACCGGTCTCACGGAGACCGATACGGCTGGCGTCTACTGGCACCCCGAGACGGGTCGCCACGTGACTGGCCCTGCAGCCAGCTCCGAGGAGGGGCTGGACGAGATCAAGGGCTACCTGGTCGGTGAGACCACGCACCGCGTCTACAACGACGCAGAGGTGTTCCTCGGCTTCGCTGGGGTGGGGAAGTTTGCGGACATGTAAAATTCAAAAAAACATAAAAACAACAAAACCCAAAAACAAAACAACGGCGAAAGCCAATTTTTCATTTACTTACGTGACCGACGCCGTGTCTTCGTCACACGACGACCACGTGTCTTCTTGCCCCCTTTACGACGACGGGACTTCGTCATGTGACGCTTACCACCTTTTCCTCTCGGCGCTTCCTCTAACGCCTGTTCAGCCTTCGCCTGCGCCAGAAGTTCAGGCGTCCCGATTTTTAGTTTTTCCGCAGGAGTGTAGTCCGGACTTGACGCATAAATATCCGCCGGGCGAATCTGCTTTCTGGGAGTGAACGGAGCCTTCGGTAAATCCAGAGTTCCGCTCATTTACTTATTGAAAAGAATGATATTCATCCAATGATGAGGTGCCAAATAAACAGCAGCACCGGAAGTACGAGGATCGGGAAAAACCCGTAACTGAATAAAGTTAGACCTCCAATGACCCAGTACCCTCCGTTAAATAACGTCTGTCCATACTTAGCGGCTTGAATCGTCATTGCCAGAACAAAGAAGGTCTTGATGAATAAGAACACATCGCTAAACAGACTTCCAACAATATCCAGGGCTCCGTCCGTAGGTGTATGAGTTATGTCCGCAGCCACAGCTGGCGCATTTATTTGAAACTTCTGACTATCCTGAATCTTTTTTGATCCGGGTTCATCGTTGATCGTATAATCGACCATCAAGTACTTCACTTTCTGTGGGTTTGGGTCCGGAATACCTAGTGACCCAGGACTTACCGTTAAGTTAATTGACCCATCGTTCAAGTACGTTCGCACCGCACTCGTGACATCGGTATACGATCTATCATATCCATACTTTGCTTTCTTGATCTGTAGTCCTGAAGCCAGACGAGCTGGGGGAGCGTCAATATCCATCGAGTCTCCGTCTACAGCTGTAGCTGTATTACTCGATCCATTATTGATAGAGTACGTCACCGTCAGAGTCTTCAACTGTCCAGGAGCAGGATCATCGACGTTTAAGGCTGATGGTGTGACCACAAAATTCAAACGTCCATCTTTTAGCTGCGCGGAAACAGCTTTTGTTACATCGACGGTATGCGTTCCTACGCCGTACTTTGCCGACTGAATTTTGACTCCGGTCGCCATTCTTACTTATTATACAGCAAGGACTTACGAGCTGAAAACAACGTTGGCAAGTCCGCCCATCACACGAAGATAGTTGTAGGATTCGACGTAGGCTGTAACAGTATAATTGTACTGTAATGTCTTTACAGCATTCGCAACTTGGGTACTTGGAATAATAGAAATCACATCTTGAGGCGAGTACAATAACTGTCCATCTGGACCGGTCGCTCCGGGGTTCACGACGGCGGGATTCGGAAGATTTAGAGACGATTTCAGAACGCATACTGCAGCAGGTGGAGTATTATTTGTTGGATTATTTGATGACGTTACTAACGGCGGCTGGACAAATGTGTTCCGCAGCAAGGTTTTATTGAACATTGATCCATTAATGTGTCCGCTTGGCTGGGCGCTATAAGGTTCAAGAGAGAACGAGTACGTATATACACCCGGAATATCGGTCGATGTCCTACCTTTCTGGTGACGATAATTCTCAAGCTGGGCGAAAAAGTATGTTTGCTTATATGTGAACCGCTCCTTCCCGTCTAGAATAATCGAGGACTCAAGCAGAATATCGCGCTGGGATACCGCTGTACTCAAATTGTTTCCGGTCGTGTAGGATGTAGCCATACCCGTCATGCCCAGGATGTCAATTGGAGGCTTGTACGGATCCACCCAGTTCGTGTAATTGTCCATATCGTTTGCAAGTATCCGATCCGAGCGCTGAGATACCCATACAACCTGCGTGCACAGATTCTTCATGAGTAACGCGAGGTCATTGCTAGAACCATACTGTCCGTTCGCAGACACCATATCAATCTGCTTTATGAGGAACGAATGCTCCGTTCGGTTGATATGCGCCAACTCCGCATCATTCAGGAAGATGTAATTGGCTTCAATGAAAGGGTTCAAATTCCAGTACATAAGCGTAGGGTTTGTGGGCGTTGGTACAACAGAGTACGATGGTGGAGACAGGAAATTGTTCATGGTCATTTTCGCATTGCTTGGGTCGGGGGCAATACGCTGACCGAAATTTGGGTTTGTCTGTCCGTTAATTTTTTCGCGAATATCGCGGATCGTAAATAGTTCGTACATGTTCCGGAGCTCGACCACAATTTCAACAATGGAGTTTTGTAGTGCTCCTAGAGGCAGAGCCGCGCCTACATTCTCGCAGAACCAAAAGTGAAGTGGTACGTTCAACACGCGTCCATAAATTGATGGCTCGGCGGGGGTTGAAAGAGTAGATATTGCGTGAGGGTACTGGTTCATACGGTCATACGCATTGGATGGATTGTACACTTCGGGCAAGTTTCCAACCATCTGATTGACCATCGCCTTCTTGTTCGCATCAAAGTTCAAATCGGCATACAGCTTCATCCATTCGCCCGTATGTCTAACAATCTCCTGACCGTTAATGAGAATCGAAGCGTGCTTGATCATATTGTACCCGATATTTCGAATCCACTGGAACTCGTATCCAACCGCTTTCGAGTTTTTATTCAGGTTATCGTGAATACCCGGAGTCACAGGATACACTGGCGAATAAATGTTCGGAAGAGTCATCACGACATAACAATCATTCACTAACTGTGCGAGTTGATCAACGGTTGCTCGGAGCGTGAGTGATCCAGAGGCAGGTAAACGTAAATTTGTGGTCTTGAACACCAACTCAAACTGCTCCATCGCAAACTCTGTGTGGCGCTTATACACCGACCTAAAATGCGTGAACGATGGGTTCCCACATATCAGTTGATCTTGTGCACCTTTATTGACGAGCTGAATTAAACCTCCAGACATCCTTACTTATTTACTGAATAGTTTTATGTCTGTATACTCCGCATTTCAGGCACCCAGTTCGGTCTACGTTCAGAGACGTTACCGTACAATCACAGAGACGACGGAGTTGCAGATTCTTGGCGTTCGTGTTATTGGCGTGTGACTTGGAATAGATATAGTCCGCAGTCTGCGAAGCTTTGTAATCTAACCACTGTCCGTTTGTGCGCTGGATACGGCTCTCTCCGGTACGACGGGGAATCAGTAACGGGACGCCATACTTTGCCTGTAACGGCGTAGGCGTATTTACGTCCGTATTGTTGGCAATCACGGTAGCATACGTCTTGGCTCCATTCAGACGCTTCAGGCGCGTCCAGTCCGCGGCTGATAACCCACGCGTTCCCGCCTGGTTATTTGATGATGTCCTAGGATGAGCGACCGTCGCCATTTATACAACATGTGGGAAAAAGCTTATAGCGTTAGGTCCATTACGTGATCCTATTTGGAACAAACGCTGGTTATCTTGGAACGCAGAGTAATCAAATATCTCGTTCGTTTTGGGGTCTAGAATCATAACCATTCCTTTCACTTTAATGATTTGGAGTTTGCGATTCTTTCGTATCAGGTTACGCTTGTACAGTGCATCCTTTTCATCCGTTAAGTACGATGGACGGTACGCCAGATCTTCAGCCGTTACAGACGTATCAAAGCGCATACACTGAATCACCGGCTGCTCTTTGGAGTGTAACTTACGATGAATCTCGCAATCGACTGCGGCTTGTTTCAAAACAGTTGACAGACTCTTACCAATCTTACCCTTTTGGTACGCTTTTTCATATAACACTTCATCCGACGTCAAAAAAGCTTCTATTGGTTCCCCTCCCTCGTACCGTTTCTGTGCGGTGTCTTTACGACGGATCTGAGTGATGTTCGGTCCTTCCTGATCTTTCAGTTGTTTCTCGGAGAATACGGACATGTACAGTTTGACCGTAACTGTACGCTGATCCTCGTCCAACTTGTCATGCGAATGCAGACGTATCGCACGTCCAATGACCTGTTCGATACGCCCAGGATTCCAGTACGGTTCCATGATGTACACGTTCCTGACATTCAGTAAAGTAATACCTTCAGCTGATGCTTCGGTTCCCATGATAATACACAACTTGCGCTCTCCGAGCGAATCTTTCAGAGAAGACGGTAATTTGTCCTTCTCTTCGTTAAAGATGAGACGCATAAGCTCTTTCTCTTCTTTCGTCTCTTCTCCCGTGTAAAAAGCGTACGCTGGCACGCCCTTTTTCATCTCGCCTTCTCGCCACTGCCCCCCTTCTTTCACCATTTTGTACGGCTGGAATCCGTTGTGGTTGAGTATAAGCGCAAACAACCCTAATCCTTCAAGTGATCGGTACTGAGAATACACGAATTGATTATTGAATTCCCCGTCTTTACCGACGGTGGATTTGAGATCTTTGAGCATCTGAGCCATTTTCGGAGAGAAGTTCGCTAAGGTTTTGGGAGTCAGAAACCTTTCAGGATCCGCATCAATCTTCTTTAAAATTTCCAGCTTATCTTCCGGAACAGGTTTGCCACGTAGTGTGTACTCCGTTTCGCCTTCTTCCGTAATCTTGTACTTGAACTCGGGGGGTATCGCGAAGTTACACACTTGACGAGAATTCATCCGATATGAACCCAAATCATCGTTCAAAGAAGGATTACGGTTCTGATTTGATTCACGATCCATTTCGATCTTACGGGCTTCCAAATACCGTAAATACTGTTCGTCGGACATCTCAATCTTCTGTAGGGTCTTATCTTCGTCCAGACGTTTTGGCAGTAATTTTTCGTCGGCTCCGCGGTAGTATGAGACTAGTCCCTGAATACGTCGACCAAACATCAAGGCATTTTTCATGTTCAGTCCTTCCACAAACGTTGTCATAAAATCTTCGTATTTGGTCGGCAAACACTCCAAGTTCTCTACAACCATCTTATCTTCGCCCAGCAACTCTACACCCGAAAACTTATTTTCAAACCCCGTCTTCCATTCGGCTGCCCATTTTTTGATATCTGCTTCCTGCTTGAATTCCTTGTTGTACTTCACGGCAATCCGGTCACCTTTGTCGTTATATACGCTCTCAAAATACGGAGGATTACGAGTCAGTTTCAGTTCGTGCTTCACGGAATTGTACTCGACCGTATCCACGTCCTTCTGCTGCCGAAAGAACGCAGTCATCAAAGCTTCGTCCCACGTCATCGCAGCTTTCGTCGGAACTGTGACTCGCTCAATAGGACCACGTAAAAGGTTCATTAAGAAAGCAATTTCTTGGGGGCGATTAATCATAGGAGTACCGGACAAAGCTACAACTTTACAGTTTGTGGCTTTGTAAATCAGATTGTATACTCGGCGCTTCAGGTCGCTTTCGTTGAATACTGCACTAATTAAGTTATGCGCCTCGTCAATAATCACCACGGAATCGTCAAACATGTGTTCTGACGGAAGAATACGATCAATATTAGATTCAAAAAGACCATCGTAATTAATGAATGTGAACCGCGAATTAATCAGATCATCAATTTGGGCATCAATTCCTTTCTGCTGATCCAGCGACAATGTCCGGAAATTCGGTGCTGCTCCCTGGACGGTCATAAAGTACCGTCCCTGCTTGTCCAAATATTCGTCGGTTATACCCATAGATTTTGCTGTGTCCCGATCCTCTTCTGTCCGAACCTTCTTTTCTTCCCAATGAGTGTCTTTCTTGTACACTGGATCTCCACACGATCTGATTTCTCCAATGAAGTTAGGGCGGAGAGAGGCTGGAAGGAGGACGAACACTTTCTTGTTGGTCATCAAGGACTCCGCGACCGCGATAGCTGAACATGTCTTTCCCGAACCAAGTCCATGGTATACAAGCAGACCGCGATACGGAGTTTCAATTAAGAGGTAGTCCCTGACCAGTTTCTGGTATGGCTGTAACTCGAATCCTTTAGGGTCCTGCCCCGTCACATCCTTCTGGCGATACTTCAAAAAAATTCGGGTTATGGAATCCACGAATGCTTTTCGGTTGGGCAAAACGTAGGACATTCTCACTTAATTTTACAACGGAAATGATAATGGAAGAGGTTGTCCGCAAGAACCCCAAATTATGGACCGTCGCAATATACCTTTTCTACGTCGCAGGGTTTCTCTACCTAAAGCCCAGTGTGGCTTTTGATAGACAAGGAAATATCCGTCCCTTTGGAGTTGGAAAGAAGGAGTCTACCGTGTTTCCAGTCTGGTTGTGGATCATGGGGTTAGCCATGGCTGCATACTTGACCGTGGTGTACATTCTCGACTTTGACTTCTAAATCTCGTAAAAGAATGTTTCCGGGTTGTACCGTACTTTGTCCATGAATGTTCGCAAGGATCCTTCGTCGGCTAATTTATACTCCCCGATCTTCTGGTAATTGTTTTCCAAAACATCGCCCTCATGAACGATCAAATCTTTCTGAGGTCGCTGGGATAGGGGATGAAGCACGAGTTCAGGAACCGATTTCGTTCCAGTAGCATCTGATGCCAGGCGCATATACTTACGATTTCGCCGAGTCTTATTACGACTCAACGCTCGAGCATCGTTGATTGAAATTTCCGCCAGTCCCACAATTTCAGGATACTTCTTTATGATTGTGGAACTCAAACAAGCGTCATACTCGTTCCGTGATCTGGGAAGACACCCTTTAGGAACTTTAGAACAGGGTTTCAGAAAATTCTTCTGGGTATTCTTGGCTAACCTCGTATTCTTTGAAGGAGACAGAAGCCACAGAACCTTGATGTCGCGAACAAGTTTGTACGCTACTATCGTCTTCAAGTCACGAAACCATTTCGTCAGCGCAATCTTTCCCGTGAATGGATCAGGGTAGAAAAACACATTCTGATTTGGAGTGATACAACGGGTCCCATCTGCCAGCGGGACCCCTCTTACATCATCTTCCGGTTGCTTTACCAGACGGAACAGTAGTGTCCCTTTTGGTATAGTTTTCACTTCAAGTTTCTTACGACGATACAGAATCGTCTCCATTACTTAGTATTCGCAAATAAACACACTACGTAGAATCCTCGGATCTTGAGTTTTTCTAACTTGAATCCCAAAACATCTAGGCGCTCAAAATTGTAATTTGCCGGTACTTTCAGGAACACGTACTTTGAATCTTCCAATAAAACCGGAATGAGCTCGTCTATCCGCTTTTTACCTAAAAACAAATCTAGTTCTTTCTTATCTTTGTACTCTGGACCTCCCCATGGAGCATCAATGTAAACAACATCCGAGATAATATCTGGAATAGCTTTTGTGGAATCCCCGTGGTACAGATCTACATTTGTCAGACCGAAAACCCCAACATTATGTTCTAAAACCTTAAAGTTTTCCTTTTTAAGTTCGTATGAATCAACACTCTTGAAATTCAGACCAAAAAGGATCGTATCACCACCAACATTTCCGGTCATGTCGGTTATAGTTTTGGCTTTCAAATTCTTGACCTTTTCTTTCATGAACTGGATAAGCTTTTCTCCGTCCCGCCGCTTTGTGATAGAATACTCTCCTTCTTCTGTCATTTGGAGCTTATCGTAATCTACTCCACTTTTCTTGGGGAACAAGATCTCATTGCGACTCCGACCTTTTCCTCGTATAACGCGACGAGTAAGTCCCATTATTTATTACACATCTTTCGTTGTGGATGTGTTCTTAGCATCCTTGTGCTGCTTTTCGCTGAGTTTAGCCATAAGTTCAGTCTTGAACTTCGCCATTTCGTCGACGGACGCGACACACGCTTTCGTGGACACGTCGTGGAATGCCCAGATGATCATAGGCCACAGGAAAATAAGGAGAATGTGACCCAGTGCTACGCGAGTATTCATCGGATCTTCCAGTCCAAACCCCGTGTAAAAATCGACGAATGGACGGCGCAGAAACTCAAAGTACGACGCTAAAAAGAATGCTAGAGACGGAACGGCTGCAGCAATCGCTCCGTCCTTAAACGAAACGGCACTATCCATCTTTTCGCATGTAGCGTATGTACTTGCCATAAGAATTCCGGACGTTCCTAATGTGAAAGCGCCAAACACGCCAGCTGCTGAAAGAACTGTGTTCATTGTTATTACTATGGCAGACTTTGATGTGTGGCAATTAGACGTTCGACTTGCCCCATAAGAGCCAAGCGTTCCGTATAATGCGGACGAATCACCGACTTGCATTCTTTCAGGGATTTCCAATCAACTTCCGATATCTCTTTGCTTTGCATGAACGTGAGTTTCTGCTTGAGGTTCACAATCTTGGAATCATTCAACAAAGCTACAAAGTAGATGTGTCGGTACATGATATTGTTGGTACCTTTAAACGTTTCCGTAAACTTGAGGGTCTCGTGCAAAGTATACGCTTCGGGAGGAATATTGGTTTCCTCGAAGAATTCTCGGATAGCGCACGTAGAATCAGACTCGCCTCTGGCTCTCCTGCCTTTTGGAAATCCCCATTCCGGTTCCGAATATTTTGATTTGTTACGTTGGGTAATATCGGCACGATCAAGTTGGTAATATTTTGATTTCGAAATTTCATACTCTGCGGAATGTGTGTCCCGTCCCTGCCCCCACAGTTTGGTCCATAAGGCATCAAACTCTTCGGATACAATAAGTTTCTGTTCGGGTATGGTCATGTTTCCAATAAGGCGATCAATGTAAGCTGGATCACCCAAATCGTACTTTCCTCTGATAAATTCCATATACGCCATCGAATCCTTGCGTTTCACCATCAGAACTCCTACGGTCCGAGGATCAACCGGTAATTTTAGGGGATCGTACGCTCCTCGCAGCAAGAGGATCCCGCATGAGATAATTGGGTCTTTACATGTTCGGAACACGTGACCTTTCTCACCACAATTGTTGCAGTACATTTCCTTCACAGACATTTCACTGTCATATCGTCCGTTTTTACTTCCGGCTTTCTAACAAATGGGTGGAAGCTCAAGTAAACCAGCACCGATAGCCCCCCTGCTTCCTCAAGTCATGCAACCTGATATTTCCAAAGCCACGTTTTCGGGGGACTATATTGCTAACCTAGCAAAGCAGAATGCCGAAATTCAGGCAGCTTCAGCGAAAGCTGCGGCGGACGCCCAGGCTGCTGCATCGGCGGCTCTGACTGCAGCCAATCGTTGGAAGTATAGTCTTCTATACGGTGTTCCTGGATTAGTAGTTGTAATCCTTCTATTTATCATTATTTATGATCTTGTCGCGCGTTCTCATGGGTGGCAGACAGTTATGTTACCTGGCGTTTCCAAGTTCACCAATTATCATGAAGGAATGGATAACATTGATGTAACTTCTGGTTCGGCGCCATACTCTTCAACCCAGTCTCCTTCGACTGTATCAACCGTTCCAGGTCCTACGGGACCTACAGGTCCGGCTGGTTCTGGAGGAAGCGTTCCTGGATTAACCGGCACCTCCCCTCCTCCTCCTTTACTGTACCAGCTGTACTACGGATCCGGAAACATGCCCGACGCCGTAGATGCCCAGAAAGGTACGACTGTTACGGCTGCTGGAGCTCCTTTATCGGCTGGTAACCAGGGGGCCTATGGAATGCAGTGGTGGATGTATATCAAGGACTGGAATTACGGGTACGGACATGAGAAGCCTGTATTAATTCGCCCAGACGCCACGAACCCAGCAGTGATAAACCCGAAGGTCACCCTACACCCCACCGACAATGTCCTGCGCATCGCCGTATCCGTATTCCCGACAGACAGCTCTGGAGGTGTCTCCGAACCCGCACCAGCTAATGCCCCCGAAATGGCGGATAGCGTATTCACGTGCGAAGTCCCGAATATTCCTCTTCAGTCGTGGTTCTCGGTCTCCTTAACGGTGTTTGAGCGCAACTTGGACGTGTACCTCAATGGTATGCTCGTGAAATCGTGCTTCATGTCGGGTGTACCGAAACCCGCAGTTGGAGATATCCAGATTACACCTAACGGAGGATTCTCGGGGCAAGTGTGCGGTCTCCAAACATCGTCTAAAATGCTCAATCCTTCCGACGCTCTAGCCTTCTATTCAGCCAGCAATTCGTGCGTAACCACAAACCCCGGTGCTCCAAATACCAGTGCTATGGTGAATACGACCGGATACTCGGTGAAGTTCGGACTGTTTGATACTGTTGGAAAGCAACTTCGCGAATATACATTCTAAAACTAATAACAATGAGTTACGCCATTATCGCAATCGCAACTATTGTGACTCTATTCACTATTTATTTAGTGTATACGGCTGTCACTGCGTCTCCCGCCGCCACTGGTGTTATCTCCATCGTTGGTCCGATCTCCGACGGGCGAAAACAGTTTGACAGTCCCGTTCCGATTCCTACGTCCTTCAATCAGGCTCAAGGAATGACGTTCTCGTACGCCTGCTGGGTCAAGATCAACGATTTCGCATACCGCTACGGAGCTCCTAAGGTCGTGTTCACTAAAGGACCCATTGATTTATCAGTGATGTGTCCAGCTCTCTTCTTGGATGCTTCCTCCAATTCCCTCATCGTGAAGATTGATACGTTTGGCGGAACCGAAGTCATTCCTATTGGAAACATTCCTGCACAGAAATGGGTTCACGTAGCGATCGCTGTATCTCAAGACTCTGTCGATATATACGTTGACGGAAATCTGTACATCCACCACACTCTAACCCAGATTCCTAAACAGAATTCCGAGACGGTTCACACAACAATTGCCGGCGGTTTCGACGGATCAATTGCTGGATTAACACACTATAATTACTTACTCACTCCTGAATCTATTGCTCCCATCATGGCTCAGGCTCCTGTAACCGCTCAGGATACGACCGTTGTGCCGCCATACCATGATCAGTCGTTCTGGCTCAGTCATTTAACTGGTGGACTTTAAGTCATAGCCTGTAAACTCGCCTGAGCGGCTGAAGCTTGCGCGGTCTGATCTTTCGCCTGTTTCTTCATATTTTCCACGTCCTGTTGCAACGTTGTCAATTTCGACGCCAACGCTGCTACATCACTCAAATCGTTCAGAATATCTTCACAGAACTCGGGAATTTTTCCCTGGTCTACTGCTGCTTGGTACACGGCTTGTTTTAGAGGATCATGACTGTCCTTAGACGCCTTTAGATCAGTACACTGTTTCTTCTGTCCCGCCGTGAGTGGCGCCGGACCGGTAGCTCCTACCGCCGCTGCTGGAGCGGCAGGTACCGGTCCTTTAACCCCGTCCAAATGTTCCAAGATCAGCGTGTCGCGATTCATAATGACATACAATATCGCTACACTAACAAGTACTAAAAGTACCCAGTACTTCATTATCATTTATTAACTTTAGTTTTCAAGTCAGCAACTGCAGCTTCCAATGCTGTGAGGCGATCCTTCATAAGAAGTAGCTCGGGAGATTCCGGCGTAGTTTCTGGAACTGATGACAGTTCGGGTTTATCCCAATTCTTTGAGTTATCTTTGTTCATCGACATATGTTCGCGTTTACCGAACACGATATACAGAACAAGAAGAGATACAAGTCCAAGAAGAATTAGCTGGCTCGTCTTGAACATCTTTGTCTTCTTAGATACAAATGAGTTCACAAGGTCCTGCAGGATACACTGGGTACACGAACGGTCCGACCCGCGACTCCGGGGACTGGACCCGCCAGCTGAAACAGAAGCGCAAGTACTATTCGTACAGCACCAAGAATACGGGTAATACCGATACCAGCCCTTCTTGGATGAAGTTCGGCAACGATTTCAAGCTAATTTATGATCACGGTAAGTTGGCTTGCGGCGGGTGTACCGGAAACTCGTTTGTAGGCGCGAACTCTAAGGTCGGCGGGACCTGAGCGTCTTTTTTAAAGATTTACGGACCTTCTGGCGCTGAGTTTTGGTTAAATCTGTTGGTCTATAACTGAAAAACAGTTCCAAAAACTCCCGCGAATTCTTATCGTCCATCAACTTCTTATACAGTTCAGACTTGTCAGCCATCATCGACACAAGATCTTTCTGCGTTCCTAAACACGTTAAAGGGGTCAGTACTTTGTACTTCCGCTTTGAACCGTTTGCTAAGTTCACCAAATGTTCAGCCGTACACAGAAACCGCTGCTCGGGCTTTGATTCCAACAACTCTTTGGGCGCATACAGCGTCGAAAGAAAGAACTGGAGAAGAGTGGGAATACTGGCTACCATGAGTCCTGATGACGTCTGATGATAACTGTGACACGCCTGTGTCTCATATATACGAACAAGTATATTCTTCTTTCCGTCCATGATGTCCGTGCGGGGAGGCATCAATTCTTGGTACGCTGGAAACTCTTGGGACTTGACTCCTTCAAACGAAGCTACGAGTTTTTTCGTTAGCTCGGACCGCTTTTCGGGAGTAGCCAGTAAATCCAGCGGAAACATCCATTTCCTTGGCGACTTATCCTGCATCATGGAAGCATTGAATCCCAGCAATACAACCTTTTCATCTTCCATTAATTTCCGGATTGCGGATCGTGTACTCTCATCCAAATACTCATCACTCACCTTTTCCGTTCCCGCGGGACAGGTCATGGGATAATTACGGTTCAGCCGCTGGAGACGGTCGTACACTTTCTTCCATCGAGACACATCGCCTTTCGGTCGCGAAAGTTCTAAGTACATGGACATTCTTAAAAAGTTCGGAGGAACGTAATGGATCTTATTCTTCTCAATGCTTTCAGACCATAATTTCTTGAACATTTCGGGATCCATGTTCGAAATATCTGCTACGCCAATATAGTCTGCAAACACTTTGAATGTCCCCAAATGTATACCCGGCTTCACTTCTACGCTCGCAAACCCCGCGTTCGCTAACCTATCCGCCAGTTTCGCTGAATGGACCTGAGGAGTTTCTGAAAAGAAATCGTAGTCCGGAATCTCTACCGAGTAATCGTAAAACTGATCCTCTTTCGGAAGAAGGTTATTGATCGCTGTTCCGCCATAACACATCACCCGATGAGTCTCAATAAATTCTTGGACGATCTTTATCATTTTTTTGACTTCAGGGTTTCCTGCCGTCTCTTTATTAATTTGTTCTTGCGCCACTTGCGCCAGAGCTGCCACGTGTTCTAACTCCATTACTCTTTGTCCTTAAAATATGAATGGTATTTAGCCGGTTTTATTTTACCTACTCAAACAAATGACGAAACGGTCGTCTAAGGAATGCCCGCGTGATAGAAAGGGATCAGCGGATATGGCTGATCCCCCTCCTCAGAAACGTAAGAAGACGGAGGGAAATACCTTGTGGATAAAAGACGACACACTGGATTCACAGTCGTCCGACGACGAGAAGCCAAGTGTCACAATTCCTACGACGAGCGATGAAGACTACGATGAAGACGATGAAGATGAAGTCGAAGAAGAAGCGAAAAACACGTTCATCGATTTCTTGATGAATAAGTACGTGACCAAAGGTCCTTCAACCCGCTCACAAGGAAAAAAGGTTCCAATCGAGAAACTTCCTCTTCAATTATCAAAAGTCGAATTAGAGTATTTTTCTACCCAATCACCGGAACGCCAGAACTCACTTCGTACATTGATGAAGAAAATGACGGACATGAGTTTGGCGGAAGGCAGCGTTCCTCCAAAATTTCGTGTCCTTGAACTTCCAGTGTCAGACTACATTAAGTCCAATGTCATCAAGAAAATCATAGCCGTCGAAGATATGGGCGCAGATTCGGGAGAAGCGTACAAACTTCGCAACTGGATTGATGCGTTCCTGAAAGTCCCATTCGGAAAAATCGTACCTCTTCCAGTAACACTGGAACATGGACCTCTCATGTGCAACGCTTTCATGACCGAAGCGCGCCGAACGATGGACAAACATATTTACGGCATGGTTCCAGCCAAAACCCAAATCCTTCAAATCATTGCCCAGTTAATTGTGAATCCTCAGTCGGTTGGTAATGTTATTGCCTTACAGGGTTCAATGGGCGTCGGCAAAACTTCTCTGGCGCGCAATGCGATTGCTGAAGTCATGAAACGCCCGTTCGAGTTCTTCTCGTTAGGTGGAGCGTCCGATGTTGCTGGATTTGTGGGTCATTCGTACACGTACGAAGGGTCTATGTGGGGACGTATTGCTGATTCACTCATGCACGCCGGAGCCATGAATCCCGTAATGTACTTTGATGAGCTAGATAAGGTCAGTACCACTCCACACGGCGAGGAAATTGTGAATATGATGATTCATTTAACTGATCGGTCCCAGAACTCTCAGTTCCATGACCGGTACTTTTCCGGCGTAGACTTTGATTTGTCCCAATGTCTGTTCGTGTTCTCGTTCAACGACATTGAAAAAGTTCATCCAATTCTGCGTGATCGCATGACAGTCATTCATTGTGGTGGATACAATGAAAGTGATAAGAAGGTTATATTGAAAGATTATATATGGCCTCAATTACTTGATCGTCTCAAATTCAAGTCGGAGGAAATTATCCTGACAGACCTGGCGATCAAGCATATCATCACCGAGTATTCTGGCGAAGAAAAGGGGGTGCGCACGCTCATTCGTACAGTTGAAAGCATGATGACACGACTCAATATGCTCAGAGTCATGCAAGATGAGTCTATGAAATCGTACTCGTTCTACGTAGACTATACGTGTCCATTCACTTTGACTGAACCGGTTGTTCGGAAACTTTTAACTGATTTAACGAAGAAAGACCCCGAACATTGGCGGGTGATGTACAACTAGACATCTCGACGCAACTCCATAAACAGTCTTCGCACGTATACGTTCTCTTGACATACGTCTCCATCCATCTCACGTGAAGTGAGAAATAGCTGTTGGCACACTTCGGACACTCGTGCGTTTTCTGGAACCTTTCAATATCGTCCATTTTGTCCGCCTGATTCTTGGAGCGAGAAAATACATTTTTAAATCCAAAAGTTAATTGCCGTAATCCCGGCAACTAGTCCTGCTAGAGCAAAAAGAACGTACTTACGAGCCCTCTGCCTCTCATGAACACGCAGAGCCTCTTCTGCTTCTGCAATCTCCAGCGAATGCTGGGCATCCATCCAAGCTTGGAAAACCTCGTTATGTACTTCATACAGCCGTTCACACTCAGCACGCAGTTCCTCGATCGTTGACATTGTTTACTATGTATACTATGACCTGCGTTTAAGTTATGCACGTAGAGGCTCCAGCCACGTCTCCCACTCAGATTCGGCAACGTTGTTTTCACGAAGGATCGCTGCACCTCTTGATTCGCGCTCTACCTGATTCTCAAGCTCCATCAACTTCCCGAACTCGCGTCCCAGAATCGTGTTGACCGACTCCTTCTGTCCAATGCCCTCTAAGTATCCTTGGAGAACATTGCATATTCGGCTCAAGTTTCCCTGGGCACACATCCCGATATTATCACGCAATTCGGATGTCAGGATCTTTTTCAAATCTTGTTTGTCAGGGGACTTGCTAATAAACTGCCATACTCCATCCACCACTTTTCCGAAAATCCCCGGCTCCAGATCGTAGATTGTTGCGTCCGAGCAGTACATTGAAGTAAACTGCCAGGCGGATTTGGGCGACAAATGAGAGAACAGGATGATTTGTTTGTACGTCATTGACAACTTGTTCCGCTGCCATTTGAAGAGTTCGGGAACTGGAATTTTCAAGATTTCGGTGACGTTCTTCTTGGTTTGCTCAACGACAATGGATGTATGAACATTCTGGTTATCTTGAGCAAGCTGCCCCAACTGAGGCACTCGGTTCGGCAAAGCCATGGCTCGGGCGCCTAGACGTTGGGCTGCTGGAACGGCAACCGCTTCACCTCCCCATCCACGAATAGCACCGCCATTCTCTACCTCCTGCATTGCCCGAGCCATAAACTCGTCTAAGTTTCTAGTTGATTCTGTTATGATAATGTTCAGACGAGCTGTAAGTATTGGAGTTATGATGGGATCCGTAAGCATTGCACGGGCCTGAACCCGTAACTCTTCCAAACCGGTAATGAAATGGTTACGTTGATCAAGATTTGCCCAGCGTCTTTCTATCCACGCCCTGAACTGAAACATAGTCCTATGCATCGCCGAAATTTGACGACCCAAACGGGCTGGTGCGTCAGGATCACGACCTCCATTTTGAGCAATTTCAGCTGCTTGGGCATCGTGTAAGTCCCGTATTTCGGTGCGGTGTCGTACCGTCATGTGCGCCTCGGCAATCGTGTCTTCGTCCATGATCGCATGGACCTCCTGCGGACTGTCTGCAGCATGGCGGCGATGTTTGAAACTGTTTTCGTGATGACGACGTTCGAAGTTCTGCTTGATCGCCAGTTGCTCCTGCGCGAACCGGTGTGGACCTGTTTCCTCCCGCTTGTTTTCGTGCAATCCGCAATACGCTGAGTTTGCTTTATGGGCTTTTGAGCATTGCGTGCCCTTTTGGGTGTACACTTGGCATTTTAGAAGATCCATTCCGTAGATTCTTCCCGGAAATTATTCGGGCAAAAAACTTCCGTTTTTAGCCGTAGATGGCAATGTAGATTGACGCACCAATAAGGGATATCATGAAGAGTATGAGCATTATCTCATACAATACATGCCACATGTTGTATTACGTTAGTTCGTATTTTCAAACTGAAGTTCGTTTTCCTTATCCTGTCGCCACTTGTCCAGCTCCTTGCGGAACCTTTCGACTCTGCGACGATACTTCTCTCGAGTCGCTGGGAGAGTCATGATATGAACTCGCATCTCGCGCAGTGCCCTCTTGATTTCAGTTGATTCGTGCTCGGACAGATCCATTAACAGATGTCCTGCCAACCGGTCTTCAGCCTTCGTTCGCTCTTTCAAACTATCACTGATTTGATCCGGGAGCAAGGCAGTTGTCTCATGGTAGCGCGCACGAGCCGCAGCCAGAATAGCCGCGCGAACACTCATCTTTGATGATATTCAATTCATCAAAAGAAAAATATCCGTTTTTCTTCGTTTTCAGAACACGATTCTATTTTTATTACCTGTCATATCTCATGCCGGTGTAGTATTACCATCAGATGTCATACGCGACCTCTTAATTGTTACATGGATTACCCATCCAAATGCAAGCAACAGTGCGAATGACAGGGCTACAATAAGAACAATCTCAACACCCATTTTTTGGATGTGGTTTAGTTTGTTTTTAAGTTTTGATATGAACAAACTATCCTTCGATAAATCCGTTTTTGTTTACATGCAAAAACATACTCTGCATTTTCACAGAGCATGAAACAAACCTTTGTTGAGGATCGTTTTTTGTACCTTATTTGAGTGTCGGTCTAAACACTGATATTCTCGGTAGAATCTTTTTGCCATCTCGCATGGCTCCCCGAAGATTCAACCAAGACCGGGGGGTTCCATGGGGAAGAGTCTAGAATTCCCCCACGTTACACTCTTACTTGATATTGCATTCTTAAAATCCGTTTTCAATGAAAAATCGAGTTTTTTCTTCTTTTTTGAATTTTGCTCTTTTGTGTTTTGTTTTGTACTTTCATCTATTAGTGCGGATAGTAATCCATCCTCAACTCGTCGAGATAGTCTCGTCGAATCTCATCGGCACCATCATCCAGCTCTTCTAGCCACACGTCCTGCTCTTCATCCGGCACGTTGTGCGTGCGCATGATCTGCAGCGCCTTCTCACGACGGACCTTTCGGTCCTTAATAGCCATGAGCGGCGGCAGCAGGTCGCCGAGAATCTCGGCAACAGACGGCTTAGGCATCTCGTCGAGATACCCTTGCAGGACATTGCACAGCCGCGTCAGGTTTCCCTGAGCACACATGCCAATATTGTCCTCGAGCTCAGTCTTGAGCGTCTTGATGAGCACCTCCTTGTCGGAATGCGCCTTGATGTACTGCCAGACGCTGTCGAGCGTCTTGCCGTAGATGCCGGGGACCATATCATAAATAGTCTCGTCACTCGTGTACTTCTCCATCAGCAGCTTTCCAGCCGCAATAGAGATCTTGCACTCGGCGATGATCTCGCCGGGCGTCTTGGCGACCGTCTCCATGTTCCAGCGGTACTCCGCGGGCACAGGGATCGTGATCACCTTCTGGATGGTCTTCTTCACCACCTCATTGACAGTCACCTCGCGGTGAATGTTCTGCCGATCCGCTGCGAACCCTACCAGGTCCTCGCGCGGCTCTTCGGCAACTCCGTCCTCCCAATTTCGCTGGAGGATCTCTTGCAGTCCAGGTTCAGGACCTAGGTCTGCCCGTGGGTCCCAGCGCCGTTCAAGGCGCAGAGCCCACAGCTCGTCTTGGCGCCGTATGCGCTGCACTACCTTTCGGCGGTGCGCGACATCAGCGGGCGTGTCCGGCATCGTTGCCAGTCGGTCCGCCATGCGTGTGCGCTCGTGCCTTTGTCGAATCTCAAGCACCTCGAGCTCCTCGCCGAGGGTCTCGCTGCCCTTGTAGGACAACGCCGTCTGCGCTCGCTCATTCTTGTGTCGCTGGTTCATCTCGGACTCCAGCACGTGCTTGATGCCCGAAGACATCATGCAGTTGTAGTGCATCTTGCACCGCTCGTCCTTAAAGACCTTGTGCTTGCACGCTCCAGCCTTGTAGTGGCGAACAGCAGTGCACGCCATTGTCGCTATGTGATAAGTAATCTTCAATCACACGCCGTATGCTTTCCTATCTTTTGCAAAAATGAATTTCGTTTTCATTTCTGGTTCCTAAATCAAGAATGTTGCATCGTAACCTTACAAACGACAAATGGTTAATGGCAAACCAACAGTTTCTTGGAGATAGATTGTGTGTGGAAGAAACCAGAATTGCTGATCATAAATGGTCTTTCTATATTGAGTATGTTGGTTGTACATTAATGTGTGTAACCTATATCGACAACGTCGTACAGGATATGTTTCCACTGTCAAGATTGTTCTTATAAAATCTGACAATGTAATAGACTCAAATGGGCTGTTATCAAAGCACGTTAACGGAATCCAGCGTCGTAAAGTTCACGAGTAAGCCGCTGAATGAAGTGTACTATTCCAACCCCGTGAAAACGAATACAAATTTCAAATCGGTGAAGCTTATCAAAGATGGGGTGTTCACATAGCAAAGCTGCCGTTAGTCCAGACCCTGTTCCTCCGCTACCCCAATGCCACGTTGCCAAATGCGACCTTCCAGCTGCCCAGAATGCCATTTTCTGTGTGAACCACGATCCGCGTGGCAAGTCAAGAGCTTTAAAGTAGCCTGCCATGATTAACATAAACGGTATGCGTGTCGCCCTCGTGATGTTCTACGATGACGCTATACGCGAATACGGCGACCTAACATTCCAAATCAATCAACTGTATTGCCTGAAACATGGTCTAGACTTAATTTGTTCGCATGAGACGGCGTACCAGAATCGTCATCCTGCGTGGGAACGCTTACCTCTTCTTTTAAAACACCTCCCCAACTATGATTACCTTGTGTGGATAGACGCCGACGCATTTTTCTATTTTCATTCCACTAGCATTATAGACATGATCAAAACTACCCCACAAACAGATTTCATATTTAGTCGCGATATTGGGAACGGCAATATTAATACCGGAATCTTCGTCGTCAAGAACACCGACTACTCCTATATGTTTTTAAGCAAGTGGGCATACGACGAAGAGTTGTACAACACAAACCCTTACCCTAAATGGTGGGACCAAGGCGTGCTTATCGGAATGATTGGCAATAATGCCATAGATATTCAAACACATTGTGTGACATACGATTACGGTGTACTCCAGCACTTTTTCAAGCACGAAATCCAATCCTACAAGATAAAGCCGTTTATCATGCATCTTGCAAGTTGGAGCTATAATGACCGAGTACATACTGCCAAAATGTATTTGAACCTACTCAAAACGAATTCAAACGTTAGTATATGTTAACAACAACATAGAATGTCTCTTCGGAATAAAAGTCTTCACTCCGGCAGACGGTACGAACTCTTTATTTTACAACGGCTGCGTAGTTTCCGAGTACATGATCGCAATCTAGGTGTCCGTGAAAATACGGCTGGAGCCGGACATGGTAACGATATTGGGGTCATATACCAAGAACAGAATGTCGGCATCGAAGTGAAAAACAAGGGCGGATTTGAAGGTGGAGGCTCAAAACTCGAGCATAATAAGGACCGATGGGAAACGGAGTCATTCCTGAAACCCGTGATTGACATTGTGAATCCATATGACGGACGTATTCCGTCATGTCTTGCCGGGACAGATCGTTCACTCGCTACCTGGAACAAGGAAAAGAAAGAGTTCCCGGATATGTATGTTGATATGCCCAATACCAGCATTTCAGATTATTATCGTGCAAAAGGGAGCCAGTATATCCAAATTGAAGGTAAGGGTTTGTACCATACGGGCGAGGACCCGATGAATCTCGGTGTTCCACTATTTAGTGTAAGCACTCGTTTGCGCATTCGTCTTACGAAACATAAGAAAAAGGGCGTGCCGACCGATATGACGGCTGCACTCGTGTTCAAGCGCCGCGATCTCATGAAATCCACGTTCTGTTTCCAAACGAACCTGCCTTCGTCTATTCAGATGATGGAGGTGGCAGAATAATTATCTCTGAAGAGTCTTTAGATGTATTCATTCCGTACTTCCATGATGCCTTGAAAATACGGCAGTTGGAATACAGGTTGCGAACGTATTCGCAATCGTTGTAACTCACAATCCAGTCAGTACGCTTTTTGATTTCTTGAGCAAATAGTTCGTGATTGAATGCTTCGTGCATATCTCCGTCTTTTCCGTACATGTAGTTCGTAATGTAGTATGGCGGATCGGCATACACGACTGTATCTTGCTTTTCCGGATGTTCGTTCAGAAATTCCACACAATCTACATTAGAGAACGTTACATTATCCAATGTTACGTTCGCCAATGTCCTCACAGCTGACTCGTTCAATCGACCTTCAGCTGCTTGCGTCGAGTACCCTCCACAGAACGTTGAACCGCTGAACGAGCATCGGTTAATAATGTAGTATGCGGACGCAACCTCCATATCGTCCGCGATCTCATAAATTGTCCGCCTCAATTGCCCAAACAGTTCTTTGGATACTGGCATACGTCTCCGAACACTTTCCGCAAGTTCTCCCGGAGTGTGTTTAGCCATTAGCCAGAACTTGTACAGAGGACTGAACTTGTCGTTCGCAAAGACAGTGTACCCCCTATCCTTCAAATACAATTCAAAGCTTCCTCCTCCAAAGAACGGAGATATAAGCGTTCGCTTTTCTGGATAGTACGTTTCAATGTACCGATTTAGAATTGGAATGGCTCTGGTTTTTCCGCCGGGGTACCGTAATGGTGATTTCGTGGGCATTACCTTTTCAAGTACTGGACTTTTAATTTAGGCATTCGTTTTCCAATTTTAAAACGAAATTGAGTTTGTCAATATGACTAACTCTAACAAAATGAACGACGTTTACCAAACTACGATTACAATTGGACGGAAGCAGAACTGTGAGTTCTTCAATCTGACGCTTGATGGTGTACTTGAAGCTGTATTGTACGAACTCCTGGAGCGCCACGCGATCCATGAGGACCCGTTAGTGAATCTTACTCAGCAAGAAGTTATAGACAAGGTTCTTGATGAGTACGGGCGTCCGTCCACACACACCAAGATCAATTTCAATGGAGAGTATATGGTGGTAGAGACATGGCTGAGGTATGTAGGTAAGTAACAGAAAAACGGATTCAAGTGGGGTGAATAGCCCATTTTTCATACATACGATTAAGATGGTTTACGCCAAGGAGAACATGATCGCCAAGCTCATGAAGCTTATTCCAAACGAAGACGAGTTTGATCGTATGACCGACCTTCGTCCCGATCATTATGAAGCGATGCAGAATGACAAGCCTGAGTTTCCGTATTCGCAAGAAGAGGTTGCAAAGATGACCAAGGAGGAGTACAGGGCTGCGTTTATCAAGTGGGAATGCGAGACAGCAGATCACTACGTTCACTTCCGATTCAGCTATGAAAAGTTTGTAGATTGGAATATTACGTGTCTGAATCTGATGGACGATGACGAACTGGAACATTTGGGCTGGCTGTGCGATGCGATTGGGCAGTCCAAGGTTCGCAATATGGACATGGAGTGCTGCTCTGAATTTAAAACCCAAGGACTTTACTTCAACCAAGATACGGTGCTCGTTATTTACAACGGGCGCTGAACACAAAGTAAAAACGAATTTTATTCGGGTGAATAGCCCATTTTTCATATAAGTACGTTACAATGAGCGACTCTCGTGAGATTGCGATTGATAAGATCATGAAGCTCGTTCCTTGTAAGGGTCAGTTTGAACGTATGTTTGACCTTTCGCCCCGCGAGATGAAAGAGATTGTTAGCATGAAGCCAAAGTTTCCGTATACGCGGGAACAGGTGGATGATATGAACTATGAGGAGTTCTGCGAGGCATTTGCCAAGTGGGACCACGATAGGTACGGGTACGGTGTCCCAATCGTTGATGAAATGGACGAGGAGACTATGTACCAGAAGTTCCGCGACTGGAACTTGAAGTGCCTCAATAGGATGTGCGAAGACGAGTTTGAACATTTGGAGTGGCTGTGCGATCGCATCGCCAACAAGAAGGTCCGCAATTTGGACATGGAGGACTGCGGTGAATTTCTCACCGAGGGGATTTACTTCAACAAGGACAAGCACCTCGTGATTTACAACGGGCGCTGAACGAAACCAAAAACGAATTTAATAAGGGTGAATAACCCATTTTTCATACAAGATGGGTTGGCGTTACGTTCTCGTGAACCATACGCTGAAGGTCATTGAAGACACTGGATTAGAAAACGTGTGGGACATGATGAATTTCCTTATCAAGGAACGTGGATGGACCTTGACCGATAAGGTTGATATGCTCTATGAAGAGAACTATTGGGACGAGATTGGAAAGTACGTCAAGAGCGGATATAAGAGCCATTACGATGTCTGGGCGTTTAACTAACCAAAAACGAATTTAATAAGGGTGAATAACCCATTTTCCAATTAACAAGATGGGAGGACAGTCTGCGTTTGGGTTTTACGATCCTGATGCCAAGCTGGTATCCTATTATTTCATGGGCGACTCGGCGATGAACGATATTAAGACGCTTCTCAAAGAGCCGTACAACGTTCTCTATGATTGTGCACAACCCCTGATTCAGGGCAATTGTCTTCTTGACGAATTCAAGAGCCGCGAGTTTCAGGACGAGCACGATCTTGTAGCTGCCGTCTTGATTCTTCCCGACTCGTTTGTGGCATATGAAGTCGAAACGATCGTGATCTACAAGAGGCGGAAGGAGTGAATGAAATTTTCAAAAACGGATTCTGTTGGAAACAACTATCTGTTTTTCATTGAAAGTAAGATGCCTAGCTCCGAGAACGTACAGACCACTATTTCTGGACTTGATGATCAGTTCGCTGGTCGTATTGGAGATGACACGTATGATTCAACCAAGACTATTCATATTCATCGTAGGAACCGCGCATATGTGTGGAACCACGAGATGCGAATGAAGTGCCTAGATAGTATTCTGAAGGGATATTACATTCCTCCAATCATCTGCAGCACCCGTACCGTAAATGGTCGGGAGATCAGAGAGGTTATGGAGGGCGGTAATCGCATCACTACATTCCGCCGGATTCTCGAGAACAAGGTTCGCGAGCTTACGGATGCAGAGCGCCGACTTATTGATCGCTTCCCCATAACACTTGTTGTTATGCGGGATCTCAATTCTAAAGATCAGCGCGATATGTTCCGTCGTCTGAACAAGAATGTTCGGGTGACTGATGGACAGCTTTACGCTATGTCAGAAGACGATTCTCCTCTTGTACAAGAGGCAGTCGCACTTCTGAATGACGATGTGTACCCTCTTCGCCAGCGAATTACGGAGACTTTCTTCGATACTCGCGAGGTTAAGGATGATGGAAAGAAGAATCTAGCTGCTGCGGTGGCGATTGTGTCTGGTTGCATTCATGGACCTTATCATATTGTGAAGTCGTTTGACAAGCAAGAGGAGGTAGTGTCGAGGCAGGAAAATATTGATCGAATCAAGGTTATTGATACTCTGACTCGTGTTCTGGATATATTCAGACAAGCCGATGATATCGAGGAACTCACTGACGGACGTAAGCGTCGCGGTCAGTGGGCACTCGGTACCCGTATCGGTCCGATGTTATATGACATCCTAACCAACCCCGATACGGCGGCAATTCAGCTCAAGTGGGTGCAGTACCTTGTAAAGGTAAGGCGTGGTGTACCAGACAGTGAAGATGCTGTATATGTTAAGATGGCATCGCATCAGCTATGTCCTAACCTCTTCAAGAAGATCAGCACTAAGGTGAAGATCTATGTTGAGCAAAATCGTCTGGCGACAGATGAAGAGCTGCAGAATGTAGTTCACGACAATGTAATTGACGACGAGTCCGCTGACGATCCTGACGACGAGTAAACTTTATAAAAACGAATCTAATTAGGGCGAACAGCCCGTTTTTCAATCAAGATGACGATGATATACGTTTTGAAACTTCAGAATGGAAACTACTATGTCGGTAAATCCGACAATCATGAGAAGCGATTCTTGGAACACATAAGTGGTTCAGGAAGTGCTTGGACTCGCAAGTATCCGCCAGTGTCTCTTCACAAAGTCTTCAAGATGAAGAGTCCTTTAGATGAAGACCACAAAGTCAAGAAGCTGATGCTGAAGCACGGCATTGATTCGGTACGTGGTGGGTCGTACAGCTCTATCAGTCTGAGCGATGAGCAAAAAAGGGCTCTTAAGAAGGAGTTCTGGAGTGCCAAGAATGTGTGTCTTCAGTGTGGTAGAGATAGTCATTGGGTAGAAGATTGCCACGCCTCAACTGATATTGACGGGGACGTAATAGACGGATACATTGTTTGGGAGTGTGATTATTGTGACGAAGAGTTTGAAGATAAGGATGATTGCGCGAGGCACGAAAAAAAGTGTAAGTACAGTGGCCAACTTATGGCATGTCAAATATGTGAAAAGAGGTTTGCTAGCATTGCTGAATGTAGGAACCATAATTGTCACGATAATCGCCCTAAAGCATCCGTAACGTGTTATCGTTGCGGATACCATGGTCACTATTCTACGAGCTGTTATGCATCTTATCATATACGAGGTTACCCTCTTTAATAAAATCAAAAACGAATTCAATTAGGGTTAATAGCCCATTTTTCAATTAAGTAAGATGTCTACTAAGAAGAAGACGGTACCAAAGGTACTGCGGGATCTTTCATGGTCAAAATGGATCGGTGAAGATATTGGCAAGTCAAAATGTTTCTGTTGCGAGGTCAACGAGATCAAGATGAGCAGTTTCCATTGCGGACATGTAGTTGCCGAAGTAAACGGTGGTAAGACGACGGTAGACAACATTCGCCCTATCTGTTCTGCATGCAACCTTTCTATGGGTTCCGAAAATCTTGATGAATTCAAGACTCGCTGTGGCTTCAACAAGCCTACCAATAGCAAGATTGAACCTAAGAAAGATGATATAGTAGCGTGGTACCCTGGAATTCTCCGGTCTGGAATTATTCCAACCCGTATTAAGTGGGTTCCAGGTACTAACTCTCTTGACTGCATGCGAGAGCTTCAGTCTGCTGGCTATATTTCAAATGATGGAATATGGCAACGCAGTTAACACGAAAACGAAAACACTTAGGGCGAATAGCCCGTTTTTCAATAGCAAATGAATTTTAAGACGACTGATGATTCAGTGTACTTAGTTATTTCTGCCAGATCTTTAGCCCAATATCCTGTTTGGAAAGGGAACCGTGTCATTGATATGTCCCACGTAGACCGTATTCGCGAAGGTCTGAAAGGTAATATTCCACTTCTTAACTCTAATCCCTTCCGTCTTGCTATGGTCAAGGATGAAGATGGAATTGAGCTGCGACACATTATTGACGGTCAACATCGCGCATTCCTGATCAAGGAATACTTCCAGCGCCCTGAAGCTACCGACTTCAACGTTCTTGTGGCTGGTAAACGGTTTGCGAACGAAGATGAAATCATCGATTACTTCAAGCTTATTAACACCACAAAATCTATTCCTTGGAGACAGGATCCAGTTCTCGTAGCGAATAATTACATTTCAGCTTTGATGAAACAGTTCAATACGGATCCCAAGTTTCCTTTAATTAGGTCAGGTAAAACTACACGTCCATTCATGTCCGCTGACAAGTTGCGCGAGGCTCTTATTTCCAAACATGTTCACGAATGGAAGAAAGGTCCTGTTGAGTTTGCTGAAGATTGTGTTACCAAAAACGAGGAGAAGACTGAAGGTTTGAAACTCAAAGCCGAACTTTCACAAATGGAGACTCGTGCACTACGGTACAACTTTGCTCTTGCTTTGGACGATAGCTTCGGGTGGATTTAACTTCACAAAACGAAAACACTTAGGGCGAATAGCCCATTTTTAACTATACGATGCTGATCAGACTATTCAGGTTCTTTTACCGTCCGTCGTCCCATAAAGTTATATTGGGACGATGGGGGTATCATTGGGACGTGAATAAACATATTCAGAAATATTACGAGTGAACTTACTTACTTCTTCTTATAACAGTTCTTGTACGGACGGCACGACGCCTTTTCCGTGAACCCCATAGTCTTGCACGTTTTCTTCATACAGTGAGCTTTCCCGAACTTCCGCGGCATCTTGAACTTTTTGTTCTTCCGCGTCTTCATTACTTTATAAACGGAAACGTTTAGAACGACTGGGTTTTTAATACTCTTTCAAGACAAACGCGCATGGATCCTGTATCAAAGACTGATCTCGTTGCGTTGCGCGCCCAGAAGAAGCTCGATGAGAAGAACGAGTTCATCGCCCGACTTATCAAGGACGTGTATGTGGTCGTCACTGCCCAAGCCAGGGATACAGATGGAAAGCATGTCCAGTGGTGCTTTGCGCGTTTCTCGAACTTGGCGGAGTTTCCGGATCTGAATGATGAAGTGGTCGCGCAGTTACAGACTTTGTTTCCAGGTTGCGATATCAAGTACATCTTACCAGCCGACGACTTAGATGGTCGTGCGTCACACATGATCACTGTAGATTGGCACTGAACAAAAACGAAAACAGTTAGAATGAGTAACTCTTTTTCAATTCAAATGAACATCTTCTTCTTGAGCCGAAAAACTCGGCAGTGTGCAAGGTGGCACTGCGATAAACACGTCGTCAAAATGATTTTGGAATCTACTCAACTGCTGTACACCGCCCACCACGAGAACGGAGGAACACACATGATTCAGGTATCTGCGCCTGTGTGTGCCTCTACTGGCAACCGAGGATACCGCTCAACTCACAAGAACCATCCTTCCGCAATTTGGACGCGCGAAAGTTTGGCACATTACTTCTGGCTCATTGCGTTAGCCAAAGATCTTGTACTGGAACACGAGTTTCGGTTTGCCCCAAAGAATCCCCATGCGTGTCTCGCACACTTGCTGTGGCTCGAACAGAATCCTCCCCCCGACCTTTTGGAAACAAGGTGGATCAGGGATCCGATTCCTGCCATGCCCGACGAGTACAAGTGTTCTGACTCTATGTTGTCCTACCGCAAGTACTACATGTATGCCAAGACACAGCTGTTATCATATACGAAACGACACATTCCCAACATGTTGTGAATGAAAACGGATTTGAGAATATCAAGTCCAACATTTTTCACTCGCAAGATGGCAACGTTCAAGGAAACTCTGCTTATGATATGGCTCGTTCTGTTCTCTATCATGTGCAGCATCGTATGGATGGATGCCAATGATAACCATGTTAGGTATTATACCCCAGAGTCAGCCTCTTATATTGTCGGGATGATGTTCTTTACTTCATCCCTCGCAGTATTTGCGGTTGGACTATTCTGTCTTGCAAACTAGCGCCCGAAAGGGCCATTTTTTTCTTGTGTTTGTTCGTCTCAAGGTGTGTGAGCATTTCCTTTTGACCTCTGTAGTGAATATCACATACCTTGCAATGTAAATCCACTTTTTGTTCAAAGTTAATGTGCGATTTGGACTGACAGTGTATTCTTAATGCGTGTGGGGAATCTAGTTGCTTATCACACTTTTGACATTTATTCCTGAATCTGTTCACACACACTTGTATTTTCTTTTCCATTTGGTCACACACATGTTCATAAGCTAAAAATTGTGTAGTTTTCCATCCTTTATTTTCTAAAAACGCCTCACCGCAAATACATACATACTTATTTTCATCAATACACTTGAGACCGCGAACACAAAACCCTTCAAACTCTGTAGACATATGAGAACTAGTATCTTGAAAGTCTTCTGTTCGGAATGTACCACACATACACGTATACCTACACATAGGGTCTAGTTTCCATCCTTTGGGTATTTCCATTATAATATGAATAGTTTATTTTTAGTAGTTTGTATGGGAGATATGTTTTCTCAATTCACATCCTCCCAAACACCCAGCAACAATTGAACAACTAAGTGGAATGACTTTGAGAATCAACTTCAAGTTTCTTCAAAATTGACTCTAATGGAAGAAGAGTCATGATAAACTCTGCCACAAATAGCTTTTCGGATTGAAATCTTTTACCACCCATCTTCTTCCTACGGGACGCATATTCATCCATATCCGCAGAATTCCAAACTTTTAAATACTCAATAAGCCTATCGCGATGTTCTTTTGGTTGACTATTGACGTATCCAACGATTCCGTCTTCCATTGTTCTTGTCGCGAGGAATTGCTTTAAATAGTGAAAAAACGAGCAGACGTGACAGTCTGCTCGTAGCGGTACCCTAACGTTTCCTGATACTAGCTATTGTTCCATAGTGTCACCTATAGTATCGTCACGAACCCCAAGCTATTTCCACCTCCTGCTTAAGATCATGCATACCCGATTTAACGCCGTATGCCCTGTTATCAAGATCGCCAATGAACTAGATCACAACACCTTTATCCGTTTAGGGAGCTACCCCAACAGACAAGCGTTGCACCTAGAACACTGCACGAGTCCCAAGATACATAGATTTGTAAAAACCAATTCCGTTTTCAATGAAAAATCGAGCTTTTCTTCTTTTTTTTGAATTTTGCTCTTTTGTGTTTTGTTTTGATGTTTTACATGAACTTAACCATGTCCGCCACCTCCTCGTCACGCTCCATGCGCGACGCGAACTGCTCCTTAAATACCTCGGGGCAGTCAGCGCAAGGAACGATGCGGTAGTAAGCCACCCGCTTCACCGTACCGTCGCCGTTCTCCAAACACACCCGCAAATGCGGATGCTTGACTACAGAATAGGTTCGACCCTTATCCGTAGTATATGTCCCATCGTCGTTTATCTCGGTCTCTCGTACCTGCCAGTCGTCGCCATACACTCCACAGTGTCGGCAGCGAGGCATCTTGTCGTTCGTTCGGTCTTTCGTAGGGGGTCGCACGGGTCTGTCGGTACAGGCGTGCGAGATTAATATCCTCGTTCCTGTCAACTCAGAATCCGTTTTTAGTTCGTCCAGAGCCGCTGCCCTCCGTCGGCGTTGTGCGTCGAGCGCGTTGGCGTGAGCCCGGGAAGGGTTGGCGGAACGGGGCGACGAGAGGGCGATAATGGGCGAAAAGAGGGCGAAAAGAGGGCGATAATGGGACCTGGTAGGACCTGGTAGGACCTTTTTCGCGACCTATAGTGAATTTTTGGGGGGTGGGTCGAAAGCTGGCGCGCGCCTTTTTGTCGGAGTCTACTATTGAAT